GTAAATCATCATATGGTGACCCTTCAACAATCACACATTTTGACGAGAAGTAATATGAGAGATTTACTAGAAACATACAAACAAATGCATTTAGATGAGATTCAACAAAAAGAAGTTGACTCACTAAAAAGACTATCTAAAGATATGCAAGCAGTTCTAAAAGGTTATCAGAAGATTGCACGTATGGGTGACAAAGAACTTACGAACATGAAATACAATAAAGATTATGAAGCTGTTCTTAAGGCAAGAGACGTTATCTTGACACTCATTGGTAAAGTAAACACTCAAAAGATTCTTAACAAAGAAGAGACAGTAAAGGACTTAGACGAAGCACCAAAGATGAAGAAAATTTCTATCTATGGTTCAGAAATATCAGGACTAAAACGTTCCAATGGAAGTAAACTAGGAACGTATACTGCTAAACCTGTAATTCTTAAAGGTAAGTTAGCATTCAGAGTCCAAGATGACAGTGGTTCATTTGAAACACTTGACCTTAAATCTTTTGCAAAAATGTACGGATAGACATGAAAAAAGAAAAGAAAACAATGACTGTACAAGAAGTAGAAAAACTTATGACTACTGATGCACGATTTAAAGTTTTCAAAGAGAAGTTAAAAAAACTTGGTTATGTTAAGAAGAACATGGCAGAAGTTAGACAGATTATGGAAATAATCTCAGACTTCGGTATGATGTCAGATGCTGGTAACAAAAAGATTGCACGTGCAGTATCACAGTCAAAAAACGAAAAAGATTTAAGAGCTAAAATCCTTAAGATATCTACAATGGCAAAGGGTAAGTATGCTGAGGCAGATGAGGATGAAGTTATTAATAGAGCTTTAGATGCTTTACAATCAAAAGCAAAAGGAGTACAGAACAGACCCGATGCATCAATGTTGATGCAACTTAGAAAGTTTAAAGACGGTACTAAGGACGGAGAAGTAAGAACAGATGACATGAAAAAGACTAAAGTCAGTAATGTAGATGCAGTCAAAGTTCATGACACTTTAATGAAGGTTAGAGCACCTGTTCGTACTAAATACTTACAACTATTACAAAAGGATACAAAGTCATTCAATAAAGCATTTAACGCTATATTGAGAGTATCCAAATCAAATTAGGAGAATAAAAATGGCACTATGGGGAGTATCAGACGCAGACGAAAGTAAACCAAAATATCTTTCAGATGCAGACAAGAAAAACTGTATAGCTAAACCTGAGGGTTGGGTTCTTAAGAAAGCAGTTGGTTCAAGAAATCTAGAAGAGATTCTTGTTGCAACTGGAGCAGACCTTGCCGTTGGAATTGGCCAAGCAGATATTACAAACATCGAATTTGTATCAACAGCATTCGATAAATCAGAAGGTGGAACACTATCTGTTAAAGTTATATTCAATGAGAATGTAACTGTCAGTGGAACACCAACATTAACAGTTGTTAATGACCAAAGAACAAACCACACATTATCATATGCAAGTGGTTCAACATCTAACGAACTTGTATTCAACCTTGCAATCGGAGCTGCAAATGCAGCGACAAACGCAGGTGACGAATTAAGTATTGGTGCAAACACAATGAACTTAAGTGGTGGAACAGTTGTTGACACAGCAGGTGGTGGTAACGCAACAATCACAAACAGTGGTGCAATAGGAACAGCTGCTGGAACTATAACAGTAGTTGCATAATTATGAAAAATTTTAAAGAATACATTTCTGAAAACATGGTAGGATATCAAGGTGCGGGGTTATCTTCGCACAAGGTTCCTCATGACTTAGAAGACTCAGATGTAAAAAACACCATCAATGCAATTCTAGGACACACTGCAGTGTCAGAATTCTTGAATCCAAAAGCTGCAATTGCACAAATCGAAGCAAAACTTGCACTGTTAGGATTAAACAGAGAAGAAGTTGTATCTGATGACCCACGAGTAGATGGGACTGAAGGTGACGAACTAACTGAAAACGGTGAGTTTGAGATTCCTTTTTCACGATATGGAAACATCATCGGTAAAACTGTAGACACACCTATCGATGAACTAGAAACAGAGTCAGTCATCTACAACGTTAAAGTAAAGTACGAGCAATTAGAGAACGGTACATACAAAGTTTACGGTAGTTTAGTATAATTCTCTGTTGAGGATTGTACTAAATATAATTACATTATGAGTCTTTTTGATAAATTAACAGTGAAGAATTTCAGTGCTTTCGCAATGAAGCACTACGATGACCCTCAGTGTGAGAGTCTAGATGATTTTCAGGATGATTTAAGAAGATTCAGATATCTTAAACGATTACTATATCGTTATCACGAGTTTGGTGAGTCTAGAGAAAGACTCATGTTAAATCACATCATTTGTCTCTTCAATGTATTCGGATATGATGCTTGTATGAGAATGTTAGAATTCAAAATCAACGAAGATTCATACTGGTCAACTATAAAAACATTACTTCTTTATATGGAATACGTTAGAGAAGACTGGAGACCCGAAATACCAATAGACGGTATACTGGTAAATAAACTTAGAGAACTATAATGCCAAATAGAATGATAGACTCACTAATAGTTTTCAGAATACTGAAGATGTTAGTAACACCCTTTAAGAAGACACAGGCATATAGGTTTGGATTTATTGATGAGAAAGGAAATAGAATAAAGACACTACCCGACCCCACAAATCCACAAATAAAAATCGAGAACAACCCGAAGACGGGTGAAGAAAAGAATTCATTAACACCACTACATAGATTGGTGTTCAACCTAAAGAAACTGATAGAGAAAGTTCCTTTTGGTAAATCACAATTAGCTTCCTATGCAGTTGCACTTGCACTGTTAAAGGAACACTTTGAATTAGACGACATACAGGCAGATATCCTGTGTGAAGATTTTTATAGACACCTCAAAGATACAGAGGCATTAACCCCCGAGACAATCGCAGAAGGGGTCGAGGTTGGTAAACTAAACCTAGGTTCTTACAAGTTAAGAAGACAGTTGAAACAGAACGAAGATGTAGATTCATATAGTTTTATAGTCTATCCTGAGAAGACAGACATAGAAGTAGTTGCAGAACACTCCATAGTGTATGGACTAAGTGTATATGTCGGTTTCATCGGAGAAGAAAGAGTATTGGTAACAGAAGATGATGTTTACTGAGAGTAAAGATTGGGACAATATATCTTACGATAAGAAAGAGAATCTCAAACAACCTAAGTATGAAAATATAGAGTTGTTTGATGATAACTGGAAAGACATAAAGTTACCCGAACCCCCAAAGAACAGTTCACCTGAGTGTCTACAAGACTTCAAAAGAACTAAACGTACATCTCTAAATGTTACAGAAGAACAAAAAGAACAGTATAAATTGTGTGACGAAGATTCATCACACTTCATCAAGAAATATCTTGATGACAATAATCTTGAATACGAAGACGATAGAATAGAATACATTGAACAACAATGTGTACCCATCGTCAGACACTTCAAGATGCACTACAATAGAATTCGTCCATATCAATTTGCAAAGTTGATAAACGATGAGTATGAAAGATTTGTGACAGACACTGCAAAGACACCATCATACCCATCAGGACACACAGTACAACCCTATGTTGTTGCACTATACTATGGAGGTCAGTATCCCGACCATAAGGAAGGGTTACTAAAGGGAGCAGATATATGTGCATATGGTAGGGTTCTCGCAGGGTTACATTATGTAACCGACTACAAAGCTGGCATAACACTCGCAGAAGGGTTATACGACCATATGGTACCCGAGGTGTTTGATGAAGATGCACCTATCAACTCTACAGGGGCAGCTGTTTCGACAGACAAACCTGTAGTGAGACGTAAGAAACATTCTGTAGACAACAGAATATTTAAATTAATGACAAGAAACCCCTTGCAAAAAGTGGTTGCAGAAGGTATAATAGATGATACACTTTTGAAATTGGATTTGGATAGAGGACGAGAGGTTGTCCTTGAAAACAGTCTCACAAAAGAAATAGAAATTATATCGTATGCAAGGAAGTCTTAAACATCTTAACTGGTTAGCACTAGGTACTGCAATAGGTATCGCAGGGATAGCTGCATGGTTCTCAGTATTGGGACTTGCAACTATGTTCAGTGGTGCATGGTTGTCCGTGGTAATCATGGCAGGGTCTTTAGAATTTGGTAAGTTAGTAACTGCAGCTTATCTACACTTGCAGTGGGATAGATTAAATTACATGAAATACTATTTGACTACTGCAGTCGTAGTGTTAATGTTGATTACGTCATTGGGTATATTTGGGTTCCTTTCAAAAGCAAACATTGAGACAACACTTACGGGTGATTCGTATACACTTGAAATGTCTATCATAGACAAGAGAATAGAAAGTAAAGAATCACAACTTGCAAGACTAGAACAGAGAGTTACAACACTTGACCAAGTGATAGAAACTGCAAGACCTCAAGATAGAAATTACATCGATGGAAGACAAAGAGAAGAAAGACAACAGATTGCATCTGATGTTGACCTCATAATCGATGACATAGTAAAACTCAATGAAGATAAACTACCCCTTCAAAGACTAGAATTAGAACAGGAAGGTGAGATTGGCCCTATCAAGTATGTTGCAGAAGTAATATACGGACAAGAGAATGCCAAAGACTATCTAGACAATGCAGTAAGGTGGGTCATATATGCAATTATATTTGTGTTTGACCCTCTTGCAGTATTATTACTCATAACTGCAACAGGATTACTTGCAAATCCAGCAGGTTCACACCCAAGACCCGTAATCAAGAAAAAAACCTCATTATTAGTACCAAAAGAAAGAATAAGTGACTTTACAAAAAACAGTTAATCTGTTATACTTAATATATTATGACATTGTGGTTAGAGAGAAAATACTTGAATATGGTTCTCGCTTATCTACCCAATAGTAAATGGAAGAATGATACATTACTAAACCATTCTTGTCCTTACTGTGGTGATTCCGAGACAAATTCCTACAAAGCACGTGGTTATCACTTCGTGGTTGAACAATCGTATGTCTACAAATGTCACAATTGTGGTGTATCTAAGTCAAGTGTAAACTTCATAAAAGAGAACTTTGCAGAGACACACAAAGAGTATCTCAAAGAGTGGTTGAAGGAAACAGGACGTGGTAAAAAAAGACCACAAAAAATGTTACCAAGTCACAAATTTAGGTTCACTCCACAAACTAATCTTCTAAATACTACTGTCCACAAAATATGTGAAGACGCATGGAAGGTCGATGTATCTTCAAAGTATCTATCTGATAGGATGATACCCGAGACAAGTGAAATATACTATATCGATAGTAGTCAAAAACTTGCAGAGGTACACCCCAAATACAAAGATAGGGTACTAGGTTCAGACCCTAGAGTAGTGTTACCATTCTATAAAGATGGTAAACTCATAGGACTCACTGGACGTGCAACAAATGACAGTAAACTCAGATACCTCACCATGAGGTTTGATGAGGAGACCCCGTTAATATACAACATTGACAAAGTGGACACAAAGAAGACAGTCTTCGTAACAGAAGGCCCGATAGATAGTCTTTTCCTACCAAACAGTATTGCTGTAGGTGGTAGTGATTTTACTAAACTAGATAATAAATTGAAGAATAATGCAATCCTAATATATGACAACGAACCACGCAATACACAAATCCTAAAGAAGATAAACTCAGTCATTGATGATGGGTGGAGTGTGTGCATTTGGAATACTAAACAAGTCAAGGGATTAAAGGACATCAATGATATGGTGAGAGGTGGATTGAGTGTTGACCAAATTGTAGAAACAATAAAGAACAACACACATTCGGGATTACAGGCAAAATTGAAACTGAAGGAGTATAAATGTTAGAGGGGTTGGTATTTGGAATTATTGATAATGGAGTGTTAGCTGCATGTGCAATATTAGGAATAGATATAGATAAAAAATTAAGTGGTAATGGAGTAAACGGTGCATTATTTGGTGCAATGTTAGGAAATGCATTATCTGATGGACTAGGTGGGATTGTAGACTTCCCACTATGGATGACATTAAATATAGTAGTAGGATGTTTAATAGTAATACCCGTGGTTTGGTGTTACCTTAAGTGGAGTGGGAAATGAATGACCAGTTAAAAGTAATAAAAAGAAGTGGTAAGACCACACCAATTGAACTAGATAAAATACACAAAATGGTTGAAGCTGCAACCAAGAACATTACAGGTGTATCAGAGTCATTGATTGAAATGAACAGTGGACTACAATTCTTTGATGGCATCACAACAAATGACATTCAAAACATTCTAATCAAGTCTGCATCCGATTTGATATCATTAGACTCACCAAACTATCAACAAGTTGCATCAAGACTGTTACTGTTCTCTATTCAGAAAAGAGTTTTCGGTACTAAGTGGTCACATGACGACATCTATCCTACACTATCAGAGATGATAGACAAGAATATAGAGAGAGGTGTATACGATAAAAACATATTGAATTTCTACACTGTAGAAGAACTAGAGAAACTCAACGGTATGATTAGACACTCTAGAGACTTGAACTTCACATACGCAGGTCTAAGACAAGTAGTAGACAAATACCTATTACAAGATAGAAGTTCAGATGAAATGTATGAGACACCACAATTCATGTACATGTTGATTGCAATGACTCTATTCAAGGATTACGGAGGAGAACTAGGTGATAGGTTAGATACTGTACGTAGATATTATAATGCAATATCTAAATTTAAGATTAGTATTCCAACACCAATCATGGCAGGTGTAAGAACACCTTTGAAACAGTTTGCATCTTGTGTTCTAGTAGATACAGATGACACACTTGATTCTATTTTTAGTTCTGATATGGCAATCGGTAGATACGTTGCACAGAGAGCTGGTATTGGAATCAACGCAGGTCGAATCAGAGGTATTGGTACTAAGATTAGAGGAGGTGAGGTACAACACACAGGTGTAATACCTTTCCTAAAGAAATTTGAATCTACAGTAAGATGTTGTACACAGAATGGTGTACGTGGTGGTAGTGCAACAGTACACTTTCCTATATGGCACCAAGAAATAGAAGACATCTTAGTGTTGAAGAACAACAAAGGTACTGAAGACAACAGAGTCAGAAAATTAGACTATAGTATTCAGTTAAGTAAATTATTTTATGAGAGGTTTTTAAAGAATGAGAACATCAGTTTGTTTAGTCCTCATGATGTCCCTGGCTTGTACGAGTCATTTGGTACAGATGGGTTTGATGAGTTATACGAGAAGTACGAAAGAGCGTATTCTATCCCTAAGACAACAGTAAGTGCAAGAGACTTGTTTGGTAGTATGTTGAAAGAACGTGCAGAGACAGGTAGAATATACATCATGAACATAGACCATAGTAATACACACTCATCATTTACTGATAAAGTAAACATGAGTAATCTATGTCAAGAGATTACACTACCAACAGACCCTATCCAACATATCGATGGTAAGGGTGAGATTGCATTGTGTATTTTAAGTGCAATCAACGTAGGTATTGTCAAAGAAGAAGAGATGGAAGAGTTGTGTGACCTTGCAGTCAGAGGACTAGAAGAGTTGATTAACTATCAAGAGTATCCTGTACCAGCTGCAGAGAGGTCAACACTTGCACGTAGGTCATTGGGTATAGGTTACATTGGTCTTGCACACTTCCTTGCAAAGAACAAGGTAAAGTATGAAGACCCCGAAGCATGGAGACTTGTACATGATTTGACAGAGTCATTCCAGTACAATCTATTGAAGTCATCTAATAACCTTGCAAAAGTCAAGGGTGCATGTGATTACTATGATAGAACAAAATACAGTCAAGGACTACTACCTATCGACACATACAAGAAAGAGGTAGACGAATTGGTCAAACCAGTATATAAACAAGACTGGGACAAACTAAGAAAGGATATCAAAGAACATGGTCTAAGACACAGTACACTCACTGCACAGATGCCTTCTGAGAGTTCCTCAGTAGTGTCTAATGCAACCAATGGGGTAGAACCACCTAGAGACCACTTAAGTGTTAAGAAGAGTAAGAAAGGCCCTCTTAAACAGATTGTACCTCAATATGCAGTGTTAAAGAACTTTTACACACTCTTATGGGACATGAAAGATAACAACGGATATATCAATATTGTTGCAGTAATGCAGAAGTTCTTTGACCAAGGAATCAGTGGTAACTGGTCGTATAATCCCGAGAACTATGAAAATAATGAAGTTCCTGTGTCTGTTATGGCAAGAGACTTACTTAATACATATAAATATGGGTGGAAGACTTCATACTATCAGAACACCATGGATGGTAAAACTGATGAGGTTGAGATTGTAGATGAGAACTCTGCAATGAATGAATATATACCCCCGATGATAGATACGGCAGGTGGTGATGAGGAGGACTGTGACGCATGCGCGATATAAGTAAAGCAGACTTTACAATAGATTCAAAGTATTCTAACGGTAAACCGTCTCCAACACAATATGTAACTAAAGATGGATTACAATTCATGAGTAATGGGTATGTTGTTCTTAAGAACTTTATACCAAAAGACGTTATTCAAATGGTGAAGTCTACATGGACTAGATGGGAGAACAGTCACCAAATCAACACAAGTATCCCTAAACATGTAGAATATGATACAGGGTCTAATTCACCCCGTGATACACATAACACTTCAGAGTCACCTTTGGACAATGCACCATGGGCAACTGCACTTCAAGACTGGGCAACACCCAAATTAGAAGAGGTGTTAGGTATCGACTTAGTCAGAACTTATGCATATTCACGTAAGTATCATCGTAATGGATATATGAAAGTACACTCTGATAGACCAGCATGTGAGATTAGTTTCACTGCACCCATGGATTTTAAAACTGATTTTGGTAAACCATGGAATATATGGGTAGATGGTAGAGTAAATGCATTGAACGATGACCAACTCAGAGAACAATATTCAACAGAAGGTATGACAGAGTCAGGTTTAGGATTAAGACATGAGGATGTAGTGTGGAAAAACACTCAAGGTCTATCAATAAACAAAAGAAAACAGATAAAAGGTTTGGTACCCATATCACTAGAAGTGGGAGATGTGATGGTGTATCAAGGGCCAAATGTATTTCATTGGAGAGACAGATTAGTAGGAGATTACTCGTATCATATATTTTGTCATTGGGTAAATGAAAACGGTAAAGTATATCAGATGGCACCCCAAGTCAAGTATGATGGTAGGGACAGTTTCTATGAAGACTACAGTAGACAGTCAGAAGATAGGAAAATATATGTGTCTAAGTTAGAAGTGCAACCCGAGTTTGCACACATACCAAACGACTATCCGATTAGTTTTCCAAACACTACACTAAAAAGTAAATGTAACCCCCCACACGACACACACGCAGAGGTAAAAGAAATTGACAATATTCAACAGAAATAAGGTAGACTTCACAAAGGAGAAGATGTTCTTTGGTGAACCATTGAACACACAAAGATTTGACGAGTTCAAATATCCAGTATTTGATAAACTAACACAAACACAGTTAGGATACTTTTGGAGACCCGAAGAGGTGTCTCTACAGAAAGATAGAAATGACTTTCAATCACTAAATGAAGCACAGAAACATATCTTTACATCAAACTTAAGATATCAAACATTACTAGATTCAGTACAGGGTAGAGGCCCTGCTATTGCATTCTTACCATTTGTTACACTTCCCGAGTTGGAGGGTGCAATGGTGACATGGGACTTTATGGAAACTATCCATTCACGTTCTTACACTCACATGGTAAAGAATCTATATGCAAATCCAAGTGAAGTATTTGACACTATCGTAGATGAACCTGCTATCCTAAAACGTGCAGAGGCAGTTACAGAAAGATATGACAAGTTTATCGAGATTGGTAGACGTAAATTACTAGGTCTTAAAGTAGATGAGTATGAGTTATACAAAGCATTGTACCTTGCAATGATGTCAGTGAACATCTTAGAGGGTATCAGATTCTATGTGTCGTTTGCATGTACATTTGGATTCGGTGAACTCAAACTAATGGAAGGGAGTGCAAAGATTATATCATTCATTGCAAGGGATGAAGCACAACATCTTGCAGTGTCTACACACATCATCAAGAACTGGCAGAAACATGAGAACGACAAGATTATGACTAAGGTCATAAAAGACACTGAAGAAGAAGTGTATAAAATGTTCAGAGATGCAGTCGACCAAGAGAAAGAGTGGGCAGAGTTCTTATTCGAGAAGGGAAGTATGATTGGTCTATCTGCACCATTGTTAGGTAAATACGTAGAGTGGATTGCAAATAGAAGACTTAAGGGAATAGGTTTAAAACCTATATATGATATACCAGCAACAACTAATCCACTACCATGGACAGAACACTGGTTGAGAAGTAAATCATTACAGAATGCACCACAAGAGACAGAGATTGAGTCTTATGTAATTGGTGGAATAAAACGAGATGTCAGTGATGACACATTTAAGGACTTTACACTATGAAAGGATATATATTTAGTATTTGTTTAATGATGGTTGGGACTATTGCATTAGCATACAACAACCTAGAATACAGTGGTTACCCACGAAACACTTCATGTACAGGAGAATGTTATGAAGAGTATGTTTCTATATACGGTACACCATCAGAGATAGAACGTGCAAAACAAGAACTTGCATCTGCAGATGAATTTAGTTCTATCAGAAGTTTATGGGCAGGTTGTGCAGCTTGTCATGGAATGGAGGGACAAGGTATGGCAGTCTTTCCAAAACTTGCAGGTCGGTCATCTGATTACATAGTAGATAGATTGACGACTTATAAGAACAGGGGTACCGTAGGTGCAATGAGTTCCACAATGTGGGCCCAGGCAGCTATGTTATCAGAAGAAGAAATTGACACTATTGGTAGGTTCATAGGAGAAACCTTGAACGACTGATAAGGAGAATAGTATGACATGGTATGACATTTTTTGGGGTAAAGAAGAAGACATAGTAAAGAAACACATCGAAGAGAATCCCGATGCAGACCCCGAAGAACTCACGATAGATAATGCATATAGGACAAGATGGGTGTGGTATCACACTATCTTAGGATTGTTATTACTATTTACAAACTTATTTTTATTTGGTATTTTTTTACTACTAGCTTTTAAATTCTAATGCAAGTATTACTTTACGTAGATGATAGTGCAATGTCCATGAGGTCAGAACACTTGACAAAGACACTAGACATATCGGAACATGAAGTCCGAGTGTATCGTTTAGGTGAAGACTTTAGACTTGCACAGGATGTGTTAAAGAAATATAACAGAAAAGAACTACCCGTCATGTTAATTGACGGTAAACCCAAATCATGGGACAATTTTGTATCCATGGTATTGCCAGATATGGAGATAGATAATGGCTGATAATCAAAATCTAGATATAGTATGTTCAGAGTGTGAAGGACAATTTCAAGTTAAACATAACATGGAAGGATTAGAATATGAACCAATGTTTTGCATCTTCTGTGGTTACACACTACATGACGATGACATAGAAGAAAAATGATAGAAGTCACCGACACTGCAATTCAGAAACTAGTAGAACGTAATGTTCCTAGAATCAGACTTGGTGTGACAGGTGGTGGTTGTGCTGGATATGAATATATCTTTGCAGAAGACATCTTAAGAGAAGGGGATGAAGTAATTGATTACGGTAAGTTCTCCTTTGTCATAGACGAAAACAGTCGACCATTCTTAAATGGTATGACTTTAGATTACGTCAAAGAAGGGTTAAACGAGTTTTTTAAATTCCTAAACCCAAATGAACAGTCTGCATGTGGTTGTGGTGTCAGTGTACAATTTAAGTCATGAAAGAAGAAAGATTTGAATATGGTATCCGTTTAACTAATTTTTTTCCACAAGATATTCTAGAAGGTTTACTTGAGATTATTCAAAACCCACCCAAACCCGACCAACTAAAGACAGTTCCCTTAACTAAGATTATTGATGGTCAAAACAGACCATGTAGTGACCAGTTAGGTGTATACCATAAGGAACGTTACCCTATCATACAGTCTGCACATGATTTCGCTACAGACTATTTTCAAAACCATGAAGAAAGTATCATGGTCAAACATGATAGGGGTGAGTCACACTACACAATTAATGGTGAGTTACAAACAACACCACCTCATTGCAGATATGGAGTGCATCAAGACACTCCAAGAAAACTACATACACTTATTATATACTTACATCCTACTGATGGTGACGGAACACTATTTTTTGATGAGATGAACCCACAAAAGACTAGAGGTATAGGAGGTCAACAAGACCCATGGTCAGTCAATTGTGGTTATTGGATGGGTATAGACGGGGAAAGACCCTTTCATTCTTATCGTAATGATACGGATGAAACAAGGTGGATATTCATGTGTAATCTAAGTAAAATAACCAAGATTCCACTTGACAATGGGTAGTGTTTTCTGTTATTATAACAGTATGGAAAAAGAAATGAAAAACGTGAAAAGAATCTTTCTAGATATGGATGGAGTACTTGCAGACTTCCTCAGTGGAGTTGCAAAACCCGAGATGATTGGTCATGCATTGACTAATGATGCATATGGTCACAATGAGTACGACCTAAGAAAGGAAGAACTAACAAACAAAAGACTGTTTGCAAAACTAGAACCTATGAGTGACATGTATGACTTGATTGCATATGTCAAACACTGTGAATTACCGTGGGAGATACTAACTGCAGCTGGTAAGGTCAACAGAGAACTAGTTGTCTATGACAAGAACGAGTGGATTAGAAAACATGTTGACCCTTGTGTGGTAGTTACTTGCACTATGGGTGGTAAACAGAAAGCTGCATTTGCAAACAAGGGTTATGTACTTGTTGATGATAGACTAGAGAACATCGAGGCATGGGAGAAAGCAGGAGGAATCGGTATCCTTCACACCACTGCAGAAAGAACAATCGACAAACTAAAAGACCTAAGAAAAGAAGTATAAATACTCATATGGATAAATTATGGATATGGGTGAAGAGTCTTTTTGCAACCCGATATAAGATAACAGTATCGTTTAATTCCGAGTATGGAGATAACGATGATAGAACTTATATAACAAAAAAGGTTCTCATTCAAAAGGAGAAACATCTCAAGTTTAGAGATGAGAATAACAAAGTGATAGAATATAGGTCATCATCGGGTTTGAACTATATCATAGAGGACGTATAAATGAATCAATTTTTCATTGCAATTATACTAGTACTAGGATTAGGTTCATGGTACTTATATAATGAGAATCAAACACTCACTGCAAACAACTATAAATTAGAAACTGCAGTCGAAGAACAGAAACAGACCATGGTTGCCCTACAAGAATCATATGAGAGACAGGGTAAAGCATTAGGTAACTTACAAAAACGAAATAACGAAATCGAGGCAGACAAAGCTAGGTATCTAGAGATATTCTCTAAACACAACTTTGATAAACTTGCATTAGTGAAGCCAGGGTTGATGGAAACCCGATTTAATAATGGAACTGCAGAAGTATTTAAGGAGATAGAGAATGACACTAAAGAACTTAGGAATTCTGATACTAACGACTAGTATCTTTACAGGGTGTTCTCTACTACCAACCAAACAAGTAGAGATTGTATCTAAACCATTAGAGATAGATATCATTCAACCCGAACTACCAAGACCTTTACAACTCACACCACCTAAATGGTTTGTGGTGTCTGAGGCACGTATAGTAAACCCTTGTATCAAGAGACTACAAGATGATGGTTCTATGAAGAGACCAAAGGAATGTATACAAGAAGACAGAGAGAATCCCGATTGGCCTCAAGGTTACACTTACCTTGATAGGTTCCTAGATACTATGAAGGAACAGAACAAAGGAGACATTGTATTTGTTGCAACGTCTGTAGGTGATTATAAAGTCATGTCAACAAACATGCAAGAACTAAGACGATACATCAGAGAACTGGGTGAAGTCGTTGTATACTATGAAGATGTAACTAAGAAAATTGAGGAAGAAACCAAATAATGTTACCTAGAAAACTAAAAGGAAATGACCGAGAACGTGTATTTGACAAAGATGTAAATCGTGAAAATGTCGACCGTTCTGTAACATTCATGGATGTTGAAAATCCACCTCTAGTAGAGGAGGGTGACAGAGAATATCTAAACAAGAGACAAGAACTTATCAAATCCTTAGATGTCGAACACGACATTCCAGCAGACACAGAAGATGGTCTTAGTCCATCAGTTGACGACCTCATGAAGATGAGAGAAAACCGACCTAAACCTCTAGGTGAAAAACCACCACATGCAGCTCAAGGTGAAGACCCTATGTTTGTTCCAATACTAGAGGGACAGAGACCATACCATGGTGAGTTGTTTCCAATATTCGAAACACCTATGTTTAAGGGTGTAATCGATGGTCTTGATAGAGAAGAAATCATAAATGATATCAGAGAATTGACTAAGGTTGTTGCAGAAACACATCCACGTGCAGATGAGTGTTACACCACATACTTCTCTAAGAAAGCACGTGCAATGATGTATCAGAAACAGTGGTTCAAAGACTTTGAGATGAACATCAAACAGACATATAGAGAATACATGGAACATGTGTGGGATGATTACATCGATGATACTGAACACGTTCATCTGTTTGCATGGGTCAATAGATATCAAGGTTCAAATCAACATCACTATCATATACACAATGGTTCTGCAATCAGTGGTACTTGGTACATCAAGTCAGATGAAGGTAATGACATGCCTATCAAATTTGTCAACCCACAATCACAGATGGCAATGAAGATGAACGAGTTGGAATATAGAGACAAGGAAATATCATTTGAGTCTTCTAAGTTACCATCTAACAAAGCATCATTACTTGGTACAGGTGGTTTTACACATGAGTTACACTTCCATCCTAAATGTATGGATTTCTTACTATGGCCTTCATGGTTATATCATGGGGTAGAGGGACAATCAGAAGAACACTTCAGTGATAACTATGAACGTATATCATTATCATTTAACTTAGCACACCATAATCCAAGACCTATCAACGAATCAGACAAATCATACGAACAGTTGATGTCAGAACATAATGAAGAACTTGAGGAGAAAAACAAGAAATCATGAGACAACCAGTAGACCTAGACAAACTGTTTCAATTTGCACCCGAATGGGATATAGATTGGGATAGAGAAAACAAGACAATAACCATAGATAACTTCTATGACGACCCCGATGCAATCTATGAGTGGTTGCAACAACAAGACTACCCTAAGTGGAAGTTCTTTGATGCAGACAAAACACGTAATGGTAAAGATTACGATGATTGTCGTTTGATAGTATCATGGTCATATGGTATGAAACAGAATACTGAGAACTACATGGGTAACATACTAGATACCTGTAGACGACACTTTTGGAAAGGACACTACAACTTTGACCAAGTGTTCGAGTTCAATTGTTTTAGGACACTCAAGTCATATCCAAACAATGTACAACACTTCCCTCACTTAGATGACGACATCAGAACACCCGATGAACAATCAGTTCTAAACATGATTATTTTCATGGACAGAGATGGTAATGGTGGTACAGATATCTATGAAGGTAACTTCCCCGATAATAAAGAACATGAGAATCTCATGTTTGAGTTTGACCCGATTCGTCATAAGACCATTAGAAAAATCAAACATAAGTTCAATCGTGCAGTCATCTTTGCTGGTAACAGAATGCATGGTGCAGTGATTGACGATTACGAACATTATAAGAACAACTGGAGATATAGTCAAGTGTACTTCTTGTATCCCGAGAGACGATACCACGATAGACAAAATGACAATGACCAACAAAGAGACGATTAGGTGTTACGTTTGTAACAACCCCCTCATCCGTGAAGAAATAAAGTATCACACTCCTATACAGAATGGAAGTATAAAAGTGTTTTGTGATGCATATTGCAGTGTAAAATATTATGAAGACATCAAGTGCAAAAGCCAAAGGTCGTAGACTACAACAGTGGTTTGCAAAAAAACTAGTAGAACACCTCGACCTAGACCCCGAAGATTTAGAATCAAGACCTATGGGTTCCCAAGGTGAAGACATTATTTTAGGAAAAATGTCTAGACAAATCTTTCCATATAGTGTAGAATGTAAGAATCAAGAGAAATTAAATGTTTGGGATGCATATACTCAAGCATGTGACAACAGTGGTGACTATGAACCTATTGTTGTCATGAAGAAGAATGGTAAGAAACCATTAGTAGTAATAGATGCAGAGAGGTTTTTAGATGTTTTACGTAAGACGTAACTATACAGACGAAGAGAAAGAGAAGATAGCTAATCTTCCACAATTCAATTCTGAACAGTTTGAATGGGGTACAGACCCACGTAGAATCAACTCGTATAGATGGGATGAGTTGTGTCTCCTATCACCACCACGTTGTGGAACTCAAACAATACTATATGGTATCCAAGAATTCTGTAAAACCAATAACCAGGCAAAGAAGTCAGAGATTATAAAGTTCGGTTATGGTAAACCAGTCAACTGGTATAAAGAAAACAAACCAAAGTTCTTTAAAGAGATTCTATCATTTGTTGATGGGTGTCAGAAAATGTGTGTTGTTAGAAACCCATACAAAAGAGTAGTGTCATCACTGTACAAATTACACAAAGAACAACCACAAATGGGATGGGACAAAGGATATGCAGTCAATAGGAAGAGATTCTTATCTACTGAATATGGTGTACCACAATGGCAGTTCTGTTATCATCTAGATGGAGAGAAACTAAACTGTGCATTTTTCCAGTTGGAAGAGATAGTAGACAAGATGTTAAGTGTTGCACATTATGAATTTGACATGGATGATGCACAAAATGTAACACCCAATCGTCTAAAGTATAGACTAACACATGAAGAATATGATATGATATCAGAAGACTTCAATGATGATTTCAGGTGGTTAGGATACACACCAATATCACTATGAGTAACGATATAAAGAATTGGGACAAGTTCCAGTGGGTGCAAGGTAGAAAACACACTGATGACAAGATACTACTATTCAACGGTGTTGCAGTAGAGTTCAGAGATGTTGCAATGATGTGTCTATTTTTTATGCAGAATGAGGATACACTATATCCACCCCCACGTTTTAAGGGTGCAGACATGTTCAAGGACTATATCAAAGAGACACTAGAGACACGTAAGATACCAACACAAGACAAATATAAGATAAAGAAATCATGAGTAAACTCGAATTTACAAAAAAAGAAATAGATGCAGTACCTGAACTAGAAAGTCCACGTATATTTAAGAGTGCAACACCTAAGTATACACTTGACTGGTACGTGAAATGGGTTGCATCTGTATTTGTGATGATTGCAATGAGTATGAGAGGTAACGAAGAACTCGTCACATATGACTTGTCATTATCAATCATTGGTATTGCACTATGGTTGTGGGTATCAATACTATGGAACGACAGAGCTCTCATCATACTGAATGGTGTGGGTCTATTGTTCTTGTTACGTAACTTCGTGGAGAACATTCTATTGTAATGGAAGTGTTGTTTTGGAGTTTAGTAGTGGTTACATGGGCATCAGTTGGGATACATGTGATAAAAGAGTTTGTTAGATTTAATGGAGAAAGAGATGATTAAACCAAATATGAAAAAACCTAGTTTGTTTAGAAGAAGTGTTATGACCATTGTAAGTGGTTGGAGAAGGGTAATGGATGTAAGGTATAACCCATTGAAGTATATACCCGACCCTAGTCTACAGACGTACTTTATGTTAGTATTGTTTACTATGTGGAGTGTGTTCTTTGGATTTCTAGCTGCAAACTACCTAGGATTCTTTAACTACAGTACAGTAATAAGTATCATTATTCACGTAGGAATCTTAGTTCCTCTTGCACTCACCAATGCAATCTTTGTTGATGCAGAACGTGATGGTCACAAATGGTTGAAGGAATGGAAGGAAGAACAGTCAAGGTATAACATAGTTTTAAATAGACTAAAGACTAAGAACCTAACTATTTGGAACCCTAATAAGGAAGCGTAATGGCTATATCAGATGAAATGAGAGAACAACTTGAACAGGTTGTTCAGTATGGTGACCAAATAAAAGCAATGTTTAAAGAACAAGATGACGTTGACTATGAAATTGGTGACTACGATGAACCTATCACACAACTGTTAGGTCATATGAATGAAGTAATGGAAACAATTGACGGAGGTTGGTAATGAGAGTGTTAGAGAGTATGTTAGGTGACTACAAGGTAGAGAAGGAGATGAACTTCAAAGACTGTATTGCACAATACATCTATGACAGATACATTGTCACCAATACCCGTACAGGGAACGTAACCCTATATAATAGTGAATGGTACACAAGGACACAGGTGTTGGACTTTGTGACCAAACAACATAAGGAGTCTTTATGACCGAAGAACTGTATCTTATACACATAGTCTTTATTGCATCATGTGTTTACTTCTCATATAAGAGTGGTAGAAACACTGCAAAACGTGAATACGAAGAATTTATTATTAGTGAGACCATTAAGAATATAAGGAAATGAAGGTACTAGTCATGGGTTTACCCTCTAGTGGTAAATCGACTATATCTCGTGAACTATCATATCATTTTCAGGTTCCACACTACAATGCAGACACACTCAGAGAGAAGTGTAACGATTGGGACTTTAGTCACGAAGGACGTATGAGACAGAGTTACAGAATGTCTTTTTATGACTTCGGTATTATGGACTTCGTATGTCCACTAGAAGAGACAAGACGTGTAGTCGATGCAGATTATACCATATGGATGGACACGATACAAGAGAGTCAATATCAAGACACCAATACCATATTTGAACGACCCAAGAGATACGATATAAGGGTCACAAAACATATACCGATACAATTCCTCAAGACAAACCTAGGAATGTATCAACAAGGACTAGAAGGACTGAGAGAGTATTTAAATGATGCCAGACGAATGGATTCCCTACTTATTACGTAGACTAGGAGTCAAAAAGGACTCTATACTGGAAGCTATCATTATACTTACTATTGTTCCTCTATTCATCATATACATGTTACAATTTTTTATCTATGATACATTTTAATTATAAAGGTAGTGAACAGGACATCATACAACTCAGACGTATGTTCAATTCCTATTTCGAACAAGGAATACACGTCACACGGTTGTCCCCAAGAGAGATGCCTCCCCTATGGATAGAAAAGATAGAGAAACACTTAGTACACTATAAACCCCTATTAGAAGACAAAGACTTACACATGCAATCTGCATGGGACAAGGGTAAGATTAACCCCTATCAGGCATCAAAATTCCTATACTTGTATGATGAATTGACACATAACACTCCATGGTTTCCAAGTCAGAGTTGGTACACACCTGAAGAAGAACGAATTTTGACACACCCAGGCATTGTTAAGGCACGTGTGCAACTGGATTTGAACGTGGGATACATTGACTTATGGAACACACAGGGAACGAAATACGACAAACCACTCACCTATGACCAGTGGATATCAGAATACACCTTCGGAGAGGGTACAGATATACACCATTACGAAGTCACCACATACAAGTACGAGGGAGAAGACTTCATAGAGATGTTCCCACACTGGGACAACAGTAAGTCTATCAACACCCCTTACAGAGAGTTCCAAGACAGATGGAGAAACATACTCACAAAGAACAAGTACGGTAAACACAGAACACTTGACCAAATAGACCAAATGAATTACCGTATACAGAACCTAGGACACAAAGAAGAGGAAGTAATCAATGAGTTTGACACCGAAGAAACCTAAGAAAGGAGATTTTATTGAACACACTTGTACACTCAACGGTACATTTCGTGGTACAGTCAATCAACTATTAGGTATGCAATTCACATACATCACCGAAGACACAGGTAACGAAAGATTTTGTCTCTATAGAGAGGTATGGAAATATTATGAACAAGAAAGTAAGACAAAGACATAAAGAAACATTCACCACAGTAGGTACAGGACTATTAATCAACTACCCACTCAACCTATTAGGACTCTACGTATGCATAGACCTATTAGAATGGACAGACCCCTTCGTCATAGGAACAACCATTACTGCATGGATGACAGTGGTAGCTTACACACGAGTGTATATCATACGTTCATATTATGACAAAACATAACCCCTACAGAATACACCAACAACACGATTTTTTTACACATCAAGAGTGTAAGACAGTCAAAGACCTACTCCTCACACACGAAGAAGACGTACTGAAAATACCCCATATCCATAAACACAACGGATACAGTGGAATAACAAACAAACTCCATGTATACAACTGGTTGGAACACACAGAGTTACGGAACATTTTTACACCCAAACTATTCAGTATACCTCTATTTGCAGAGTATGACTCACTATGGGTACAGTGTTGGGGTAATATACTCAGATACGGTCAAATGATTAAGAAACACGTACACAGAGAGGAACATGAGAGAACGAAACAAGGTCATCAGAACATCGTATATGCATGTAGTGTATTCGTTAGTGGTAAGGAAGACCATGGAATACTCATCAACGACACTCATTATACCAATAGACTAGGAGAATGTGTAGTGTTAGGGGAAGAAGTACCTCATAGGGTAAAGACGTACTATCATAAAGAACCTCGAATAAGTCTTGCATTTGACATCATGACCAAGGACTGGACTGGTGACATGTCATGTATCCATACACCTGAACGGTATGTGGAGCTCCAAAACCCCTATATCTAAAGGGTTTTATTATTTTTTACAAGGACTCGGAACTACTCTGATTAAATTAGTGTGTAGAAGTGTGTGATAGTGTGTAAAATAATAGGAAATGAAGAGAGACGTATGAGAGGTCTTTTTTACGGAATCATCGAGGGTGTTAGGAGAGACTAGACAGAGGAGATATCGAGAGGGTCTCAGAGGTACTACCCCCAAACCCTTATAAACAAAGGGCTCCCACGCGACTTGACAATAGGTATCACTTTTTGCTATACTAATAGTACTGGGAGTGCAGCTTACAAATCGTCTCCTCCCCCCTATATGAACTAATACCATACTCTACCCCTTGACAATGACCCCCATTTAGTGGTATACTATGTACATAATGACAAGACAAGAGAAAGAAAAGGAACTAAGACTCAAACAACTCGAACTGGAGTTAGACATCAGACACCTACAGAGTCTTATCAGGAGTGAGAAAGAACGTCTAGAAGAGATGAAGACTGATACTCCTATAGGTGATGACTGGTCTTCTAGTGTGTGTATATTAAGAACACAGAAAGACCTTAAGACCTCCGAACAACAACTAATCAGAAAACAAACCAAATTAACTAAATTTCTAAAGGAGATAATATGAGTAAAGACTATCAGAAGGAAGCAACCGATATGATTGAACTAGTAGAGGAGTTATGTACTTCTTTGACTAATGTAACCCATAGTAAGTGGGAACACTGTAAGGAACGTGAGTCCTATCATGACTATACCATTGGTCGTAAGTACATCCGTGTTACTTCTTATGAGACGAAAGACTCAGAACATGGTAGTGTGTGGGGGTTCATCAACGTGGGTAACAAGAACTTCCCCGTTGGAAGTGTTCTTAAGGCACAAGGATGGCAGACTCCAGCACTCAATCAATCACGTGGTAACCTATTAAAGGGTTACATCGTTGACCAAACAAACATGTACGGCCCCCACTATCTTAGATAAAGGGGTTGACAGTAACAGTCATTTAGTAGTATAATGTAATAGTAGTAGAGTACATGGGATACAGAACCTAGTCATCAGAAAATCCCTTGTAGACCTCCTTTAAGTAGGACTAGGTGTTGGAACACAGAGAACCCCAAGGTGGAAGTGAGAGAGACCACCAATTATATTATGAAAACTGTGGAAACAACACAGGGACTTCGTTGAGCTCCTCTCAGCGGCCTCCGAGCCCTTGATTCTAAAGGGTTTCGGAGCGGTCTCTGTGTTCACCCTGTGGATAACTTGTGAGTAACCTGAGAGAATCACTAATGATAGCTTATGGGACTCCTAGAGAGATTTAGAGTAGGGCAAGTACCCCCTATAAGAATTTTTCGAGAGAAATTTCTGTGGGTAAACCTTTTTATATGAATACGTCTGTAAATTTTTTTTAGGATATATACTAGTACCATGGAGATTTTTAAAGAACCCTTCCATCATATAGTCATTGACGACTTCCTACCTAAGGATGTTGTAGATTATTGTCTGTATAATGATGAGTACGACCAACATTGTGAGAAATTGTACCAAGAGAAGATGGATTCACATTATCCTAACACACATAACCTCCGACAAGACTTGCAATCCCGTATAGATGAACGTGATAATCTGAAAAGATACGGATTTAATGAACTTTATGACATTGTAGTAGGTTTAGAGACCAATGAAGTGTTCAAAGAGTGTATCGACACCCTTTCTTACGACACTCATACGTGGGATAACCTCTATCATTGGTGGTCTTTTGGTCAATATGCAAAAGGTGGGTGTGTTTCTCAGATGATTCATCGTGATATTAAGACCAAACCCTATGCAGCTATGATATATTTACGTAAACCTGAGGAACCAAGTATTCCTTTACACCTTTTTGATGGTAGAGGTCACAACGTCACTCCGTTTAAGACAGTTGACAACGTAAATAATCGTTTAATAGTGTGGTCGAATACCTTACACCCACCAGCTCTCCATAAACCTGAACAATCTTTTAATTTATTACATCCGAGACGTGTATTTAATTGGAAGTGTTACAATAAATTAGAACCTAAAGGTAAAATGTATGCAGAAATGTATGACCATCATCGAAACTAATAAAAAAAATACCGTAATAGTCTCTACGGGACGGTGAATTTATGATTTTATGGGTAAATGACATGGGGGAATTCGTTGAATCCGTCTATTGTCAGATACATGCACCCAAAACAGGTGGTACCTTTGTCCGTACATGGTTGTCAGAGAACACCACACTTCGTCCTAGGGGATTGTTTGATGTAAATGAGTCACATGGTCACTGGACATGGAAAGATTACTCAGAGAGAGTCTCAGACTTTCCTAGAAGGTATGACAGTATGTCACAAAAAATCCGAATTAGTGGTTTGGTACGACATCCGTATGACAGATTTGTTTCTCAGTTCAGACATTTATTCACTCTACCCTATAAGTATGACACTGTGTATGACGTTTTATCAACCAGTGAGTATCTTTTAGGGTCTCAGTATGATTATTATTATCTTGACGGACAACAAATGGGATACTGGTATCATTTAAACACAGGAGTCGACCTACCTATCACTCAAAGTATTGCAGTACCCACTAGTAACACTCAAGGATATCGACACAACCACAAGGATGTCAGTGACAAGTACGGTATGAAACCTATCGACACCTTCGACATACCTCAGTGGATGAAACATATGGTACAAGACTTATACTTAAAAGATTTCGAAACCTTTGGATTTAATCAATAAACCTATTGACAATAACCCCCCATATAAGGTATTATAGTAGTCATGGGAATAATTAATCTTAATTCATCTATAAGGTACGGCCCTCACGGTAAGAAACGTAAGACGAAGGCATTCTTGCAGAAGAAGAAACCACCTGTAGATTTTACACAGACGTTACAATATAAAGAAACTATTCGTAGACAAGAACAACAGTACAAGTCTTTGATGGAAGAATATATGAGGTCGGGTGAGTATCACAAGATTAGTGGTGACTGTACCAAACAAGAGTCTCCTGTATACACTGGAACCCTTGTCAAAGGTATTGCAACCATGCATAAGAGTAATGCAGTCCCTGTTATTTCTCAGAAGGAAGCAGAAGAGATATCTCAAATGAGTAGTTAAATGATATATATACATTTTAAATTAAACATGAAAGGAATTAAATAATGGCATCCCCTATTTTAGAAGCAATGACTCGTAAGGCAAACCTTGCAATGGGTATTATCGAGTATGAAATAGATAAATTTCAAGAAGAAGGATATAAGTCTTCTTTTAATATGGAGAAATATTTAAATCAAATTGATTTTAAACCTAAGGTCGTACAAATAATAATCGATGATTATGAAAGTATGGTCAATGAATTAAAATCTAATGACAAAGATATGGTTGAAGCTTACTCTTATATGACTACTGCAGAGAAACAAAAGTTTACTGCATTTATTGAGAAGATAATTAAAGGTGCAAATACCTATCTTAATAAAAATAAAGTTAAATGGGAAAAAGAAAGTGCAAAACGTAAGATGAATAAAACTTTACGTGCATTAAATAAAAAATACAAATAACCCACAGGGTTGTTGAGGATAATATTATGATACTAATTGATTTTACTCAGACTATGATAGCAGGTCTGATGGCACAACTTAAATATAATGAGGGAGAAATAAATGAACAACTCCTTCGTCATATGATTCTTAATACACTAAAGACATATATCCGTAACCATGGTGAGAACCTAGGTGAGGTCGTCCTGTGTGCCGATGAGAAGAATAATTGGAGAAAGAAGTACTATCCCTACTATAAGATAAACCGTAAACGTACACGAGATAAGAGTGGACTAGACTGGGGTTTATTTTTTGATGCACTCCATAAGGTACGTGAGGAAATAAAAGAAAACTTCCCATGGAAAATGATGCAAGTAGATGCATGTGAAGCTGATGATATTATTGCAGTACTTACTAAACATCATGCACCCGATGAAGATGTATTAATTATTAGTGGTGACAAGGACTTCCAACAACTACAGAAGTATCCTAGTGTTACCCAGTGGTCTCCAAACCTAAACAAATATATTAAACCCGAAGACCCAAAATTATTTTTAAAAGAACATATACTCAGAGGAGATAAGTCAGATGGAGTTCCAAACTTCTTATCACGTGACGATGTCATCTCTGAAAATGTAAGACAGACACCTTTAAGAAAACAAGTTGTCGAAACATATCTTAAAATAGAGATAGATAAAGAAGATAAATACTATCGTAACTATTTAAGAAATCAAACATTAATTGATTTAGAATGTATTCCACAGGATATTGAAGTGAACGTCTTAAAAGAATTTGCTGACATTACTGTCCCTAGTGGTAAGGTATATGACTACCTTAGGAAACATCAACTGAATGAGTTAATGACTAACGTTAAGGACTTTAGATTATGACAGAGAAAAAAGGAAGAGGTAGACCAAAAGGTTCTACCAATAAACCACTAATGAAGTTAGCTACTGAAAGAGTTAGACTTCCAAACGATGCAAGTGTATTTGCAATTCTAGAACAATGCAATCTTGTCGAGAATGATGAGAAAGCTGCACATGGATTGAAACACTATGCAGAAAGAAACGGTGCAGTATTACCTGTACTACAATGGATATTCGATAAGAATATTGAATCACGTTTACCCGAAGGTAAAACACCTTACACTCCAAATCCAGCACCTGCTGATGATTTAACAGAGAGTTCATTAAGGTTTGAGTTTAAGAAATTTAAATATTTCGTAAACGATGAGTTGCAAGAATTAAAACGTGAAGCTATGTGGATTGAATTATTGGAATCTATTCCAACGAAAGAAGCAGAGATGATTGATTTGGTTAAGGATAAAAAGAATCCTTTTAAAAGAATTACAAAAGATTTAGTAGATATTGCTTTTCCCGAAGTGATTAGTGACTAAATAATCGTATGGTAGTTAATAAATTAAATTTGAATGCAAAAGACAGACAATGTTTCTACAGACGTGGAGACATTGAATGCATTGGTGAGGTTAGACAGTTCGACCCTATCACTGGTTTCATTCTTATCTATGATTACTTCAGAGAAGAAACTATAGAAATGATTTATGATTACGATACAAATAAATATCGTGGTACTGGTGACACTCGTAAGTGGACATGTGAATGGAATGTGAACAGTGACGAAGTACCAACCACAAACAGAACTGAAATTAAAGTGACGGCTAGTACTACTAGTCGTTTATAATTACTAAATATTTAAGGTCACACTAGAGACTATACATAAAAAAAAATATGGAAAGGATTATCACTTTCCGATATGTAAACCTTTCTAGTCGAGCTGTGACCACCTATAGGATGGAAATTAAATAATGGATACAAAATATATAACACCCGAGCATTTAAAGACGCTCATCACAGTAAATGATATGGTAACAGAGAGAGGTGCCCTCAAGGGTAACGAACTCATGACTGTATCAGAACTCAGAAACAATCTAACACTAGAACTAGAATTCTTCGTACAAGAACAACAGAGACTAGAACAAGAACGTATGATTAGACTTCAAGCAGAAGAGTCAGCACGTAAACTCAAAGAGGAACAAGATGCATTCTTACTGAAGAAGAAGTTTGCAGACGAAAGACTCAAACGAAGAGAACTAGAGAAAGAACTTGCAACAGTTAAACTAACACCACAACCAATAGTGGATGAGCAAGAGATTGCAGAACTAAACACACTTACCCAAGCTAGAAGTGTAGAGGATGTAAAATCATCTGATACAGGACAAGTTATGGAATTCAAATTTATTGAAAATGAATTAGAACAAGAGAAAGTCAAAGTACAACAACCTCAACTGGAAACCCAACAAGTAGAATCACAACCTAGTGATTTTTCTATTCCAACTGAAGAGACCGTACAGAAACCTAGAAGTAAAGCACGTGAGATGGCAAACTTAGTCAGTGGTAGGGTCACTGGTAGTGAACCATCAGTCACATCATCTAACATCCCACAAGAAGAGAGTCCCGTCTCTGAAGTGGAAGATGACAAGTTTGACTTCAACGAAGTAGGTGGAGACTGGGTTGGTGAACATGTCAAAGAAGAGAACGTAGGTCTACAAGATAAAGAACACGATGAGTGGTTAGAGAAACATGGTACAGATGATGTTAACGAAGCTTTATCTAACATTGCAGACGAACTAGAAAAAGAAGACACACTATCAGAAGTAGACGATACAACTGAAGTAGTGAACGACCCCCTATTAAGTCTTGCAAAAGATTTAGAAGTTAACACATATGAATCAGTAGAAGAACTAGAACAAAAGATTGCAGACAAGAATGCAAGTGCAGAAGAAGAGTATGAAGAGTTTGAAGAAATAGTAATTCCCGATGCAGACGATTTGCAAGGAATGACTAAAGCACAGATTCAAAAATCTGCAGATGAACTAGGATTTGAAGTTGATTCTAAAAAGACCAAACAAATTATGATGGTCGATTTCCAAAGACAAGCAGATAGTCTCATTGCCGAACTCACAGAGCAAGGTGCAGAGATATCAACTGAGTAGTGAAGAACACGGAGAAGATTCCTGTAGTAGACCAATACGATTTCTTAGAACATCGTAGACAACAGGAAAAGAACCATTGGGAAAAACAAAACGATGAGGACTTAAGTCCTCTATCGTCCATCCTAACAGTAGAAGTTAATACAACAGAGTTGTGTAACAGAACCTGTGTATTTTGTCCTAGACATGACCCCAAGGTTTTTCCCAACAGGAATCTTCACCTTACCGTAAAAGGTGCAAACATCATTGCAGAAGAATTGAGTGCAAATGATTACAAAGGTAAAATTAGTTTTAGTGGGTTTGGTGAGAATTTACTGAACCCCGTTTTCCCCGACATCGTTCATGCATTCAGACAACACTTACCCAATGCAACACTAGAGTGTAATACCAATGGAGATAAGTTAACTGTAGAATATGCAAGAAGTCTAATACACGAAAAGGGATTGGACTTACTCTACATCAATCTATATGATGGTGATTTTCAAATGGATACATTCAATCCTATGATGGAAGAAGCAGGTGTCCCTCTTGACCGTTACAAATATAGAATGCATTGGAGTGAAGCTGTAAAAGAACACGGACTAATACTTAATAATAGAAGTGGTGTTGTAGATTGGGTTGGAATAGAAGAAACTAACATTACATCTCTCAAGGGTAAACCGTGTCACTATCCGTTCTACAAAATGTTTGTAGATTGGAACGGAGATGTTCTATTCTGTTCAAACGATTGGGGTAGAGAACACGTAGTAGGTAATTTACTTTCACAGTCATTGTATGATGTGTGGTTCTCTAAACCTATGACAAGAATTAGAAAGAAACTTATAAAGGGAGATAGAAGTATGTCTCCTTGTAATAAGTGTAGTGTAGATGGTTCACTATTTGGAAAACCATCATTTGATATTGTGACAAAACATTATGATGACCTTCAACAAGCCAGACGTTCAAATAAGACAACTTAGTATCGAAGAGATACAAGAAGTATACAATGGTTTTAATTTTGAAAAGAAAATAAAAGACCCCGATTGGGAAAACTTTTTTCCGTGGGGAATCGAAGAACGTATCGAAACAGAAACAGGTGTAAAGATTCTCTTTGCATATCCTAAGGACGTGTTGAACCATTTGGTTCGTGGACGTAGTCAATCTATATACAAGAAAGAACCATGGACTACTCTATGGTTACAAAACGTTATTGAGAAGGATAGTGTCTTCTATGACATAGGTGCAAACTGTGGTCAGTATAGTTTGTATGCATCTCAGTTAGGTTGTGACAGTATCTATGCATTTGAACCTCATGTAAGAAACTTTGGTTTCCTTGTAGACAACATTGTGATGAATGATTGCAGTAATGTAATTTTTCCAATGAACGTACCAGTGTCAGATGAAGTGTCGTATAAGATATGGAATCAAGGTATGAGAGGTGGAGAAGGTGTATCCAGTGAGATAACTTCTAAAAATAAATCAGTCAAGACAAGACTAGTACAAGAGACACTAGATAATTTAGTTTACAAACACGGACTACAATCACCCACTATTTTAAAGATAGATGTAGACGGAACAAATGATACGTCAATTATTGACGGTGGATGGAAGTGTATAGGTGCAAGTGTAAAACACATCATGATTGAAGTGTTTAAAGATAATCCTAGATTCGAAGTTGCAAAAGAATTGTTAACTGGTATGGGATTTAAAATTAACCACGAAATGACAGACTCTGTTTATGAGTATAGACAGAACTCAAATAGAGGTGGTCAAACGGAGATATTTTTCGAAAGATGATAGTAGGAATAACAGGTAAAGAAGACAGAGGATTATCAAGTATAATCGGTAAGACACTTATGGGAACACCCCACAAGGGTGAGACCATTACAGTGAAGTATATGCACACTGATGATATTATTATGAACGGAGTAGGGGCATGGGTGTTTGACGAAAGTAACCCAAACCACTTAGACGTACTAATTAATAATGCACATCAAGATTTTGACCAAACAAATATTGTAGATATTGTATACAATTCAAGTTGGAGACATGACCCTAGTAAATACTTAATCAACATTGGTAGTCGTGCATCACAACCAAACATATCTAAGGGATACCTCTATGCGGCACAGAAAGCCTCTCTAACACATTTTTGTAATAACTTGACATACAACTCAGATAAAAAGTTTAAGATGTCTACAGTCAATCTAGGACTCCTGAATCACAATGATTTACCTAGTCTTAGACAACAAGACATTGCTGGTATGATTTACCATTTAGTTACATCATATCCATCAATAGAGATACCCGAAATTACAATACAAGCACATGCAAACTATAGTGATGTGCAAAGTGATAAAGCAATGTTATTAGACTTGGAAAGGAATGGACTTCTTAAATAAAAAATATACACACACCCGACAAGCTAGCAATGAAGACGAATGGTGTTGTAGGGTTCCGTGGAAAGAGACAAACCTGATGGGTATGAGAGAATCACCAAGTGTGTTGTTTTCCTTTATCATAAACAATGATGACCACTTATGTGTCTTCACACATGACGAATGGTATATTCATGAAGATTTATTTAACCCTAGAGAAAACTGGAAAATGACTTTTGGTCTTTGGGATAACACTAAACAGATGTTTAGTATAGATAATTTTCATGCAGAACCGATGGGATTATATGTACCCAAGAAACCCTTACGAAATTTAGGTTATGTAGTAGGTGATAGTCTTAATATGACTTATCATACTGATACTATAAATAATGAGAGAAATCTCAAGATATGGAGAAAAGAAATATGATAGAAATATACGGTAAACCAAGTTGTCCTTTCTGTGACAAAGCAAAGAGTCTTTGTGAGAGAGAAGGATATTCTTACGAATACAAATCGTTAGGACAAGACTATACAACTGAACAGTTGTTTGAGGTATTTCCAACAGCAAGAACATTTCCACAAATACGTGTGGATGATATAAATATAGGTGGATACACAGAACTTGCCGCATGGCATCAAGGACGTGTTGGAGCAATAGATGTATAATGGATGATTTTAATTACAACGATTTTGGTTTTACTGCAGTAGACAGTGATGACCTTATAAAGTTAGATGAGAAAGTTAGTAAGACAGCTGCATCTAGTGAAGAGAACCAAGAACTAGTAGATGTATTATCTACAAAGTTAACTAAACTGGATGAGTTTATTAGACCACTTCTTGAAAACCTTGCAAAGGATTCAGACAAGGATTATATCTATTGGCCAAACAGAATCGACATAGTTCGTAAACAAATAGATTATCTAAATAGTATCATAGAGGGATAACATATGGCAATTACATTTACAGAAAAACTTTACCCGTTAGTCAACCAAAGCGTAGAAGGACTAAAGGTTAATATAGATAATGAAATCTTTAATGATGATGGGAACATGAAATTCAACGATTGGAGTGTTCTTTCATTAAAACCAGGCTACTTTACTAATACAGTTATAAACAATAACTTAGTAAGTGTAAATACTGTTCAAGAAGATGACCATGTAAAAATTAATCATGTCTTTGCAGACGGTGGTGAGTTTATGTTGAAACATTGTCTAATGACTGGTTGGCATAACCAAAATATGCCTGATGATGTCGAAATAGTAGATGTATCTTCAAACTACACATGGTTTGATTCAGAGCAATCTCTTAGTATTCAAATGTATAACATCGATGAATCAGCAGGTGACCATGTCAGTGGAAACTCTCGTGGTATGGTTGAAATGGGTGAGTACATGCATACAAGAAGAAATATGCAAATTGAAGTTAGTGATGTAAACAATGCACACTACCAAGAATGGTTAACTCATTACAAAGCTGCAATCACAGCAGGTAAGTGTTCTAAATCTCTCCTACACGAATCAGACCCCGACCATGCAAATGACGCTCCATGGGCATATGATGTAGACATTGCATCTTTGTTTGAAACGATGCGTGAAGAAGCACCAACAGAATAATTTAATTTATTTTCAAAAACCCCTTTACAATAGACTGCATAATTTAGTATTATACAATCTATGAAAACAAAATATATAATTAAACTCGGTCAAGATATGATTGACCAACTAGAATATCACGGACTCTTCTCTGAGGACGATACTAAATGGAATGATTCAGTCGTACTAGGAAACAAACTTGTTTCTATTGGTATGCCGTGGGGTCTCCAAAGTATAAATGATTTAACCCAAAATGAAAAAGACATAGTCATGGAGTATCTTGAGATGAGACGTATCGAACGTCAAATCAATGAAGAATTATCACTCTGAGACTTGACAATGGGTCTCACTTTTTAGTATACTATAAGAATGATAGATATATTAAAAAAGAACGGTCTACTAGATTCTGATTTCATTCAGCCTTTAGTGGTTTTATTAGTGTTAATAATTATAGGAGAAGTGATATGATAAATGGTATCATGGGTGAACACATAGCATCATCCCAACCAATAGAAATTCCTCTAAACAGTAAAGAAATGCAACTTGCACTATACAATGGTGATGGTAACATCATGAATTGGTGTTGGGAACAGATGTGTGAGTCTGTTATGCATAGAGAAGGTATACAGATTATAGGTGCAATTGATATCGACTTCATTGTTATCAATGGTGAGAAAAAAAGATTCCATTAGACTTGACAATGGGTATCACTTTTTAGTATACTATAAGAGTAATAGATTAAAGGAGAAATTATGACATATTTAAATCACATCAAGAACGGGACTTCAAGAACTTATGTTGTCACTACTCAGAATTTAGAAGAGTATGGTGAGAACTTTCATAAGTTCAAGGGTGGTTCAGTCTACTCTGTACACTTCAGTGTAGAGAAACTCATCTTTGAAGAAAATGCATATGGTGAGGGTCAACACTCTTATTACGAGAACCCTAGTTTGACTGAGGCAAGTGTGGCTGCATTGGTTATGAAACATGTGAACAGGTTCAATGGAATGAATGGTTCATTTGACTACATTACCAATATCGAGGTTGTGGAGAGTCCGTTTGATACTCCCGACCATCCCGAATGGAACGGTCATGCAGACCAACTTATTTCAGAGATTGCAGAATCTCAGTTGGAGGTTGCATAATGATTATTAAAGATTACGAAGTGTGTTCTCCCGATATGACATCGGGTGGAACTTCCCTACAGGGATACAAAACAACAACCTATGATAGGTTGATTGAGGTTCTTGGCCCACCTACATTCACAAGTGCAGACCCAAATGATAAGGTCAATTGTGAGTGGGTCATCGATGCAAAGTATTACGATGCAGACACCATCGATGGAATCGACAAAGACGACTGGGAATATGAAACAGTCACAATTTATAATTGGAAGGATGGAAGAGTTCCTTTAGAAGAATATGATTGGCACGTTGGTGGTAAATCAATATGGGCAACTGATGTAGTTGACTTGATTCTAGACAGTTATAACAAAAATGGATATAATTACAATGGAGAAAGATATGTCGCTTAATTATGAAAGTGCAAAATTAATTGCACAATGTACAGACGGTAAGTTATCAGCAGATGACGTTTTTAATCTTGCAACTTATGGAACAACTAATGCACAGGACATGAATCCTAATCAAGGTGAACTTGACTTAGAGAAAAACTCATGTGTCTGTGGAGAAGAAGATTGTCCCGATGAGTATGCACATACAACGAGTGGGTATTAATATGGAACAGGAAGTAGTACAGATTAGTGCAATTGGTGGGTTTTTATTATGTGTGATTATGATATCATTAACCTTCGCAGGTTTACATATCAACAAACCCTTTCCATGGGAAAAACGAAAAGATGGAGATGATGTTGAAAAGTAAGTGGGGTGATGCTATTGACAGTCAAATGAAATACAATGGTAAGAATATGTTTAAGTCATTCTTAACTGGTATGATGTTTGGTGCAATGCTCATGTCACTATTACTGTTTCCACAAACGGTAAAAGCATATGATGCTAACGGAGAAGTTTTTTGCATGGCAAAGAACATATACTTTGAAGCTGGTAACCAACCTGTAGCAGGTAAGGTTGCAGTTTCACTTGTTGTATTAAACAGGGTTGAACATAACTCTTATCCCGACAATGTGTGTGATGTTATCTATCAGGCACTATGGAAGGAAAACTGGAAAGGTAATCTTACACCAGTTAGACATAAGTGTCAGTTCAGTTGGTTCTGTGATGGTAAATCAGACGACCCTGTTGATAGTGCAACGTGGATGTTTTCACTTGCAACTGCATCAAGAGTTTTAAATGGAGACTTTGCAGACTTCACTGAAGGTGCAACACACTATCATGCAGATACGGTATATCCATATTGGGCAGACTCATTGAATGAGACTGTAATTATTAACAACCACATATTTTATAAATGATGTATGATACAGTAGAAAAATTTAGAGAGTTCCTTTCAGATACGGACTATATTAATAATGGTGTTCAACATAAGTATGCATTTCCAAATGGTTATGGTGCAAGTGTAGTAAAACACGATTTCAGTTATGGTGGTAAGAATGGATTATGGGAACTTGCAGTTCTCAACGAAGGTGAGTTGGATTTCTCAACCGTTATAACACATGATGTTATTGGACACCTCTCATGGAAAGAAGTAGAAAAAGTTTTAGAAAATATAAAAAACCTCTAGACAATCTTAGAGTTTTATATTATACTAAATATATTATAGTAAATCAGAGGAAGGCAAACACCGTCCTCACCAAAAACAGGAGAATTTATGATTGACTTAATCGTCCCCTTGGACAAATCAAACCCGTTCACTGAAGAACACTTAAAACTTCACGTTGAACATTTTCAAAAAACAAGATACCCAATCCTTTCTAAGGAATTCGATTCTATCGAACTATCGGGTAACTCACCACGTATTCTATCTAGAAGTATTGTCAATAACCAATTAGGTGATGATACCTTTGGACAGGAATCAAGAGCAGGTGGAGCTCACACTAAACAAGAAGAGAATGACCTCTACTCTAGTTTCGATGATGGGTTCGACTTACTAGAACCACTTTCATGTGTGTTTCAACCCGACCCTAGTGTAGAGTATTATGAATACATTACAGGTCACGGTAGAGATAGAGTCTTCGATAAAAAGTTTATTGATGACATCATGGCATACGTGTTTGTACCTAAGGTAGGTGCATCCGATTCTAGAATCAAAGATAACTTATCAGTAGCAGGTCAGTTGTCACAAGATAAGAAAAGAACTTACACTCCAATCAAGACTCAAGATATCAAGACTGAGTGTCTTAGAGCAGTCAAGAATGGATGGATATCATTCAAAGGTAAGAATGAGAGACAAGCATTCGACACTGTAATGAGTAGGATAGATGAGATGTGTGAGAGACGACCATTCAGTAATAGAGATGCAACACTAGTTGCACTATCAGTAATGATGCAATCAGAAAGTTATGAAGGATTGAGAGCAATACCTTTTGATAACAACCAAGCAAAAGGATGGTGTAAGGAAAACAACTATGTTCCTGTATATGAAAAAGGTATAGACATAACAGATGATACAAAGATTATCTACTTCCCTACATCTTATGACCTTGCACACAAACACTTACTTGCATCTTGTAAGATAGCAGTCGACAATGATGTTGAAGTAAGGATGGTTTTTCACGCAGGGGTATTGACATCAGACCCCGAAGAACAGTATAATAAAAGAACACTAAAATGTCACATCGATGTTAAGGAATCAATTGAGAATGTACGTTCATGTTTCAACGAAGGTGGAAAGTTGAAGAGAGGTAAAGTTAAGATGTATGGTATGATACCAGCAATCGAGAAACTTCACAACTTAGATAAACTAAACATCTTTGATAGAACTTCGAATGACGGTACATTCAAGGTATTTAAATAATTATGAATATATTTTATCTGAACGAAGACCCTGTAGTCTCATCACACTTACACTGTGACAAACATGTAGTCAAGATGGTTATCGAGTATGCACAAATGTTATCGACTGCACATCGTATACTAGACGGTGAGGAGTACCTAGACAAGACTGCAAATGGTAGAAACATTAAACGTTATCGTTTGCAAGACAGAAAAATGCAGAGTGTATTATACAAAGCTTCACACATCAAACACCCAAGTGCAATATGGGTTCGTGAAAATGCAATCCAGTATCAATACATGTACGATATGTTTATTGCACTATGTGATGAGTATACTTACCGTTATGGTAGAGTACATGAAACAGATAGAAAACTTAGAGTGTTACTCGACCAACTACCCATGAATATTGAATTGGGTAGTTGGAGAGAACCTCCACAGTGTATGCCCGATGATGTTAAGACTGATAAGTCTATTGATGCATACCATAAATACTATCAGGTCTACAAGAAAGATTTTGCAAAGTGGACTGATAGACCAATACCTAATTTTATGAGCAAGTGATGCCCCTATACGATTTTTTAAATAATGAAACAAGTGAGATTGAAGAACATTCAATGTCATATACTAAACTTGACCAGTTCAAGTTAGACAACCCACACCTTAAACAAGTAATACTTGGAACACCTTCCATCGTAGGTGGTCATGGTGACAGAGTAAAAGCAGACGATGGTTTCAAAGAAGTGTTAAGTAAAGTTGCAGATGCAAACAAAGGTTCTAACCTAGACCAGTATCGTAAACGTAGTGCAAAAGAAATAAAGAGTAAGGAAATTATTCAAAAACATATTGACTTACAGTCGAGGAAGAAGTAAAATGATAGAACCAATGAGATATTATTACGACATACATGACCTAGAACATATCGAAAATGTTTATTCGGAACAAACCGATGGTGGTCAAAGAATGTATAATACACCCGATGGTAACAAGTACCCAAGTGTTACTACTGTAATCGGATTAGAAACAAGAGAACACATTAAGTTGTGGAGACAACGTATTGGTGAAGAGAAAGCAAACAGGATTACAGCAGGTGCATCGAGACGTGGTACTAAGATGCATAATATCTTTGAAAATTACTTACGTGCAGAGACAGATGATATCGGTATCGAAAATCCCTTACAACTAGAAATGTTTAATGCAGTGCAACCAGTGTTGGATGAGATTCAACCTATTGCACTTGAAGCACCTCTATGGTCTGATGAGTTACGTATGGCAGGTCGTGTAGACTGTATCGGTGTGTTCCAAGATGAACTATGTATCATTGACTTCAAGACAAGTGCAAAACACAAAGATGAGAAATACATCAAATCATACTTTATGCAAGAGACAGCTTATGCATGTATGGTAAACGAATTGACGGGTGAACAACCAACTAATCTTGTGACTATCGTTGCAATCGAAGGTGGGTATTCACAAATGTTTATGACAGAACCTTACGGATACATTAACGACTTAGTTAAGTTACGTGGGAGATATGAATCTTTATACGGAGTATAGTATGATAACAAAAAAAGAATTCTCAAATGAGGTCGAAGAAATCCTAGGTAGGAGTAGAGATGCAAGTAAAGATGTGATGGGTGCAATTATTAAAGTATGTGAAACCAATAACATTGAACCCGAAAGTGCAAAGAGACTTTTAACCCCGACACTAAAAGAACGGTTAGAGGCAGAAGCAAACAAACTTAGATTAATTAATCGAGGAACATCCAGTCAAGGTGTTCTTCCAGTATAGGAGTATATTATGGATAAAGGTGACATCGTCACAATAGTGACAACAAGTGGAGAGTATGTAGGTAAGTTAAATGCATTGAACGAAGATGGTTCTGTGCAAATTACAGACCCACGTATGATTCTATCGAATCCCGAAACAGGTCAGATGGGATTTGCAAAAGGTATTGCAGTAACAGGAGAAGAGAATCCTAACGATGTAGTATTTTCTTCGATAGTGTTTATGACCCCAACTAATGAAAAAGTTGCAGACGCTTTCAAAGAATCAACAGGACAAATTCAAGTACCAAAATCTAAGATTATATCCTAGATGACAAGTCGTGAAGGATATGATGCATATCAACTTTATCTTGGAATAAAGTTACACTTCTATTCAGACTACGACTTTGTAAAGTATAATGGTAAAGTAAGAGGAGACATCAATGCATTTCTTAAAAGAAAAGATAAGTATCATTTTGGAAAACTGTTCAAACTATATGGGCAAAACTTACAGGACTTTTATGTTGCAAATCTTTGTCTTAAAGATTCGTATGCAGTCGACTTGGTTAATGACGAAACATCAATCAAAGTTTATAAGGACTGGAAGAAACGTAATCAAAAGTTGTCGTACTTATTTGAACAAGAAATATCAGACCTTCTACTTAAGTTTAAAATCCAAACACAACTCAAAGTAGTTGATGGACAACACCCTAGGTTACTAAGGTCTTACTTAGCAGGTGATGTTTCTATTGAGACAATGTGTATACTGGATGATGTTACACACTACAGTGATGACTGGTTAAAACTAATAAACGAAAACATAGTGTATCCCGATGTACATAGAAGGATACAAAAATATAAAACATTCATGTCATACAACATCAACACTATGAAACAAAAACTTTTAGAATTATGCTCACAATAGTAGGAAACGGTAAGAGTAGAATCATCCCCGAATCCAATTGGTGGGGATGTAATGCAATCTATAGAGATGGTTATACACCCGACCTACTATTCAGTATCGACATAACTATGCATAGAGAGATAGTTCATAATGGATACTATAAAGAGAACAAGTTCGTTGTAGGTGATATGAGTTTCATACCCATGCAACATGTCGACATGTTACGACTAGGACATGAAGGACAAGAAGTCATTGAAGAGATACATGACGATGATGATTTACTAGTCATACAGGGTGACTTAGAGATAGACAAGTATGTGTCTTTTCTAGGTGTCAACTCTAAACACGTAGACAACATTGTTATCTACAATAACGACATAATGAAGAACTTAATGTCGGGGCCTTCTGCAATTGCATATGCATTTCAGAATGGTCATGATGAGATAACACTAACAGGTTTCGATGCATTGTTTACCGATGATGTGTCAAATGTATATGAAGGTTCAGTAAATTACAAACCTAAATATGAGGAGTGGATGGGTGTCAAAGACATTCAGAGAGCTCAGTTCCTTGCACTATGTGAGGAATATAAAGATAAGAAGATTTATTTCAAAAAGTCTATTGACGAAATGGAAGAAATCGATTATACTAAACTCTCTTATTATGAAAGTAGTGAGAGATGGATATTAGGAGAGGGTTACTTACCACATCTTTTGAAGTGGACTAAAGGAACCCCCGACTATGACCGTTATGATAAAATGACTAATACAATTGTTAATAAAATAGGAGAATACAATGCCAAACGATAGTCTAGATAAATTAAGAGCAGCAATGAACGCTGCATCTACATCACCTAAAAGTGATAATCTTAAAAACGAAACCGAAAACTACTGGAAACCTGAACTCGACAAGAGTGGAAATGGTTATGCAGTAATTAGGTTTCTTCCTACACCCGATGGTGAAGAGATGCCTTGGGTATCTTACTTTGACCATGGGTTCCAAGGGCCAGGTGGATGGTATATTGAGAAATCATTAACCACCATTGGTAAACAAGACCCTGTGTCTGAATACAACACTCAGTTATGGAACACTGGGATTGAAGCAAACAAAGAAATTGCACGTAAACAAAAAAGACGTTTACACTATGTGTCCAATATCCATGTTATTTCAGACCCAAAAAATCCACACAACGAAGGTAAAGTGTTCAAATACAGATATGGCAAAAAAATCTTTGAGATGTTGAAAGAAGCAATTTCTCCAGCATTCGAAGATGAAAAAGCAATCAATCCTTTCGACTTGAGAGATGAAGGTGCAAACTTCAAAATCAAAATAAGAAAAGTTGACGGTTATTGGAACTATGATAAATCAGAATTTGATTCACTTTCTGCATTATCAACAGATGAGAATGAACTAAATAGTATCTACGAGTCTGTGTTCCCTTTACAAGAAATTGTAGCACCTGAAAACTTCAAATCTTATGAAGAGTTGAAAGAAAGACTCGATAGAACACTAGGACTTACTGGTAATGTTGCAACATCAACTGCAGAGACAATCTCAGAAGATACAGTAACAGCACCATGGGAAGGTGTCAATAACAATGTCACTGAAGAACCTGCTATCCCTACTGCAGACACTTCAGTAGATGAAGATGATGCAATGAGTTACTTTAAGAAACTCGCTGCAGACTCCTAATCGAGTTTTGAGGGGTTGATACTTCTAAGTATATGATGAAACATGTGAAGGTATCAACGAACTATGGACGAGGTTGCGACGTGGATGCGATTGTCTTGGGGTCACATAGTAAGGGAAAAACAAACTGGTAACATTAGTATTGTTGGGTTACTAAAATTACGCGGAGTTTGTTGGTATAGAGCGGGAATGCTGTAAAAGACGGGGCGACTATACATTTTAATAGAAACTAATATATGAAAAATACAAAAAGAGATTTCAGAAAAGATTTCAATAAGAAACAAGAACGTAGACCTGAAACCTTTGATATGATATTCCGTAAGTTCAAGAAGAAAGCTGAACGAGATGGAACTGTGAAAGAAGTTCGTGATAGAAGATACTACATTAAACCTAATGAAGAAAGAAACATCATTAACAATCAGTTGAAACGTAGAAAGAAACTAAACAAACTACAAGCAAAGAATACATACAGAAGAAAGTAATGTCTAAACAATGGCACGGTGGAAAAGGTTCCAAGAGACGGAACTCAGACGAACAATCTTATGCAGATAATTGGGAGAAAATCTTTGGTAAGAAAGAACCCGAAATAAAAGTCAGAAAAGTAACACCAAAAGGTGCCTCATCAAAAGTCCATTCGGACAAAACCAAAATCATACCTAGAAAAACAAAGTACTACGATAAGATAGATTAAGTGTATGCAGCTCCTTGAGCTCTATCTATATCATTATCGTATTGTCTTGGATTTGCACTAGTAATCGTAGTACTATTATTGATAACACTATTATCAGTTGTTACCATAGCTGGAGGTTGTATGTTCTTCAACATGTTCTCACCTAACACTTCAAAGTCGTAATACTTACCTAACTCTTCAAGTGTAACTCTTTCACCTGTCTCTGATTGCATGTCTTCTAATTGTTTCTGTGCAGCTGTTTGTGCATCTCTGAGTTCTTGGTCTAATTGTTTTCTATCTTCTTTTGATAAATCATCACCAATCAAATCATCTGCAGCCATTAACTGGTCTAAACGTAGAAGTGCATCATCTTGATTAAGTTTGTCAAAGTATATTTCTGATGACCCCTGTAAGAGATTACCTACAGTATCAAAAAAACCTTGACCACCCTCGTAGGTGTTATCATCGATGATACTCTTTGCAGTGATTTTTTGCATACCGAGGAAGTTGGTTTCATCACCTTGTAACTCAGTTCTCTTTAGGTCTAATTCTTCTTTCTTTCTTTTTGCATAATCAGTATCACCTTCACCTTTGTCTTCATCTGTATTAGCAATGTTACTGTCACGTTTCTCTATTCCAAGGATACCCGCCCCTGCGACTACAAGACCTACTAGAGTTGCAATACCACCAGCACCACCAAGAAATCCCGTTACTGCAGTACGTAAACCTGTTAAGAGACCACCACCAGCTCTTACTGCAGTACCCTTAGGTGTAGTGGTTCCTTTTGGTTGTTTTGGTGGAATATTTGAGGGTTTTTGACCACCAAAGTCACCCGACTTACCTATCTTTTTTTGAATAGCTTGACTACCAGCACCAAAACCAGCACCCTGTACAACTGAATCAAATAAACTACGTCCACCATCTTTAAGTGCATCTTGAAAACCACCCATAGGAGATTTAAAATCTTCTGATGATATAGGATTACCATCTTTATCAACTATACTACCTGTTTTCTTTTGACCACCAAATAATTTATCTTTTTGGTCTTCATCCATATCAAGTTGGTCTTGTAGAACTGCAAGGATAGGAGGAAGATTCGAAAGGAAATCCATCATTGTCTGAGTTTGTTCATCGTCTACATTCTCAGACTTGAAATTTTGTTGTTGTTGCAGTTCTTGTTGTAAGTTTTCTTGTTGCACTGGAGTATCGAAACTCCTAGAAAAAGTATTTCTTAACACTTCAACACTTTCTACAGTATTACTTGATATTGCATCAACAGCTTTCTGAGCATCACCATAAGAATCTATGAAGTCATCTGTAATACCAAAAGTTTGTAACAATGTTTTCTTTGATTCATCTGAGAGGTCTTTAAATTGTTTTTTTTCATCATTTAATTCTTCTCCAGCTTTGTCATTTAATCCTTCTAGAATACCCTTAGGGTTTTCTGCAAACTCACCCCCATCCATTAATCTAAAACCACCAAAGTTCGGATTCAATGCATCTTCTACTAATTGTCCATCAGGATTCAAATCTACAGACCTTAGTTCATATGCAAGTCTACTTGAGTTTTCTAAAAAGTCTTTCAAGGTGTCCTCAAAACCTGAGGTTTCAAGCATCTCTGCCATATCTTCTGTGATACCAAGAGACTCTTTTAAATTTGCATATGCCTCATCTTTAATTGCTTTTCTCTGTTGTTTATCTTGAGAAAGATTACCCTCATCATCAAAAGAGAGTGCTTTACCTTCTGCAAAATTCTTAATTGCACCACCCAAGTCCTTCGTTAAGATTGCATCAAGTTCTTCACTAGTAGCACTAGTGACTATCGATAAATCTTCTTTTATTTTTTCAACATTGATGGGTTGTTCTTTCTGTATCCTTGATGCAACTTCAGACTTTCTTTCTTTCTCACCAAGTCTATTTTGTTTATCAATAGACTTTTTTAATTGTTCAGTTACACTAAGTTCTTGTTTAGCTATGTCAACTGCTTTAAATTCTGCAAAAGCTCCAGTTCCTTCTGCAATACCTTGAAATTTTAATAATTTACCAAACCCTTTGAAGATGTTACCAAGGTCACCTACTTTATCTTTGAGGTCACTAAACTTACCACCAATGTCAACACCAGTAAGACCCTTGAGACCTTTGTTAATCATTTCACCACCTTCTTTGAAGTTAGAAGACCCTTGGTTTGATATCTTTGCAAACTCATCTTTAGTTTTCTTTTGGGTGTCTATACTCTCATCATGTTGTTCTTTTTGACGTTCTTCCATATCCTCGAGTTTTTTATCGAGTTCAGGTGTCATTATCTGAACATTAACAGTGTTGTTACTGATTACTTTTTTGATTAGGTCTTCTGCTGATGGCATGATTTATTTCCCGAATGCTTTTCCTGCTTCTGATATTCCAAATGCACCCAATGTAATAACTACAAAGGAAGTGTAGATAGTGTCAGAGATGAGTAAGTCCATACCCCAAAATGCAGTGATTAGGTCACATAATCCAAACACTACCATGATTCCAAATGATGTAAAACCAATGATAGATTTCTCATTGATATCATTCTCATCACGGAACAATGCACCAAATGAAAATCTCTCGACTGGTTTTGCAGCTGCAGTTGCAATCTTGAGTTCCTTGGACATCTTTTCCATTTCTCTAATTTTGTCTTGTGCTTCATCCACCTTTAATACAAGTTCAGTATACTTCTCAAGGTTTACCTTGACTTCTCCACTTCCTTGTTTGACTGTATCGTCTGCCATTTTTATCTCCTGTTTTGTCTTTGCTTCATCTTTTCGTTTTCGTCTTTAAGATGTTGTACTAAGAGACTCGTATAGATATCTCTTTCCCATGGTAACATATTTTCCAATTCTGATAATGAATACTTATGATGTTGCATTAATTGAAAGTTTGTTTGATAGTATGTGTTTATACTGTCATGAGAAAGAGCCACTAAAAAAAATTAGATAGACCCTTCAATTCTCTTTCACCTTTTGTCTTACACGTAGAACACTCATATTCTACTTTGTGTGAAACGAAAGGCATACCCATAAAGAATGATTGTATATCATTTGAGTTCTCTATGGTTAAACTCTCATAAAATGTTTTCATTTCATCTTCTTCTACATCAGATAAATCGTATACATTGTCTTCATCATAGATTGTGTCACCACATAATCTAATCATTTGAAATACCTGTTCTTGTGTATCAGGTATTCCACTTACTTTTTGTAGTACTTCAATGTTAGGATACGTAAATGTAATTCCAACACCTTCACTTACTTTGATATCATTCGACTTTTCGTTTTCTCTACTAACAACAATTTCACTTAAGTCTATGTTAACGTCAGCAGAACCATTTTCACATTCCTCATTTTGACAGTAGAACCTCAGTTGAATAGTTTCACCAACTGATTTTGCTCTTACTTGAATAAACAAATATTCAATATCAAAACTTGGTAGTCTTCTAATATCAAGTTTTGTATAGACAACCGATTCCAAGAGTTGTCTTACAGTTTCCAAGATTGCAATCTCGGTCTCTCCTTCTTTCATCATTAAAAGAAGTTTCTGTTCTTTGACCAAGAAAGGTCGAAACTCTACTGTTTCTCCTGTACTTGGTAGTTCACATTGATACCTTGGTGTATCTAAAACGGGTAATCCCATAATATAGTTCTCCTATTATATAATATTAATCACCACCCAACAGGTTATTAATCCTGTCGATTGTTGATGTTCCACGGTTAACTTGTCCTTCGATTCTGTTAACTCTTCCAAGAATGTCTGCAGCTCTATCACTAAACGATGATGCACCACTCAACAATTCTTTAAATCTGTCTAATGCAGAAGGTTCTGTTAATCTTCTTGCATTAATAATATCGTCTCTTGTTCTTTGTTTTGACACCATCTCGTTGTATATTTCTTCATACTTACTATCTCTTACTGTAATATTCATTGGTGTCTTTTTCTGATAAGTGAATGAGAAATCTACAGTTACTAGTAGAGGTGTATCGACATTAGTTTGGTCTAATGCAACTGTTTGTATAGATACTGGGAAACACTCTTCTAACTCAGTCTTGTAAGTTATTTGTCCATTTCTAGTAAAAGTCATTACTTCTATCTTACCGATGTAATCTTTTTTAAAATTAAAGATTGGTGCCTTTTCCGTGTCTCCTGTAAGAGGACTGTAAACTAGTTCTTGCCATAATTGTATAAGTGATATATCTTCCCATGAATTATCTACCATGAAAGATAGTGTGGTTTGACCACCATTGTTATCTACACCACTAGGATATTTTCTTAACACTCCATATGTTGAGTGTTCAGATGTGGTAATCGTTGTTGCTGGTATCTCTGCAGTTACACACCGAATACCTTCGATACCGAATGAAGTTTCTAATCCATTTATTTTAGGGCCAAATAAGTTAACCACAAACAGATTAGGTTTTGCAACACCATACTGCATTGCAGATTTAATCTTGTTAGGGCCTCCCATTTCTACTTTTGCCATTACATTGCCTCTATTGTTTTTCTACTATCTGAATAAACAGTGTTTGCATTTACTGTAAACATCTGTGATGGTAACATGGTAATAAGTTCCCACTTATCCACGGGTACCTCTACTATCTTACTTTGCACTTGACTGTACAAGTATTGTTTAAAACAGGGTTTGAAGAATCTTAGTCGTCTTATACCCTCTAACAAATCGTATTTTAATCTAAACTTAGTGTTCTCGTCCATATTTCTATCAGACATAAACTCATCTATTCTGTTTATAAACTCTACTCTCATTCTTGGTGGAAGATAGTGTAGATTCAATCCTGTAAAGTGAGTAGGTTTTCTATCTAAAGTTATAATTAATGGAAATCTATCGTAGTAGGGAAGTTTTTCTTTATGTTTTGCATCGTAGAAAAACATATGAATCTTTCCTTCTTCCATGTTTGCAACTTTTCTACCTTCAGTAAGTAAGTTTTTTCTACCTGTCTCAGTCAAACGAATTTGTCTAAGATTATCCTTGAACCATTCTATACTTTCTCTAGTATGTTCTTCAATCTCTACAGGTTTAAGTGCTAAATATCTTGCTACTAAGTTTATTGCCATAATACTATTTATGACTTTACTAACTCATCTTCTGTAAGAATTCTAAAATTAAATTTCCTGTCTTTACACCACTCTTCTGCAGCTTTAAATTTTGCTTGGTTCACTGCATAGGTTTTGATTTCTGTAAGATATCGTTTAGTTCTACGTTTAGGTTTTTTGGGGGGTGATAGTTGACCTTTAGGTTTGACTTCTATAATCTCACGTATGATTTGACCTTTTGCATTTTGATATTTGATATAGAAGTCAGGAAAGTATCTGTGGACTCTCTTATCTACAGGCGAACGGTATGGTATGATAACCTCTTCAGAGTTCCATTCTATAATTTTATCATTGTTATCCAAGTAGACCATGAATCGTCTTTCCCATAAAGAACGATAGATTATCTTCGTTGGGTCACCTTTATATTTTTTATAGTTCTTTGGTTTGAACCTTCCACTGTATGACATAAATAGATGTATAGTTAAGGTATTTATATATGGCAAACGTAATAGACAAAATAATCAAGAAAGTCAATCAGGCAGAAGACATCATTGATACTATCAAAGGTATAGGTTCTTTATTTGAGGATAAAGACTTATCTAGAGACCCAGCTGCACAAACAGAAAATCGGGGTGAGGTAAATATTGATGCAATCCAACTGCAAGCTGCAAATACAACCAAGAAATTGGATGCAAGAAGGAAGAAAGTAGCTGCTGAAGCCTCTGCAAAGTATGGGCCTATCATGGCACGTGTTAAAAACCCACCAAAGGGTAGAACATTATTTTTAACATACCCTTTAGAGAATTCATTTGAGACACCATCCTTCTTGAGGTTCAATTCTAATCATAAGAGTAGGGGTACATTAGCAGGAGATGCTACATCTGAAGTACAAGATTTAGATTATCCAACAATGGACAATTTTGATATTGATATTGCATTGTATTTACCCGATAACTTTCAAAACTCTCAGACGGTTTCTTACAAACAGGAAAAGTTAAGTGGATTAGCTGCAAAATATGCTGATGGAAATACAGACATGTTTTATGGTATGTATAAAAGTTTATTAGAATCTACTGATTTGGGTAAAGTGCAAAACAAAAAACTAGGGATTGCACTCAATCCATTAGAGGAAAAACTTTTTGATACTGTACAATTTAGAAACCACACATTTGATTTTGAATTCTATCCCGAATCAGAATCTGAGGCAAGAGAAGTAAACAGAATTATATACTGGTTTAAGATGGGTATGTTACCTAACTTTGGTACTGCACCAAGGTCTTCAGTCTTTAACACTCCAAACACTTGGGATATAACAGTTAATGGTATGTCTGAAAAAGTATTAGAAGGATTTGAAGAATCTGTACTTACTGGAGTGACAGTAAACTATGGTGGTGGGCAAAAGTTTGCAATATTCAATCAAGGCACACCAGTCAAAACCACACTTAACTTACAATTTTCAGAAACAAAGATTATCACTCAGGGTAATTATCATAAGAAAGTTGCATCACCAAGTATGAGAGCTCTTGCAGAATCTGATACAAAACCAGTTAGAGATAGTAACAACGGAGCAGGATAATGAGTAATTATTTCGATAACTTCCCCGAATTAGTTTACACTTTTGATTCAGGTGTAACAGTGTATGTTAAAGATATATTTAAGAAAGTAGGTATATCTCAGAAAAATTTCAACAACGTTATCTCATACGAAAAATACAATATCAAAGAAGGTGAAAGACCCGATGTAGTTGCATCTAAGTTATATAAAAATTCAGACCTATATTGGACGTTTTACCTTGTCAACGACTTTGATAACTTTGATGATTGGTTTAAAGACACACAAGAGTTTGAAAAACATTTAGATAAAGTATATAAAGGTAAATGGTTGGTTGCATCATCTTCTTCAGATGTTGTATCATATAATTTTACAAGTAATCCACCTAAATCAGAAAAGTTTGTATTGGGTGAAAAGGTTACAGTTGGGTCAAAGAGTGGAACTGTTCTTAAAGTAGACCCTACATATAATAGAATCTTAGTAGATACTGATTCAAAATTCAATGCATCTGAAACAATAACAGGTGCAGTCAGTTCCAAATCTTTCACCATGTCTAGTGTACAAGATGCAAGAGACGGTGTGTGTTATTATGAAAATGATAATGGTTTAAGAACCAATGTTCCTACATCAGGTTATACATCTGTAACTTTTTATGAGAAAGAGTTAAATGAAAACGAGGAAAAAAGGTCTATCAAAGTTATCAACCCATCTCTAATGGGTAGAGTGATTGATGAGTTTGAAAGACTAATCTAATAATGTCAGGTAATCAAAATATACAACCCAAAACTATTTCTATAGGTGGGGTAATTTTAGTAAATCAGTTTGGGGACTCGGTTGATTTATCAGAAGTGTTTACAACACTGTATCTTCAAGAAAGTATCCATTCCAAGTTTGTATCGGGACAGATACAAATTATGGATTCACTAAACTTACTCAGAAGTTTTAGAATGACAGGTCAGGAATACATCACTTTAGAAATTGCACAATTTGAAGGTAATGAAGAAGTATCGAAAGATAGTAAGATTACAAAAAACTTTAGAGTGTTCAAAGCTGTCAAAGAACAAAGAGTTGACCTTGCAAGTACAAGTTATACATTACACATATGTGACCCTATGTTGATGAGAGGATTGAAGAAACGAGTATCCAAAGTGTATAGAGGTTCCATGACAAGTATTCTTGCAAATCTTATGGTGGATGAATTAGATGCAAAACAAGATGAGTTAGATTTGTTTGTTGATTCAGAACCAAAGAATGTTCAGTTTATTAGTCCTAATTGGAATGTCAATAGTGTATTAGAGTTTTGTAAAGATAATGCAGATATCTCAGACAAACGAGTTGCATATAAAAATTCATTCTTTTTATTCTCTACACTCACGGGTGGGATAAGATTCATGCCCTTACATGAAATGATAAAGTTGAATGCACCTGTCAAATTTACATACAGAGATAGGTCTTCGATTGATAGTAGAGAGTTATCTAGAGAAGAACAACAGGTAGGTTTAAATACTCAAATAATCAAGTATCACCGACCCTCACATTTCAATACTTTAAGAGGGTTACAAAATGGTGGTTTTGCATCAACACTAAAAACATTAAATCCTGTATCTAAGATTGTAAAGAGTAGTGTATTTGATATCGATAAACACTTTAGTGAAACAAGAAGAGACCACGTATCGGGTTATCACATGATTAAGTCAGGGCCTGAGAAAATATTAAAAGGTAAAATGTTACAAGACCAAGATGTGTCACCCGAAGTTGTTTCACTTGGAGAAGAAGATGGTCTGAATGAATCACACAATTCAGTAGTTAAGTATGATTACTTAATGCCTCATGCATATGACAATAGAAAAAAGGTAGATGATAAGGAAGTGTTCGTATCATATAATGCAGACAACAATGAAAATAATTGTTTACAAAGACGAGCAATGTTGGAACAACTACAACAAAACACTGTTATAGTAGAAGTATCTGCAAGGTCAGATATATCTGTGGGTACAGTTGTAGAATTAGACATTCCAGCAGCTGAGGTTGCACATGACGATGGTATGATGCCTAGAGATGAAAAAACAGATGATAGATATTTGATTACTGATATGACACTAGAGATAGGAAACAAAGATTTTAGTAAGTTAATATTAGAGTGTGTGAAGGAATCATTTGCAAAACCTATAGAACAGGTGAAAGTAGATGATACACCAACGAGAGGTAGGAGAGCATGATAAATTTTTATGGAGTAGTTGAAGATAGACATGACCCTCTAAAGATAGGAAGGGTTCGTGTTCGTATTCATGGGTATCACACTCATGACAAACAAATGATATCAACACCCGACTTACCATGGTGTCAAGTAATTCTTCCAACTACATCTACAGGTCATTCAGGTTTTGGTACACAACATGGTTTGACTGAGGGTACAAACGTTGTAGGTTTCTTTAGAGATAAATCTATGCAAGACCCAGTCATAACAGGTGTGGTTGCTGGTATCTCACCCGAACATTCTAGAGAAGATGATAACCAAAAATACAGACCTAAAACATCTGAAGGATTCAATGACCCAAGACTTTTGTCGAAGGGAGAATACAAAAATACACCCGATGGTGAGAATCCTAAACACTCATCACAAAGAGGATTTGGACTAGACGTATCAATCGAAGAGTCACCTAAGTTACCAAAGAAAGTTAAAATAGATTACGAAGGTGAGGGGTCAGAAGTAGACTATGATAAAGTAAGTAAATCTGATTTACCATATTATCCACTAGAAAGAGGTGAGAGTGATTTAGGTAAATACCATACAGGTGAAAAACCAAACTACAAAGATAGAGAGATACCTCTAGACAATTTTAAAGACAAAGATATTGGTGTAAAAAGAGAACCTAAGTATCCTTACAATAAAACAACATTCACAGAATCAGGTCATTTACTAGAAGTAGATGATACACTTGAACATGAAAGAATTGCAGTTCAACACAGGTCAGGAACATTCCATGAGATTCATCATGATGGTTCTGAGGTAACTAGGATTGTCAATGACAGATACACAGTTGTCTGTAAAGATGATGAGGTGTACATCGGTGGTAAAGTAAATGTCAAGATTTTAGGTGATGCAAAATTAGACGTGGGTGGTGATGCACAAATTGATGTGACAGGTGAAACAGATATCACATCTATCAAAGACTTAACAGTCACTGCACCCACTATCGGTCTTTACGCAAACGAAATTAAACTTAACTCATAATGGCATTTACAGTACAAGTTCCAACATCTTTTGGATGTTCACCCGATACGATATTTTCTTTACCAACTAAGGAAGACTTAGTCAATGCACTTAATCAGATTGCACAGATACCAAGTCAACTCAGAGTTGCACTTGTTACTATGGCAGATGAACTTACAGAAGACTTACGTAATGAGATAAAGGAACTTATAAAGACTATAGAAGATTTTATTGACAAGTTACAAAAACTTCTGAGTCCATATTGGGAGAAACTCAAGGTCAGGGATTGGCAGAAAGAAATTAATGATGCAATCACTGAACTGATTCAGGAGTTTCATATTTACATACCAAGAAAGATTGCAGAAATTATATCAAAGTTAATACCAATAGAATTAGTATTTAAGTTTGCTGGTCTTGCAATAGATATCGTTAGAATTTTTGACCCCACATATCAATCAGAGATAAGAGCTCAGATACTTGCAAACATTGATAAGTTCTTTTCTGCAATACCCGAAAAGTTTAGGTCGTGGAGAGCTGAGTTTGGTGTATTGTGTGATGAGTGGAAAGCAAAGGTAACTTGGCAATATATTAAAACAGAGATACAGGGATTTCTAACTAATGGACTACATGGTGTCTTCGGTAAATTGATTGATAAATTTGATAAGATATGGGATGCATTAGGATTACCTTCACTGGTGAAATTATTCACAATGCCTGATATCGGTGCATTGATTGATAATGCAATTCAATCATTCATGGAAAGAAGAAAAGAGTTACTCAAAAAACTTCAAGACCTCAATCTTGCTGAAGAGGCAAAGAAAGCTATCAGGGAAGAACTAAAAAAAATTAGTGAAAAGATTGATGAAGTGTTAAACAATTTATCGGTGTTTGGATTTGACATACTATCAATCATCGGTGGTAAGATAAAAACAACTGTACAGTCATTAGAACAAAAGATTATGGAAATCAAAATTGCATTTCAAGAATTTTGTCAGAACTGGCAGAAGAAATTGTTATTTGATTGGGTCAAGATTGTCAAGAAGTTTTTCAGTGCAATCGGATTAGGAAAGTTATTTGATTTATTAACAATTACATTTTGTGATTTCTTAAAACTAATAGGATTCCCACCAGCAATTCCAACCATTGTTGGTATCAGTGGTGTAATAAGTGTACAACAAGTTACACCTAATAATGATAATTCAGATAGAATACAAAAGATTGATTCAGAAACACAAAGTCAATCATCAGATACCATTGTTGATGGAAAATTAGTACAGAGATTCATAAGGTTTAATGATGCTGGAAGTGATGAGGGTGTTTCAAGTTTTACTGCAAACGGAGTGACAGATACCTTTGCTATACCATCAGGTGACGGTACCCTAATGGTCTTCATAGATGGAGAAGAACAAGTTGGACTTCCACTTGTAGGAACATATACAACCAGTTCAGGTAACGTTGTTTTCAATAGTACACCTGTTTTAGGAAGTAGTGTTTCAATTATCAAAGTTTAGTGTATAAATAGTATTATGGCATATGAAAAAATCAAATCAAGTGGTAAAACAGTAGCAGAAAAAGTCTATGCAGACTTGGATTTGTTTTTCAGACCACATCCTATTACAGGTGATATATCATTGAAATATGATACCGATGCAATCAAGAGAGCTGTACGTAATATTATGATGACTAACTATTATGAGAGACCGTTCAAGCCAGGATTTGGTAGTAATATAAGGGAGATGTTATTTGAATTAGATAACCCTAGATTTCATTACAAGTATGCAGAAGATATTAAAAAAACTATTTTAGATTTTGAACCAAGAGTTACAGGAGTAGAAGTAAATTTCGGAGAAGTAACAAGTAGAGGGGAAGTGGACGTGAAAATATCTTACAAAATTAGACAAACGAATTTAGATAAACAACAATTAACAGTTACTTTAAGTAGGGTAAGATAATGGCAAAAGTAAAAAGTTCAACACTCAACGTTACAGACATAGGTTTCGATGACATATCCGATAACCTCAAAAACTTCCTAAAAGGACAAGATGCATTTAAGGATTATAACTTCGAAGGTTCTAACCTTGCAACACTGATTGACCTTCTTGCATATTCATCTCATATTTCTGCATTCAATACTAACCTTGCAGCTAGTGAGATGTTTTTAGATTCTGCACAAATCAGAAAGAATGTAGTATCACGTGCAAAAGATTTAGGTTTCACACCTTCAAGTGTATCAAGTGCAACATCAGTTTTTGATATAGAGTTGGTAGGAGTCAGGAATGCAGATTCAACCATTCCATCGTCTGCAGCTATGACAATACCTAGAGGACAAAGATTCTCAACTGTTTACAACGGAACAACATACGAGTTTGTGTGTACTGCATCTGTAACCCCTACTCAGAATGGTACTACTTTCTCGTACCCTAGTATTAATGTAAAACAAGGTGTGTATGTAACTGATACATTTGTTTATGATTCAACAGAACAGAATCCAAAGTTTGTATTGTCTAATCTTAGAGCAGATGTTATAACACTAGGTGTAAAATTAATCAGTGATGGAAAACCATCAAACTATACTAAGGCAGATAATGTATCATCCATCACTACCACTGCAAAGGTTTACTTCACTCAGGAAAACGAAGATGGTTACACAGAATTTTATTTTGGAGATGATACACTAGGTGCAAAACCTTTCGATGGTGATATCATTCAGGTCACATATCTTGTAACAGATGTGATACATGCAAACGGTGCTTTAAACTTTGCACTAGTAGATAACATCAATGGGTTTTCAGATGCATCAATACAAAATGTTACACCTGCTTACGGTGGTGCAGAAAAAGAATCTATCGAATCAATTAAATTTAAAGCATCTAAATCATATGCATCACAGAACAGATTAGTAACACTTGATGACTACAAATCTAAAGTGTCAGAGTTCTATCCGAATGCAGATGCAATTGCAATATGGGGTGGTGAAGATAATAACCCACCCGAATATGGTAAGATATTCTTATCATTAAAACCAGTTAACAGTAATTACCTCTCAGAAGCTGAGAAGGCAAATGTAGTTTCAAAATTGAGAGACCTCAATATGTTAACTGTAAGACCAGTCATCGTAGATGCAAAAGTAATTGACATCGTACTTGATGTTGTTTTCAAATACAATCCAAGAGAAGCAACAGTTAGTTTGGGTGAACTGGAAAGTGCAGTAGAAACTGCAGTAGAAAATTATGATAGTAACTTCCTAAATGGATTTGATTCTATCTTTAGGTATTCTAAGTTTTCTAATGCAATAGATATTGCAAACTCATCTATACTATCAAGTATATCAAGAGTCAAATTAAAATACGAACAAATTATTACCAAGAATAAATCATTAGGTTATACTATTAATTTTGGTAATGGATTATATCATCCTCATGATGGACACAATTCAATGGGTGGTGGTATATTACAAACAACAGGTTTTAAAATTTCAGGAGATAGTGTAAATACACAGTTCTTTGATGATGATGGTAAAGGTAATTTAAGACGTTACTATCAGTCAGGTGCAAACAGAGTTTATGTAGACTCTGAGGCAGGAACTGTTAACTATGGTACTGGAGAAATAAAGATTGATGGAATTAACATAACTGATACAAGTAATGCTGATTCTACCATAGCCTTCACTATAACACCAGTCAGTAATGACATCGTTTCATCTAGAGGTCAATTAATTGACATCAAGTTGAGTAACACAACGGTTAAAGGTGAGGCAGACACCATCGCAAGTGGTGAATCGAGTGCTGGAGTTGGATTTAGTTCAACCCCAACATACTCATAATGATGAAAAACGTGACGCGAGTCCCGCGAGTAGTTTCCCGTTAACTCGGATTATATTTTTAGGAGAAAAAAATGGCAGATAAAAAAATAACAGCATTGTCACCAATTGCTTCAACAGAAGTTCAATCGGATGACCTATTGCACATCGTAGATAACCCCGGCGGTACACCAGTAAACAAAAAAATGTCACTGGCAACTTTGTTCCAAAACATCCCAAGTACTATAGCTTGTGATTCAATTGAAACAGAAACAACTGCACAAACTAATTTGGGTAGTAATGACACATTAGTAACTAAGATTGATATCTCAGGTTCTAACACAGACATTGCATACACATTGGATAATGGTAACCATGTCGGACAGTTAAAAATTATTATCATGACAACAGACCCAGGCGATGCAGCTGCAGACGCAAACATCACAGTAACTAGTTGGGGTTCATCCTCAGCATCTTCAAACCAAATCATCTTAGATGGTAAAGGTGAGTCAGTTATTTGTTTATGGGATGGTTCTGCATGGTATTCAATTGCTGAATCTGGCGGTGCGACAGTAGCTTAGTAGGTAACTATTAATGAAAACATATAAGACGGTACACAATTTATCGGATAGATTAGTAAATCTCTTACCCGATTACGTAAGGGACGAATCACCCGAATTTGTTGCTTTCTTAGATGCATATTTTGATTTTCTAGAGTCGGACATTCTGACTCTAGAATCTCAAGGTGAACTTCAAACCTTAGGGTTAGAAGATGGTGGTGGAAGTATCATTCAAGAAACTGAAACTGCTAAACCAACCCCTATGGTGGACAATAAGTTCACTGTATGGGACGGTGCTAATCTCGACTTATCTAATACTCAACCTTTTGAAGTCGGTGAGTATCTTGTTGGTAAGACATCGGGTGCATTAGCAAAGATAAAAGTAATCAATGATAAGGTCATGTATCTAGACATGATTACTGATTACAATTTTAGAGAGGGTGAACAAGTCCTCGGAAGAACCAGTAATCAAACTGGTAAAGTAAAAACACATAGACAGAATTCTATACTTGCAAATAACAAGTTATTAGATTATTCTGATATCGACAGAACAACAGAAGAGTTTCTTGCATATTTCCAAAAAGACTTCATGCCTTCGATTGATTTCTTGATTGAGGCAGACAAGAAACTTATTATAAAACATATTAAAGATTTATACAAGACTAAGGGTACAAAAGAATCCCTAGAGTTCTTGTTCAGAATTCTTTACAAAGAGAATGCAGAAGTTGTGTATCCTATTGATAACACACTGCATGTATCAGACTCAGGTTGGAAACAAAAGAACTTTATACAAGTTAGAATGGATGAACCTAGATTTCAACCACCATCACATGGTAAAATTGTACAAAAGGATTCACTAGGTAATAAGGTTGCAGAAGCTGTAATCGAAGGTGTATTCTTTGACCCCAACTCTGAGATTAATTACAAAGTACAAATATCAGATTTTCACTTTGGTGAGTTTACAGTAGATGGTTTGATAGAAGTTGAAAACCGTAAAACTAAAGAAATACAAACAGGAATACTTAGAGGTGTAATATCAGGTACAACTACAGATGTAGGTTATTCTAATACATTTATACTTGAAGATAACTCAGGGGATTTGTTATTAGAAGATGGAACAGGGTTCATTAATGAAGATGACACTCCAACACTTGGTTCACTTTATACATTAACTGATAATGTAATTTTTGAATCAGGTAAAGGTGATGACGCAACTGATGCTACAGGTCAAGTGGATGGTTTGACATCAGGGTCTGTTACAGAAGTTTATGTATCCGAACAGGGTAGTGGATTTAAGGATGGTGACTTAGTTATATTTGATAACTCAGGAACTGGTGGTTCAGGTGCATTAGGTAGAATCGAAGCTGTAGGTGACATTATGTTATCTGAATCAGGTGTACACTTTGGACACTTCGAATATACTGCAACGTCAGGACAAACAGTGGTATCAGGATTAGATGATAACAATCTATTCATGGCATTCGATGAAAACACTGTAAGAATTGATGTTAATGGTATAACCAAAACAACAGGGTTCACCATAAATGACAATCTTGATACAATAACATTTACCACTGCATTGAATGGTGGAGATTTTGTAGAAGTATTTGGACAGTTTAATAGTATACTTGCTGAAGACGGAACACCACTAACATATGATAGTGTAGACGGACTATCTGCACCCACAGGAATTAGAAAAGTAACTATACTCAATCAGGGTGCTGGGTACAACTCATTACCAATCGCTGCACCTGGCGGTTACATTTATATGAGTGCAACACACTTATCAGGATTCCAAGTAGGTGAAACAATTACAGGAGCGGGTGGTGGAACTAGTAAAATCGTCTACATTGATAATGACAGGAATAGATTAGAAGTTCAAAGAAGACCTGAGGATTCAGGGTCATTTAACACCAACGAAACAATCACAGGTTTACAGTCTACTGCAACAGGTACAATAACACAACACAATGTACCATCAGGAACTAATGCAAAAATTCTTACTTACTCAACAACTATAGGTGGGGTTGGTTCACTTCGAATGACAGAAGTGGGTAATAAGTATAACACACATGGTACAATAAAGTCAAGTAGTACTTTCCCAATGTTAATTACAGTACCATCAAATGTACTTGCACGTGGAACTACCATTACAGGTAATACAACAGGTGCAACAGGTATTGTTATAGATTACAATACAACAACAAGTGTTTTAAAATTTAAAGACCTCACAGGTTATTTCAAAGAAGGAGAACAACTAAACTATAGTGGTGGAACTTCTAAGGTTGCAAAGTTCAATCCTATTAGAGCAATGGGTAACTTTGTCGGTGAGGCAATAGAAGATGGAAACTTTGCAAATGACTACGGTTACCTAGATGCATCTGCAATGAACATCTTTGATAGTAAGTATTATCAAACACATTCATATGTAATCAAGGTTGGTGAATCTATCAACAAATGGAGGTCTATTGTTAAGAACCTCATTCACCCAGCAGGACATATATTCTTTGGTGAGGTTGCAATTAGAACAAACGTTAATGCAACTGCAGATGTATATAACAGGACATTCGATAGTACTGAAACAACAAGAGCATTTATACCTACACTTATTATTGGTTCAAAAGTAGATTCAATAGATTTACTATGGGAAGATGAAACATGGAATACAGAAGATGACAATGCAGTTAATAATTATTATCCTGTAGAACTTGAAGATTCATTAGACGGTAAACTAAAAGCTGAAAGGTATATCAACGGTGTTGTTTATGACAGTGAAAATGATACAAATGTAACAGGTATCATTGACCAAATAACAGGTCAAGGATATGTCATAGGTACAGAGATTTCTGAAAGTGATGATAGTTTTGTTTCTAGGGTATTAGAAGTAGAAGCTAAGATTAACTCAACACACAAAGTGTTTGTCATCATGGAGACTAGAGAAGACGAACTCAATGATGATGTAATAGTATTAAGAGAAGCAGGTATACCGAGTGCAACTACAGACCCAAGAACAGGTAGTGCAATCAAACCAACAACTTATGATATTGTAAGTGTATCAAACCCAGCAGGTGCAAAATCAGGTGCATTTACTGAGGTTGGTGATAGTTCACATAGAGCAAGACACTTAAACTTGTTTGTCATCAATTCATTTGCATCATCGTTTACACAAGTAGGATTGAGACAAGAGGGTGGTATATCGGGTGACATTGCAAAGACATCATTATCACTTGATTTCAATAACAATGAATATCAAACAAGAGAAGACTTAATCACAGGTGGTAGTTTTAGACCATCAGACAAGGGTAAGGTTATTCAGTTTGATTCATATGCAGAAGAGTTTTTAATAATGGAAGATGGTTTTAAACTGATTCAAGAACCTGTAGATAACTTCTTGGTACAAGAACCACCATCAAATGAATTCCAACAAGACCATGTAGACGATGAACAATCATATCCTAATCAATCACATGACCAACATGATGGTGATGGATTACTATTTGAAACTGCAACAATCAATACCGATGGAGTTAATATCGGTAATGATAAATGGATATTAGAAGATGCAACACTAACAGTCAGGGATGATTACTTTATCACTGAAAGAAGTTTAGGTGTATCATCTACAGTTTCAAGTGCAAGATTAGGCCCTACTTTACGAAGTATAAATATAATATCAAATCAAAGAGCATTTGACATAGCATATTATATCCATCATTACGGAGATGACGATGGAATATTATTAGAAAATGAAGGTGGAAAGGTTATGGATGAGAGAAGTAATCTCGAAGGACTTAGAGTCCGAGACTTAAATGATTACTATTCTTCCTTCTTAGTACCCGATTTTGAGCAAAAAGCAAACAGAAAATCAAATATTACACTTTCTTCCTATGTTAGCTCAGGTTGATTGTATAAATAGTTTATATCAATTGGAGATTTTAAAAAATGGCAGCTATAATTACAGAAAAGTTTAGGATTAATAATGCTAAACAATTTAAAGAAGATTTTGGGGAAGCAGGTTCCTCAACATACCTCTTTATAGGACGACCTTATCTTTGGGGAACAGATGATACTGTAGAAACCCCAATCAATGCGATTGGAGATGAGATTGATGCTTATGAAGATATGGTTTCACTTAAAAAAGTGAACACTGCAGACGTATCACACGGTCTTGCAAGAAGAGATTGGACATCAGGTACAATCTATGACGAATATGCACACGATTATTCATCATCAAACACAGCTCCTTCAGGTGCAACAGGTTTGTATGATTCAAAATTCTATGTTATCACAGATGAATACAATGTATACAAGTGTATTAGAACTGGAAGAAACACTTCAGGTACTGCAGTTGCATCAACTGTAAAACCAACAGGTGTTGACCCCGACAACCTAGTAGCAACAACAGATACTGGTGCTGGTTCAGGTAGAGGATACCTTTGGAAATACATATACACTGTAAGTGCATCAGATGTTATCAAATTCGTAACAAACGATTTTATCCCAGTTAAAACATTGGGAGCTCAAACAGAAGTAAACGGAGAGACAGGACTCGGTTCAGCTGCCGGTGACGATGGTTCTGCTCAATGGGATGTTGAAAACAACGCAGACGATGGTGAAGTACTACACGTCAGAGTCACTAATGGTGGTTCAGGTTACACTAATGGTACATACACAAGTGTTCCTATCAAAGGAGATGGTTCAAGTGGTACATGTACAGTTGTTGTAGCTTCAAATGCAATCAAATACGTCACAATAACAAACGAAGGAAGTGGTTACAGAAGAGCATCAATTAATATCGGTGATATCTCAGGTATCGGTTCAGGTTCAGGTGGTTCATTAACACCAATCATATCTCCAATTTATGGTCATGGTGCAGACCCAGTTTCTGAACTAGGTGGAAACTATGTAATCGTCAACTCTAGATTAGAGTTTGCAGAAGGTGAGGGAGATTTCCCAACAGACAACGATTTTAGAAGAATCGGATTAGTTAAAGACCCATTCGAAGATGGAACAACAACAGTTGCAACTGCACCTACACTAGCTGCATACGATAAGATAACACTATCGAGTGTATCAGGTCTTGCAATTGACGACATCATTAGAAATGCATCATCAGATGGTGCTGGTGTTGCAAACGGAAGAGTCGTATCAATCGACACAACAAATAAAATAGTATCTTACTTGAAAGTTGCAAATAATGATAATACATATCATGCATTCTCAAGTACAAATACAGTGTTTGTCGGTTCAGGTACAATTGGTACAGTATCGGCAGTTGATGAAAACTATCCCGAAGTTGAAAGACATTCAGGTAATGTTACCTACATTGAAAACAGGGGTGCAGTATCAAGAGCTGCAGACCAAATAGAAGACATTAAACTCATTATTGAGATGTAATCAAGTTCTTAGAACTTTAAACTAAAATATTGGTAGAAATTTATGACAGAGAAGACAGACCTTAATGTAACCCCGTATCACGATGATTTTTCTGAAGACAAGAAGTTTCATAAAGTATTATTCCGTGCTGGGAGACCATTACAAGCTAGAGAATTAACTCAGTCTCAATCTATATTACAGAATCAAGTCGAAAGATTTGCTGGACATATATTTGAGGAAGGGTCTCTTGTGGATGGAGCTCAAACAGACGTAGTGTATGATTACGGTTATGTAAAGGTTGATAATGTCAATCCGAACAGTGTTGGTGGTTCAGTTTCTACATACTTAGATTCATTTAAAGACAAATACATTCAGGGTAAAACTTCAGGTGCAGTTGCAAGAGTATACTTAACAGTTGCAGAAACATCTGATGACCCAACAACTCTTGTTGTAAAATACTTAGCAGGTGGAACAGATTCATCAAACTCTTTTTACTTTGATGCAAATGAAGAATTAGAAGAAGTAAATGTTGATGAGAATGGTAACCCAACATCTGCAAGTAATAATAATGAATTCAAAGTGCAAACAATTGATAAAAGTCCAGTTGGTCGTTCATCCGTTGCAAGTATCACAGAAGGTGTAGTATATCTTAGAGGTTTCTTTGTAAAGGTTGACGCTGCACAATTAATTTTAGAAAAGTATTCAGGACAACCATCATATAGAGTTGGTTTAGATATCTCAGAACAATTAATATCTTCTGCAGATGACGACTCATTATTAGACAATGCACAGGGAACAACAAACGAAAACGCACCTGGCGCAGACAGATTTAAGATTCAAACAACTTTTGTTAAGAAGTTATTGGATACAACAGATGATACTAATTTCATCGAATTATACAGAGTAGTAAATGGTACCACAGAACTAAAAGTATCTTCTGCAAATTATAGTAATTTTGAAAATTCACTTGCAAGAAGAACATACGACCAATCAGGTGACTTTACAGTTAGACAGTTCATTCCAACTCTCAGAGAACACTTACAAGAAAATGACAACCTAGGATATTACACTGCATCACAAGGTGGAGATGTTGGTAAGTTCGTATTACAAGTTTCGCCAGGCAAGGCATATGTCAGAGGACATGAAATTGATAAGATAGGTACAACACCTATATCATTACCTAAAGCAAGAACAGTTGCAGAGTTATCAGGAACATCTACTTCTGCAAGACTTGGTAACTATTTAAAAGTAACTAACATTCATTCAGTCCCCGAGTTTGGTAATGAGGGTGGAGAAGATTCACTAAAACCAAATCACTTAATTAAATTATATGATAGTACAGTTTCATTAGGGACTGAACCATCAAGTGGTCAAATCGGTTTTGCAAGAGTACGAAACTTTGATGAACTAGAGAGTGTTGATGTAGATAACAATAAAGTACTAGACCCTACATCTAAACATGCATTATACCTATTCGACATTAAGATGTTTACCAAGATTGGTATTACTGCATTATCTAATGCAAGTCCAATAAATGTTGGTGATAGAGTAGATGACACAGTAACAGGAGCTCATGGTATAGTAGCAGACGTTGACTATTCTAATGACTTTATTTTAGTTCATGACGTACAGGGTACATTTGTAGTTGGTAATACTATTCAAAGTACAGGGTCTACTAACACAACATATAACAATGCTATTGCATCTGTTAGAAATTATAACATCGATAGAGTGAGAGGTGTATCACAAACACCTAGTAATGCAAGTAGAGAAAAATTTACTGGTAATGTAATAGTCGATGGTGTAAAGGTTTTATCAGGAACAGTATCACTTACAGCAGGTAGTGATACTGTAGTTGGTTTTGGAACAAGATTCCAAGACGAATTGAAAGAGGGTGATGTTATAGTCAACCCTATTGATGGTGGAGAACACATTGTACAAACAGTTGGTGGTGCAACATCCGTTACCCTTACAGCTAATGTCGGTAGTGGTAAAACTTTCCAAGGTAATGTTACACGAAGACGAGTTAAGTTATACGACCAAAACCAAACTGCAAATATTTTTGCATTCAGTAGAGATTTTATAAAATCATTTACACCCGATAGTTGTCAAGTTAGAAGACAGACAACAGTCGAAGTAGCTAGTCAGGCATTCACTATATCAGCAGGTTCAGGAAATACGTTCCCAGCTATTACTGCATCAAATGTAAATCAATTTGTTGAGATGGCAGTTATCGAACAATCATCAGGTTCACCAACATACTTAAATGGTGACGTATTAGACCCAAGAGATTTCTTCACTAGTTTATCAGGAGATAGTAGTACACTATCATTTGGTAGTCTTGCAACTGCAAATAACGGTGCAATTTTAAAAGTATCATATACAGTTAACATCGGTTCACCTGTTCAAAGAGATAAAACATTAAGAGAAGGTAAGATGTTAAAAGTCGGTTCTCCTTCTTCACAAAATAGTTTTTACGGAACTGGTTATGACGACAAAGAAATTTCATTAGGTCTTGCCGATGTATTTAAAATCAGAGGAATATATGAGGCAGAGGATGGAAGTAATCCTTTACCCCCTAGTGCAACTATTGACCAATTAAATGCTGGAATACCTTTTGTAGATAAAGAGATTATTAAAGGTCAGACAACAGGTGCAAGAGCAAAAATCATTAACTACGCAGGTGATGATAATACAACATACTTCTACTATTTGTCAAGTACACAATTCAATTCATCAGAATCTGTAGTTGGAGAGACATCTACTGCAACAGGAACATTATCGAATGTGTCATCAGGTAGTAAAGAAATTAAGAACAGATACTTCTTTGATGATGGTCAAAGAGATGGTTTCTATGACTATGCAAAATTACAATTGAAGCCTGGTGAACCAGCTCCAAACAATTCAATACTAATTGTATTTGATTACTTTACACATGGTGCTGGTAACTTCTTTGATGTGTCATCATATGACAACCAAGTTTCTTATCAAGAGATTCCAAAGTATATACCAAACAAAGTAGACCTAGGTGGTTTAGAACCCGATGGTCAATTTGAGTTATCAGATGCAGTTGACTTTAGACCAGTAGCAGACCAGTTAATTGGTCTCTCAGGTTTTCCAACACAAGACATAGACCCAACAGATTCAAATCTAGTAGACATTAGTGATAGTTCTACAGGTATTACTGCAGCTCCATTTAAATATGAGAGTACAGGATTTACTGCATCTGCATTAGATGTACCAGTAACGAATAGTGCAATTCAAGGTGACATTACTTTCTATGTACCTAGAATCGATAAAGTATTCTTACATAAAGCTGGTAACTTCCAAGTAAATAGTGGTGTACCATCTTTATCACCAACTAAACCAAAGGTCATGGATGATGCAATTGAAATGTTTGAATTGTTCATTCCACCGTTTACTGCAAACCTAAAGAAAATTAAGATTAAGAGTATCGACCATAGAAGATATACCATGAAGGATATCGGTAGGATACAAAACAGAGTTGCAAACCTAGAAAGACTTACAACACTATCTCTCTTAGAAAGAGATACACAAAACATGCAAATCCAAGATGCAGACGGATTCGATAGATTCAAATCAGGATTTGTTGTTGATTCATTTAAGGGTCATGGTATCGGTGATGTTTCTCATCCTGATTATGGTGTTGCAATTGATACTAAACTAGGTACACTTAGACCACAAGTTTACACTTCATTCTTTGACTTAGGTCTAAATGAAGCTTCATCATCTAGTTATCAGAAGACTGGTGATTTACTAACACTACCATATTCAGAAAAGACATATGTAAATCAAGATAAAGCATCTAGAACAATTAATGTCAACCCATATAACGTATTTGCATTTATCGGTAACCTTAAGTTATCTCCAAATTCAGATGTATGGAATGATTCAGAAAGATTACCCGAAGTTAGAATTAACAGAGAAGGTAACTATGATGCAGTATTAGCTGAGAATACAAACTCACTAGGTACTGTATGGAATGCATGGCAAACAACATGGGTCGGTGAACCTAATGTTGTAAATGAAGAAGTTGTTTCATCAAGGCCTGGTTCATGGTCAGGAGACCCAGCACAAGGTGGTGAATGGATACCTGGCGAAGATGTTACAAGAGTTATTACAGAAACACCCGAGACACAAACAAGAAATGGTGTTAAGACTACAGTAGTCGAAGATTTTGTAGAAGACAGAAGAGACAGGATTGTAAGTGTAAGTATTATACCTTTCATCCGTTCTAGAAGAGTAGAACTAGATGCACAAAACTTACAACCGAATAGAAAACACTATGTGTTCTTTGATGGTATTAACGTCAATGCACATGTTACACCTTTCAGTTCAACATTCGGAGACGGTGGTGCAACTGCAAAAGGAACTGTAATTAAATCAAACAGAAATGGAAGACTTCGTGCATATTTTGATATACCAAATAACAATGCACAAAGATTCCCAACAGGTCAAAGAGAAGTCAAGATAACTGCAAGTGAAAGTAATCTTTCTAATCCACCTTCTTATGCAAGTAATGTATATCAGGCACAAGGATTATTGCAGTCATCACAAACAGAAATTATATCTACAAAGAATGGTAGAGTTATTAGAGAAAATCTAACAGCAGGTAGAAGTATTGAAAGGTCAGGAGAGTTCTTTAACAGAACTGCAACCGATTTGGATGCACCTCCATTACCACCAGTACCACCAGCTGAAGACCCACCATTACCACCTCCACCACCTCCGCCGCCTGACCCACCACCACCAATCGTGACACCACCAGTGGATGAGGCACCAATTATTCCAAATAATATATTTGATGTCCCCGATGTATGGGAGTTCAGAGGATGGCAAGACCCATTAGCAGAATCTTTCTTAGTAGAGAGTCGTGGTGGTATGTTTATAACATCTATAGATTTATACTTTAATACTAAAGATGAAAGTTTACCAGTAACAGTTGAAATTAGAAACATGGTAAATGGTTACCCTGGCCAGATAGTACTTCCGTATTCAGAAGTAACTAAAAATCCTAATCTGATAAACATCTCAGAGGATGGTTCAGTTGCAACTACATTTACATTTGATTCACCAGTATATGTTGAAGAAGGACAAGAATATTGTTTCGTAGTATTATCAAACTCTAACAAGTATGAAACATTCATTTCAACTATGGGTGAAGAAGACATTAAAACTGGTCAATTGATATCAGGACAACCGTACGCAGGTTCATTATTCAAATCACAAAATGCATCAACATGGACTGCAGAACAAACACAAGACCTTAAGTTCCATATGAAAACTGCAAAGTTTGATACAACAAAAATTGCAAACATTATATTTGAGAATGGTGATTTAGAAAATGATACACTACAAGTTAACCCTATTCAAACAACATCAGGTTCAAGTAATGTTAAGGTTTATCATTATACACATGGTATGTATGATGCAACATCAAATGTAACTTTATCAGGTATACAAGGTGATAGAGAAAACGGTGTAACAAATATAGGTGAAGGAAGTGCAACATTATTATCAGGGGCATTACCTTCAAATAGTACTTACAATGATATTGCAACTACATCTAGTGGAAGTGGAACTGGGTGTAAACTCAAGTTCGTAGTAGCTGGTGGTGCAATATCAGATATAGAAATTCAAGATTGTGGTAGTAATTATAGTGTCTCAGATACTTTAACTGTAACAAACTTGGGTAGTACAACTAATAGTATACAGATTAATATTGATGCTGTAACAGATACTATCGGTGGAGTACCAATTAATCTATTAAATAAAACACATACTGCAATTGCAAATCCAAAACTAGACAGTTACGAAGTTGTTGTAGATTGGGATTCAACAGATATTGACGGTGCATCTGCACCATCTGTGTCATCATCTGTGGGTGGAGGAACATCAGTAATAGGTACAAGAAACTATTACTTTGATTCAATCCACACAATGATTCCATCATTGACATTGAGAGATACAAGATTAACATGTAACTTACAATTGTGTGCAATGAATTCACCCGAAAGTTATGTGAAAGGAACACCGTATGCAATGAGAAACTCTTCTCAATATGTTACACTTAATGACAATGTATTCTTAGACGCACCAAGTATTGTTGCATCAAGAATTAATGAAGTAAATCAATCATCATTATCAGGTACAAGGTCATTTAAAACACAAGTATCATACATCACTTTGAATGAAAACGTATCACCAGTAATTGATATGTCTTCAATGGGTGTTATCTGTAATGCAAACAGAGTAAATGGTATGAGTTCAACTAATGAGCAAACAATCACCCCAACAGAAAATGCAGAAGGTGAGATGAATGCAATGACATATGTAACTAAGAGAGTTAACTTAAAAGAACCAGCATCTTCAATTAAGGTTATGTTAGATGGATTTAGTCCATTAAGTACAGACCTAAAAGTTATGTACAAGGTTCTATTGAATGACGAATCTACTCCTTTTGATGATGTAGGATACAACTTCTTTAACACCGATGGTTCACCTGATATTATCGTAGATAAAGATGGTAAGAATTTTAAAGAGTACGAATATAGTATAGAAGACTTACCCGAGTTTACATCTTTTGCAATTAAGATTGTAGGACAAGCACATAATACTTCTGTAGTTCCATTAGTGTCTAACCTTAGAGCAATAGCGTTAGCAACGTAATGAGTACAATGAAAGAACTAGCAAGAGTACAAGGAGAACAACATCTTTTTAGAGATGAAGAATCAGGTGCTATAATAAGTAATGATAGTCAAACACTTGCAATTTATAAGAAAAGAAAAACAGTGTTTCAAAATCAAATAAATGAAATAAATACTCTTAGAGAAGAGATAAATGAAATTAAAGAATTTTTGAGGAATATAACAAATGGCCAAAACAGTTAGTCAACATAGTACACTCGAAGAGTGGAGACAGTCGTATAACGAACTAGCATCAGATGTTGGGGATATTGGTGGTTTACGTACTCAAGATAAAACTACACTTGTTGATGCAGTAAACGATTTAAGAGATAGAGAATTCTTTTTCCAAGGATTTATTTACACTGCAACTGGTGGTCAAACAGTATTCGAAGGTGCAGACAGTTCATCCGACCAAAATGAATTAGAGTTTAGAGACCATAGATTCCTCGTATTCAAAAACGGTGAATTACAACAACTCTCAACAGATTTCACAATATCAAATGTAAATGCAAACGGTAATCACACTAGAGTTACACTTACATCGGGTGCAACTAATAATGATATTATCAGAGTGGTTGCATTTACAGGTTCATTCCTTGATGTCGCAGGTCAAGCTGCAGTACAAACGTTTTGGACTGAAACATTAGAGAACACAATTTACAATAACAACGATAGTGGTGTTATTATTAATGGTGACATCGGTTCAGTTGTCACAGAATTACAATCAGGTTACGTAGTTCAGATAGAAGGTAAAACATTCATCAATGGTGATGTAGACCTTGATACAGGTCATACCCTATCTGCACCTACACTTACAGACAACACACTATCAATTAATCAAGGAAACGTCACAGGGGGTGTCACAGGAGACTTCAGTGGTGATTTCAACGTAGGTAATTTAGATGTCGGTGGTGGTTTCAATTCAACAGGAGTATCGATTACATCTACTGGTAACATCAATGCAAACGGTAGTGCAGAGATTGATGGAAACCTAAACGTAGATGGTTTAACAACATTAGATGGAACAACAATTGATGGTAATCTAGACCTTAATGGTAATCTAGATGCATCAGGAACAGGACACATCGGTGGTAACTTTGATGTCAATACTGATAAGTTTACAGTTGCATCAGCAACAGGTAACACTGCAGTAGCAGGAAGATTAGATGTAACTGGTAATCTAGATGTTGATGGTGCAACAACTACAGATGGAATACACAACGTAGGTTCTTTAAATCAAGATGGAAGTGTGGACATTTCAACTACACTAGAGGTACATGGAGCTGTAGATTTTAACTCTACTCTAACTGTAGATGGTCAATCTAATCTCAATGGTCATGTAAACTTGGGTAATGCATCTACTGATACAGTTACATTCAATGGTGTACTTGATAGTGACATCGTTCCCGATGGAGATAGTTCAAGAGACTTAGGTACAAACAGTGTTAGATTTTCAAATGCATATATCGATACTACAACAGGTAACCTAGTCGGTAATGCAAGTACAGCTACAACTTTAGAAACTGCAAGAGATATAGGTGGTGTATCCTTTGACGGAAGTGCAAGTATCAATTTGCCTGGCGTCAACCAATCAGGTAATCAGGACACATCAGGAAACGCTGCAAGTGCAACTGTATTAGAGACTGCAAGAAATATATCAGGTGTATCTTTTGATGGAAGTGCAGACATAGAATTAAATACTTCTCACATTGATGAAAACGTTGCAAACCTTTATTTTACAAATGCAAGAGCAGATGCAAGAATAACAAATGCTATTGATACAGACAATACTTTTGCAGATGCATCAAACACTTTAGTTCCTTCACAGTTAGCAGTCAAATCATACGTTGATTCACAATTAGATTTACAAGACGAACTAAGTGAGATGAGTGGAGACTCAAGTGATATTACAGAACACGCAACAACAAATTTATTCTTTACAAATGCAAGAGCAGATGCAAGGATAACAGCTGCAAGTGTTGGAGATTTAAGTGATGTGGACATTACAGGTGTTGCAGCTGGTCAAGCACTTACATGGAGTGCAAGTAATAATAGGTTCGAACCCACAACACTTGGTAGTTCTACCGACAGTTTTGCAGAAGGGTCATCAAACCTTTACTTCACAAATGAAAGAGCAAGAGATGCTGTTGCAAGTTTAATAGTAAATTCAAACAGTGTTAGCAATGGTCTTAATGCAACATATAACGATAATGATAATGCTGAAGGTACATTAGAACTCGATGTTGACCCCGAATATATCAGAGACACAACTGCATCATTCATCACTGGTGGAACACATAGTGGTATCTCATTTACTCACGATGATAATAATGATAAATTAAATGCATCTATATCAATAAGTGGTTTTGACACAAATGATTTAAGCGAAGGTGAAACTAATCTTTACTTTACAAATGCAAGAGCAGATGCTAGAATCGCAGCTGCTAATACAAGTGACTTGTCAGAAGACCCCGATGCAACTGGTTCAAGTGGTACAATGTACTTCACAGACGAAAGAGCTCGTGACGCTGCAGCAGCCATGATTACTAGTGGTACACACAGTAACATTACAGTCAATTATAATGACACTGCAAATACACTTTCGTTCTCTGCAGCTGCACAATACGCAGACTCAGATGCAAGAGGAGCTTTATCAGGTGGGCCAGGTATTGATTACAATACATCAACTGGTAAAATTTCTGCAGACCTAAATGCAAGTGGTGGATTAGAGTTCCATGCAGCTGGTGATGGTGGTGAGATAAGATTGAAATCTTCAGTGGCAGGTAATGGTCTTGCACATAGTAGTGGTGTTCTCTCTATAAATACAAGGAAAGGTGTAAAAATAGATTCAGATTTTGTTGAATCAGATTATGAAGTAGTTTCAACAGCACCCTCAAGTGTCAGTGGTACAAACGATGGACATTTGTGGTATGTGGTGTAATGGGACACAGAGGTGAACATTAAATGTCAAATGAAACATATATTAATACAGGGACTAGTTTTCAACAACCCTTCAATGATAGAAGACCTGTACAACAAAGCTACCAATATAACAATCAAGAAAATAGACAGAGACCTGTACAACAAAATTATCAGTACAACAACGTAGAGAATAGACAGAGACCTGCTAGACAATCGTATCAATACAATAACGTAGAGAACAGACAAAGACCAGCTAGACAGTCATATCAATACAATAACGTAGAGAGCAGACAGAGACCAACAAGACAGTCTTATCAGTACCATAATAGAGTACAACAAAATACTCAACAAGATTACACTTATCATAATAGGACACAACAACCTAATCAGCAGAACTATACCTATCATAATAGAGTAGATAGACAACGTCCTGTACAACAAAATTATCAGTATCATAATAGAGTAAATAGACAAAGACCTGCTCGACAACCTTACACTTATCACAACCGTGTTCAACAAGATACTCAGCAAACTTATCAGTATCATAATAGGATTCCAACCACTACTCAACAAGAATACACTTATCACAATCGTGTTCAACAAAATACTCAACAAACGTATGTGTACCATAATAGAATACAAGAAAGCACTCAGCAAAATTATCAGTACAACAACGTAGAGTCAAAACAAAGACCTGTTAGGAATCAAGCACACCAAAATTACATTCATTACATGCAAGTTTATGGGGGTTCAGGAGATACAGCTGCTATTAAGATGGAAACACCATATGGTCAGGTAACTAATACGATACCATCTTTTGAGTTCATGGGGTTTCCAATGCAAGAACAACGTACCGTAAGTGGAAGTCAATATACGTTCCAAGCAAGACAAGCATCGGGTAATGCACATGAAGGAGACTCATTTAGGGGTGCAATGTTCTTCAGAGGGCCACAGTATAGCTTACAAGGAACTCAGTCACCATACTATGAAGGTGCGGGGCCACAGGGAAATCATACAAATTATACACAGTGGGAGATGCAAGGATTTTCTTTTGAGGGACAGTTCCAAAGACAATGGACAGGACGTTTAAGATACACAGGAAAGAATACTAAGTTTGCAGCTCACATGGAAGCTACTGATACTGTGCAAAACCAAACCGTCCCCAATCCTCAAAGACAAGGACATCCTCAGGGACAGGGGAATCAAGGACTTGAATTTCTTTCTCAACATCCAAATAATTCTCAATATGGAATTACAATTACCAGTGGTCAGTATACAAGATTGGGGTGGGAACATGAGGGGTCATTTAATTCTCAGGTTCAATCACCAGTTAACCCCCGAAATATTCCTCAAACAGCGTTGAGAAATAAAGGAACCTTTGTAAGAGTGAGACCCCGTGGTTATGCAAGACAAGAACAATTTACTACAGGTGTTGCTTTAGATTTTGCATCAGTAGCTGCACAAGGTCTTGATTATCAGGTACCTACTGCAAATCTTAATGATAAACAACAACCTGCTCAACAAACTTATTCATACCATAATCAATTACCTAGAAGAAGACCCGTTAGAACTCAACGAAACGAAGATTCAGATAGACAAAGACCAGTAAGAGTACAAACACTTTCATCTGAAACAAAACGTAGACCAACTACAGTACAACAATTACAACGTGTATCTAGACGAAGACCAGTTAGAAATCAAGTCAATCAGGCTAATGAACAACAAAGAAATATACAACAAACATATCAGTATAATAATATTGTAACTAAACAACGTCCTGTACAACAAACTTATCCATATAATAATGTTGAGACTAGACAAAGACCTGTTAGAAATCAAGTTAATGAAGATGTGACTAGACAAAGACCTGCTAGGGTTGCAGTATTACAAAGAGTTTCTAGACAAAAGAATTTGCAACAAACATATTCTTATCACAATCAGGTTCCTAGAAGAAAATCTGTACAACAGACTTATAGTTATCATAACAGAGTAACAAGACAAAAGAATTTACAACAGACTTATAGTTATCATAATCAGGTTCCAAGACGTAGACCAGTACAACAGACTTATAATTATCATAATCAGGTTCCAAGACGTAGACCAGTGAGACAACCATTCCCTTCAACAAGACCTATAGGGCCTCTTGCAAAGGTTAAACAAATTTGGATTAATGAAGGTGGAGTGTTAAGAAAAATGGATGAAGTGTACTTAAATGATAGTGGAACATTGAAAAAGACTCATCAAAGTGTACCAACTTCTCAATTAACAGACCCGAACACTTAAAGTTGTATAAATAGTTATATGGCAATCATAGCAAACATATTTATAGACCAAGGTACCGATTTCGAAGTTACTATCGATGTCTCTGATACCAGTGACAATATCATAGACTTATCAGGGTACACTGCCTCTGCACAAATAAGAAAAACATATGGTTCTGAAACCATTGCAGAAACTTTTGGTACATCCATAACTGCATCAAATGGTAAGGTAACACTTACTCTTACGGATACTCAAACCACTGGTTTGAAAAGTGGTAGATATGTTTATGATTTAGTAATAACAGATGCCTCAGGAACAAAGACTAGAGTCATTGAGGGACAAGCAATAATAACACCCGGCGTAACAAGGTAGGGTTTATAAAATGGCTATAAAAGCAAAGATATCAGGGAACGCAAGTAACGTGACATTAAAATCAAGACTATTACAATCAACAGGCATTAAAGCAAAGCAAGTTGCAATCGGAGACTCTTCTACTGGAGGAGGTAGTAGTGTAAATTCGATAAGTGATATCGCAGACGTGAATGCAACAGAAACCGATAAAGGTTTACTAAACTATAATGCTGAAACAGATAGATGGGAAACCACTACAGTTATTGATGGTGGAACATTCTAGTATTATAAATACTTACACAAATCAAGGTGTCAGACAGTGAGACACGACCCACATTGTGAGTGGACTGCAATATAATGATAATCTAATTCTATACAAATAGAATTTACGTAAATTTTAAAACAATATATTAATTTTTTCAGGAGAAAAAAATGGCAACAGTAATTCAAATTAAAAGGTCTACTGGTAGTGCTAATCCCGCAATTTCTGATTTAGCAGAAAGTGAATTAGCCTACGTTCAGGATAGGTCAGGAACTGGTGCGAACGCAACTCTCTTCATAGAATCACATGACGGTACAAGTGCAGTTATTCACGAAATCGGTGGTAAGTACTATACAGACATGTTGGCTGGTTCAACACCAACACCTTCAGACTTCATAGTAGGTAACGGTGCAACAGCTGGTGCATCTATTAAGTTGAGAGAAGATTCAGACAACGGAACAAATTTCGTTGCTCTAAAATCACCCGACACATTGGGTTCAAACCTCACATTAACATTACCATCTTCAGATGGTTCAAACGGACAAGTACTTGGAACCGATGGTTCAGGAGCATTGTCTTTCGTATCAACAACTTCATCAATCGCAGGTGCATCTGATACAGATATTTCAGCACCAGCATCAGGACACATTCTTGTCCATGACGGTTCAGACTCATTTGATAACGTAGCAGTTTCAGGTGACGTAACACTTGCATCTAATGGTGCAATGACAATCGGTTCAGGTGTAGTTGAAAATGGCATGATAGCTGCAGACGCAGTAACAGGTGCTAAAATCGCAGACGACGCTATTGATTCAGAACATCTTGCAGATGGTTCAATCGATACAGCTCACATTGCAAATGGACAAGTAACATTTGGTAAACTTGCAGCTGCAGCGGTTGTAATCGAATCAGAAGGTATCGGTTCAAACGATAACGACACAACAATTCCTACTTCAGCGGCAGTAAAAAACTATGTTGATACTAACGTAACAGCACAAGATGTAGACTTTGCTGGTGATTCAGGAACAGGTGCAGTCGATTTAGATTCACAATCACTTACAATTCAAGGTACAAATAACGAAATTGAAACAAGTGCAAGTGGACAAACTTTAACAGTTGGTCTACCTAACGATGTAACTATTTCAAATAACTTAACAGTTTCAGGAAACTTAATATCAGACGATATTACAACTGCAACATTAACAACTTCAGGTAACCTTACAGTAACAGGTAACTTAAGTGTTAACGGTACAACAACAACTGTTAATTCAACAACAGTATCAATTGCAGACCCAATTTTTGAAATTGGTGATGATAGTTCAGATGATAATCTAGACAGAGGTATCAAATTTAAGTACAACTCAGGTGGTACTAAACTTGGGTTCTTTGGTATGGACGATACAGATGCTAAATTTAAGTTTATTGCAGATGCAACAGACACAAGTTCAGTATTCTCAGGTTCACTAGGTAACGTTGCATTCGGTAATGCCGAAGTAGCAGCTTTATCATTAAGTGGTTCTATCTCATCATACGCAGGGTCAGCTCCAACAGACGGTCAAATCTTAATTGGTGACACTTCAGGTGGAGTATTCGATGCAGCTACATTGACAGCTGGTGAAGCAATAACTATTACTAATGGTGCTGGTGCAATTACACTAGCTGCTGAAGACGCAACTACATCTAATAAAGGTGTTGCATCTTTCTCAAGTAATAACTTCACTGTTTCAAGTGGTGCTGTAACCGTTACTGCAATTGACGGTGGTACATTTTAATTAGTAGTTATAACTTGGAGGAAGCATGGCAACAGTAATTCAGTTTAAACGTTCAGCTACTCAGAACGCTGTTCCTAATACTGGTGATTTATCACTAGGGGAATTAGCTGTAAACACTTATCACGGTAGGTTTTACACTGAGAAGAATGACGGTTCTGCATCTGTAGTCGAATTAGGTTCAAACCCAACGAGTTTGACACTCAATGATGCTTACTCTTTTCCAACCAGTGATGGTTCGGCAAACCAAGTACTTAAAACCGATGGAAGTGGTACATTAACATTTGCTAACGCAGGTAATGTGTATTCCACGTTCACATATAGTGTAACAGGAAACCAAACAGTATTTACTGGAAATGATGACAATGGTAATTCATTATCATATACATCAGGTGGTGAAAACGTATACTTAAACGGTGTTAAGTTGATTGGGGGTGGTACAGATTATACAACTACTAACTCAACCACTATCACTTTAACAGAAAACGCAGTAAGTGGAGATACATTAGTAATTAATAATATCTCTAACACTAGTGATTTAGTTGAAGGTAACCATACAGAATCATCGTTCACTGCAACGACAGCTGACCAACTTTTACAGTCAGTTTCAACATCAATTAAGAGTATAAGATTTTTTGTGACAGCAACACACGCTTCAGCAGGAACTCACTCTTGTGATGTTATCATTGCAAATGATGGTACTAATGCATATTATTCACAGTTTGGTGATGTCCATACTGGTAACTCTTTGTTTACATTGAGTGTAGATGTTAATTCAGGAAATATGAGATTACTCGTAACTCCTGCTAACACTAATACCACAATAGACACGTTCCAAATTAGACATTCATAAGGAGGATTAGAACATGGCAAAATCAAATGCATTTAAATTAGCTGAACTAATCCGTGGGATTCAATTCGATGTTGACAATGATAAAATTGTTACAGCGAAAAAAGTTGAAACCAAAAATACTAAGAGAGAGTCATCTACGACAACATCGACAGATGCATTCTCATTAGATACCTTTGCAAAAGCAACCTACAGGGCTGCAAGATATATTGTAGTAATGTCTAAAGGTACGGATTACCATTCTACAGAAGTTATGTTAGTACATGATGGTACTACAGTTACTTTAACTCAGTACGGTACATTGAAGTCAACACCGTTAGCTACATTTGACGCAGATATTTCGGGAGATGACGTAAGATTACGTGTGACCCCAGCATCAAATGCTAGTACAACGTTCAAATTTGACAGAACAGTAGTAGACGCGTAACAGTTCAGAGAACTAATTAAGGGGGAACTTAGGTTCCCCTTTTTTTTGCCCTTACAAAATGCATAAATAGTATTAGATTCAACATTATGGATTATATTAAATGGGAATAAAGAAGAAATTTTTAGCAGACTACGGTGAAGAAATACATGGTGACTTAGATGTTACTGGAGATGTTTCTGTGTCAGGTGGTTTGACAATATTAGGAACAACGACTACTATAGATTCGGTTACCAAATCGGTTGATACATCTATGTTTGAACTTGCTAATGCAAATACATCCCAAGACTTGATTGACTTTGGTATATACGGTAACTATAATGACGGTCTATCAGATGGAGGTGCAAGTGAGTTTTCAGGTTTGTTTAGAGATGCAACTGATTCCACATGGAAATTATTTGATGGACTAGAAATAGAACCGACAACAACAGTAGACACTGAAGGAACTGGATGGTCTTTTGCAGACCTAAAGGTAGGTGATTTAGAATCGACAGGAACATTAACTGCAGTAGGGCCACTCAACTTACAGAATTTAAGAATGGATGCAAACAATACATTGACTACTACTGCAACAGATGAGGTAGAACTAGATAGTTTTCCATTGTTATCATATAGAAGTGGAAAATATCATGTACAAGCTTCACAAGGAACAAATTTTCATGCATGTGAAATTATGGTAATACATGATTCATCAAGTGCATCACACCAAGTGTATGGAAGTGTAACCACAAATGGAGAGTTGTTTACAACATCAGTAGATACAAATTCAGGAGATGTCAGAGTCAAAGTTACACCATCATCATCGAGTTCAACAGTATTCAAAATAAGTAGAAATTTATTAACAGTATGATAACCTTTAGGGGATTGGTTCTCCTAAATACATTCATACAAACAGGGGATTTTTAATGGCAACAGCAAACTTTACAATCGATTATGGTTTGACAGTTGGTTCATCTGAAGTAATCACATCTAGTGGTAAAGTAGTGGCAGCTGCAGTATCAACTTTGACAACTGATAATTTAACACAGGGGTCGACAAATCTGTATTTTACAGGTTCACAGTTTAATACATCTTTTGCTTCTAAAGACACAGACGATTTATCAGAAGGGTCATCAAACCTTTACTTCACAGATACTAGAGCGAGAGGTTCTATATCTTTAGCATCAGGTGAAACCAATTTATCTTATAACAGCACAAGTGGTGAACTATCATTACCAACAGTTGATGGAGGTACATTCTAATGGCAGGTGAAAAGAATTTTAACGTCAAGAATGGTCTATCGGTTGCTGGAACAGAAGTCATTCAAACAGATGGAACTTATGTAGGTTCCATTTCTGCAACTGCACTTAACGAAAGTGTAGACGATAGAGTTGCAAACCTCTTACAAGCAGGAGCTGGTATTGGATTATCATACGATGATGCAAATAACCAATTAACAATCACAGGTAATGTTGGTGATATCACTGGTGTTAACGCAGGTGCTGGTTTAACAGGTACTGCAACTTCAGGTGATGCAACATTAAACATTGGTGCTGGTACAGGTATTACTGTAAATGCAGATGACATTGCAATCAACTTTAAAGACGAAGACAACATGTCTTCAAACAGTGCAATACACGCTGCAACACAACAATCAATTAAAGCATATGTAGATTCCCAAGTATCAAGTAAAGACAACACAGACGAAATTACAGAAGGAAGTTCAAACCTCTACTATACAAATGAAAGAGTAGATGACAGAGTAAGTTCATTACTTACCGAAGGAAGTGGTATATCATTAACATATGATGATACAGCTAACACACTTACAGTTGCAAATACAAACTCTGCAGATATTACAGCAGTAACAGCAGGAAATGGTTTGACTGGTGGTGGAACTTCAGGTGCAGTGTCACTTGCAGTTCAAGTTGATGACAGTTCATTAGAACTTGCATCAGATACAGTTCAAGTAAAAGCAGGTGGTATCACTAATGATATGTTAGCAGGTTCTATTGTAAATGGAAAACTTGCAAACAATTCAATATCAGTTAACTCAACTTCCGTATCCCTTGGTGGTTCTGTTACTTTAGACACTGGTGATATTTCAGAAAATGGAAATCTATACCATACATCAGAAAGAGTTGACGATAGAGTCAATGCATTAATTACTGCTGGTACCAATATAACAACATCATATGATGATGCAGCTGGTACACTTACAATTAACTCTTCAGGTAAAACACAAGAACAAATAGAAGACATCGTAAATGGTTTAGTAGTTGGTGGAACAAACATCACTTCTACATACGATGATACAAATGGTACACTTACACTTGCTGGTTTATCAAATGGAGATATCAGAGGTTTATTATCTGCAACTGGAGATTTATCATACAACAGTACTACAGGTGCATTCTCATTCACAGAAAGAACAAATGCAGAAGTAAGAGGTTTATTCTCAGCAGGTGGTGACTTAGCATACAACAGCACAACAGGTGCATTTAGTGTAACAAAATTCACAACTGCAAATGCAAGAAGTTCAATTTCAGCAGGTGGTGATTTAGCATACAATTCAAGTACTGGTGTTATCTCATACAGTGAACCTACAATGTATGCAGACTCAGATGCAAGAGGAGCTATATCAGTAACAGACTCAGGTGGAGACGGTTCACTTGCATATAATTCTTCTACTGGTGTTATCACATACACAGGCCCAAGTGCATCAGAAGTTCGAGCTCATCTAAGTGCTGGAACTGGTGTTGGATTCTCAGGTGGTGCATTTAGTATCGGTCAGGCAGTCGCAACAAACAGTAATGTAACATTTGCAGATGTAAATGCAAGTGGTGATTTAGTAGTCACAGGTGACTTAACAGTTAATGGGTCAACAGTTACCAACAGTGCATCAAATACAACAATCGAAGATGCATTGATTGAACTTGGTTCAGGTAACACAGGTTCAAACTCTAATGACTTAGGTCTTATCCTCGAAAGAGGTTCAACTGGTGATAATGTATTCATGGGTTGGGACGAAAGTTCAGATAGAGTTAGATTTGCAACTACAACAGCAACAGGTTCATCCAGTGGTGCATTAACACTTACTAATGCAAACATACAAGCAGGAAGACTTTACGGTGCTGTTACAGGTAACGTAACTGGTAATGCAGACACAGCTTCTGCATGGGCAGATGCAAGAACTATCTCTTTAGGTGGTGACCTTACAGGTTCCGTATCTATAGATGGTAGTGCAAACGCAACACTTAATGCAACAGTTGGTTCAAATGCAGTTGCATTAGGTTCAAACACAACAGGAAATTACGTATCAGGAATATCAGGAACCTCAAATGAGATTACAATCTCAGGTTCAGGTAGTGAAAATGCAACAGTAACAATAGGTCTACCCGATGATGTAACTATCGGTGATGCATTATCAGTTACTGGTAAAGGTACTACAGATTTTACAACAATCGGTAGTTCAGACGGAGCATTTAGAAATACTTTCATACATTCAGCAGGCCCATCAGGAAGTGATGGACAAGTCGGTGATGTATGGATAACTTACTCATAAGAGTTTAATATAATATGGCGCAACGAATAAAGAACCCTACGGGGTGGGTAAACACAACAGGAAGCTGGGTAAAAACATCTCCAACTGAATGGTCGGCAGTAGATTCTATCTATTCAAAGACACCTACTGGGTGGGTAAAGTCATCAGGACAAATGCCAGCTCAAGTAGTTGCAACAAGACCAGCAGTTGGGACAAGACCTTACAACTTCCAACAATCTTATCAATTCACTGTGCAACAGTCGTATCAGTATCATAATAGGGTACAGGCATCTACACAACAGTCATATCAGTATCATAACAGGGTTCAAACAAGTGTTCAACAAGATTACACTTATCACAACCGTGTTCAACAAAATACTCAACAGACATATACCTATCATAATAGAGTACAAAGAAGAAGACCAGTACAACAAGCATATACCTATCATAATAGAGTACCTAGACGTAGACCAGTACAACAGACTTATAGTTATCACAATCAGGTACCAAGACGTAGACCAGTACAACAGACGTACGTCTATCATAATCAGGTACCAAGACGTAGACCTACACAACAATCATATCAATACCATAATAGAGTTGGTAGACAACGTGTAGTACAACAGGGTTATACTTATCACAATAGAGGACAAGCTTCTACCCAACAGACTTACCAGTATCATAACAGAGTTCAAACAAGTACTCAACAACCTTACACTTATCATAATAGGGTACCTAGAAGAAGACCTGTACAACAGTCGTATCAGTACCATAATAGAGTACAAAGAAGAAGACCTGTTCAACAGACGTATACCTATCATCATAGAATACCAAGACGTAGACCAGTACAACAGGCATACACTTATCACAATAGGATACAAACAAGTACTCAACAGGCATACACTTATCACAATAGGGTACCTAGAAGAAGACCAGTCCAACAGGCATACCAGTACCACAATAGGGTGCAGAGAAGAAGACCTGTTCAACAGTCGTATCAGTACCATAATAGAGTACCTAGAAGAAGACCAGTACAACAAGGGTATACTTATCATAATAGAGGACAAGCATCAACTCAACAGACTTATCAATATCATAACAGAGTTCAAGCTTCTACTCAACAGAGTTACCAGTATCATAATAGGGTTCAGACTAGTGTACAACAATCATACCAATACCATAATAGAGTACAGGTAAGTACACAACAGAATTACCAGTACAACAATACTGAATCAAGAAGAAGACCTGTACAACAAAGTTACCAGTACAACAATCAAGAGTCTAGAAGAAGACCAGTACAACAGGTATACCAGTATCATAATCAGGTACCTAGAAGAAGACCTGTACAACAGACGTATACCTATCATAATCAGGTACCAAGACGTAGACCTGTACAACAAAGTTACCAGTACAATAATCAAGAGACAAGACGTAGACCAGCACAACAGTCTTATACGTATCATAATAGACTTCAAGCTAGGTATAGTTACCAACAACCTTATAGTTATCACAATCAGGTACCAAGACGTAGACCTGTGCAACAAGCATACACTTATCATAATCAGGTTCCAAGACGTAGACCAGTTCAACAGTCTTATCAGTACAATAATCAAGAGTCAAGACGTAGACCAGTTCAACAGTCTTATCAGTACAATAATCAAGAGCCAAGACGTAGACCAACACAACAGTCTTATCAGTTTAACCAACCTACACCTAGAAGAAGACCTGTACAACAAACATACCAGTTTAACCAACCTACATCTAGGACAAGACAGACTACAGTAAGGAATAGCGCACACACAGCTTACATCCATTATGGAAATATCTATGGTGGTGGTGGTGATACATCTGTTATTAAGGTAGAAACTCCATACGGACAAAGAACTTCCTATATACCATCTTTTGAGTTCTCGGGTTTCCCAATGAATGCTCAGAATACAGGTACTGCAAGTCCATTTGGTTTTGCAGGAAGACCTGATGGAAAAGGACATGAAAGAGATTCCTTTAGAGGAAACATGATGTTCAGAGGGCCTTCGTTACAAATGTCAGGTACACAATCACCATTCTTTACTGGTAGTGGCCCACAAAACCAATCAACATCACCGAAGAGTTGGCACTATAGAAGTTACTTTGGTGGACAAAGACAGTGGCAGGGTGTGTTAAGATTTGTTGGTGCGAACATGGAATTTGGTGCTGATTTCGTTGCAGGGCCAGCTGCTCAATCTGTTCAAAGTATACCTAACCCACAGAGACAAGGTTCAATACCTATTACAGGACAAGCACCAACTAATTCTCAATATGGTGCAAAAATAACGAGTGGACAGACTGCAACATTTAAATGGTCACAAGATGGTCAGATGCAGTCACAATCACCCGGCGGTGGAGGTGGAGGATTCCCACTATTTGTCAGAAACAAAGGTGATGTATTCGTTAGAAGTAGAGATTTGTCTCATGTTCACCAAGTAACTTTCAGTAATAGTGCTGGTGTGACATGGCCTCAAGGTCAGATGAACGAGATGCAACAGCCTGGTCAACAGAACCAACCGTACACTTATCATAATAGGGTACAAAGACGTAGACCAACACAACAACCGTACACTTATCATAATAGGGTACCTAGAAGAAGACCAGTACAACAGGCATACACTTATCATAATCAGGTACCTAGAAGAAGACCTGTGCAACAAGCGTACACTTATCATAATCAGGTACCAAGACGTAGACCTGTACAACAAAGTTACCAGTACAACAATCAAGAGTCTAGAAGAAGACCAGTACAACAAAGTTACCAGTACAATAATACTGAGACTAGGAGAAGACCTGCTAGGTCAGACTATCGAGTCAACCAACCTACTCCTAGAAGAAGACCAGTACAACAGACGTATACCTATCATAATAGAATACCGAGACGTAGACCAGTGCAACAATCTTATCAGTACAATAATACTGAGACTAGAAGAAGACCAGTGCAATCGTCTTATCAGTACAATAATACTGAATCTAGAAGAAGACCAGTTCAACAGACGTATACTTATCATAATAGAATACCAAGACGTAGACCTGTACAACAAAGTTATCAGTATCATAATCAGGTACCTAGAAGAAGACCAACTAGAGTACAAACATTACAGAGGGTGTCAAGACAGAGACCAGCAAGAGTACAAGCTTTACAACGTGTATCAAGACGTAGACCAACAAGAGTACAACAGTTGCAACGTGTCTCTAGACAAAGACCAGCAAGAGTACAGGTTAACATTCAAGAAACAAGAAGAAGACCAGTACAACAAAGTTACCAGTACAATAATATTGTAACTAGACAACGTCCTGTACAACAAGGTTATCAATATAATAATATTGAGTCTAGAAGAAGACCAGTGCAACAGGGTTATCAATATAATAATACTGAGACTAGAAGAAGACCAACTAGAGTACAGGTGAACCAACCTTCTCCTAGAAGAAGACCTGTTCAACAGAGTTATCAGTATAATAGTACTGAGAACAGACAGAGACCAGTACAACAAGGTTATCAGTATAATAATATTGAGACTAGACAACGTCCTGTACAACAAGGTTACCAGTATAATAATGTTGAGACTAGAAGAAGACCAGCAAGAGTACAACAGTTGCAACGTGTTTCTAGACAAAGACCTGCTAGAGTTCAGGTAAATATACAAGAAACTAGAAGAAGACCAGCACAGCAAAGTTACCAGTACAATAATATTGTAACTAGACAACGTCCAACACAACAGAATTATCAATATAATAATACTGAAAATAGACAGAGACCAGTGCAACAAGGTTACCAGTATAATAATACTGAAAACAGACAAAGACCAGTGCAACAGGGTTATCAATATAATAATATTGAGTCTAGAAGAAGACCAGTGCAACAGGGTTATCAATATAATAATATTGAGTCTAGACAAAGACCAGCAAGAGTTCAGGTTCTACAGAATGTAACTAGACAAAGACCTGCTAGAACACAGGTATTGCAGAGAGTTTCAAGACAGAGACCTACTAGGGTACAGGTATTGCAAAGAGTTTCAAGACAGAGACCAGCACAGTCATCCCGTCAGAAGGTTACAGTTGGTATACAACCATATGCATATCAACAACCGTATAGAAATACAGTTCAGAAATGGGATGGTACAACGTCTTGGCCTGCACAACCAATATCCTCTTAAATAAAAGGACTAAATATTATTGACTAAAACATGATTAGATGTTATAATGGAGTATTATGAAGTATATTGATTTACCCGACCCAGTGAGTGTGAAAAGTTCTTTCAACGACCATCTTGGTGGATTGAATAAAACAAAACCCAAGAAAGAAGTGATGATTAAAATCAAAGAAAAGTTTGATGAAATCTCACGTATATACAAACCTAAAATAGTTTCACTTGGTGACTTGCACAAAAAGTATGGTGTAAGTTACCAAGAAGACTCCTCACATAAAATTAGGGATTTCTTTCGTGCATTACAAGTTGGAGAAGCAGCTGTTGATGCAGAAGACTTTGAAAGAATAAATGGTGATGAGAACTCTTCTCGTCTCTATCATGCAACTAAATTACATTTCTTAATTCAAGATATCCGAGACAAAGGAATTGAATACGGCCCTCAAGGTGTATTGTATTGGCCTCCTACTGCAGATGCAGATGAGATTAGATACTTTGTACATCCCGGCACTGGAAGATATTCTGCAATCAAATATTTACAAAAATGGGATACTGAGTGTTTGGTATGGGATGCATATGACGTATGTTATGACCATAAACCAATGTCTTACTCTGAATGGATAGTTCACACTTTTAAAAATAATCTATATCCCGATATGAATCATGTGTCTTATTGTTGGAATCAAGGTATCATAGAAGCACACCAAAATAGAGACATGAGAGGTGACTATACTGAAGCAAATGACTACTTACATTATACACTATTCAATGGTGAGATACCAACTATATACGTTGGATATGATGGTAGACATGGTGAAGTTTCAGATGTTTGTATAAAGAGTATACAACATTCTATTGAAAGATACAATAACAAAATGGGAGACTTATCAAGTGTTCCGTGGAATGCATTCGTTAATATTAAAAAACTTGACGTTTCAAAGATTCCCGAGTATACTAGAGAGTATGCAAACCAATCAACAGAGTTTACGTATAGTAGATTCATGATACCATACTTAGAGAAATATCAAGGTGTCAGTATGTTTGTGGATGATGACTTTATCTTCACAGAAGATATGTTACACTTATTTTATTCACTAGGACATACTGATTCCGTTGCATGTTTCCATCATGACTTTTCTGATAAAGGTATTACAGAAAAATTAGGTGGAGAAAAGAATGTATGGTATCCTAAAAAACTATGGTCAAGTCTTATGATATTTAACAACGGTCATAAGGATTGTAGAAAACTAACACCCGAGGTGGTAAACACACAATCGGGTCAATATCTACATCAATTTAAATGGACAGATAATGTAGTCAAACTTCAAGACGATTGTTGTTGGACTGAAGGTTACTCTGATGAACCATATAACGTAAAGAAACATAGAATGATTCATTACACAAATGGGGGCCCATGGATTGAAAACTTCAATGATAGTGTTCAACAAATTGGTAGATATAATTATTATAAAAATCTCGTAGAGATTGACAACAAAAAGGTGAAAGAAAATGGCAAATAGAGCTTTAATATATGATGCAACTAATACGTTAGTTATTATCAAAGAAACAGGGTTAAGAATTGTTTATCAAAATGTAGACAAACCCGAATTAGGTTTCGAATACGAAGGACTCGTATACGACCAAGATGAATTCAAAATCTTAGAAGTAAATCCATCTAATTGGGATGCATCGGAAAAACTTCCGTTAACTGATTCAGACAGAGATAAGATTGAAAAATTTATCGATGATGCAGAAGCACCCGATGGTACAAACCTAAACAACCAATACATCGATGATTTGTATGATGTTGTTTCAAAAAATGTATATCAATTATGTGTTGAAATGAGAATTGAAAATCTATATGAAGCTACATACATTGGTAGAGAAGATTCAAATCATCCTTTTAGGTCAGATGCACGAAGAGTGTTAGAATTTGCAGATAGTTCTTACAGTGTACTAGAACAAGTTTGTAGTTCTCTAAGTAGAACCCGAGAAGACCAACTTAAAGACTTTGAAGATTATTGTGATGACTTGTTGCAGTTACCACCTGTACAACAATTCCAAGGTCAGCAGTAATGTATGGAAGTTGTATATCTAGATAAACCCTTTAAGATACAGAAATTCCCCTTAGATAAAATCTATGTCTTAGACGATTGGGTAACATACGAAATCATGTATAACATGAGGAGACTAACCTCAAGAACTATATGGGCTCAAAACAATCAGGTAAATAGAAACGGTAAGATACGTCATCTGTTTTGGGGTGCAACATTCTATGAGGGCAAAGATAAAAAAATTAGAGACCATACTTATCATATGCAAGACACCTATCTTATCAGATATCTAGATTGGAAACTTCAATCAGAGTTTGGTTTTAGATGGGAAAAATTTCAGTATGCTGGTATGAATGGTCAGACCACTGGTCTTCAAGGGACTATACACGAAGATAGTTCTCCTGAAAATACAACTAATATATCTTTCTTATGGTACAACACTGAGTATTGGGAAAAAGAATGGGGTGGCCCACTTAAATTTTATAACGAAGAAGCAAAACATATAGATGGTTATAAAGAAGAGTATTTAAAACATCAGATTGCACAGGTTGATTATAAACCAAATAGATTACTAATGTTTGATGGGAGTATACCACACAATGCAGATGCTCCAAATGATGCATGTGAATATGCATGTAGACAGTCTCTAGTTATACGAGGTGATGCATGTCGACTAGAGAATGAATTAGATTATTATGCCAACGATAGAATTTAACACAACAAACGAAAAAGCATTTAAAGAATATCGTCCTGTAGTTGCAAAACATATACATCCTAATTGGTGGAAAGAGATGAGTGTTTCAGCTAATGGACGAGACAATATTAAGATGTGTCCTTCAATGTTAGATGTGTTGGGTAGTGGTTACTACATTACATGTGTTGAAGATATTAAAATAGAATACCCTAAAAATGATTTAGATGGTTCACCCAAATATGAACTGGGACAATTTGCAAAGTGTCCACACAATCCTAATTATGAAACTACTGGTCACCCTAGAGAACAATTCCCTAACTTCGAGTATGCAAAGGCAGATGTAGAAGAAAATCTAGAAAAAAATAATGCAGTCAAAATTAGAGTTCCATGGAGTGTAACAACACCATTGGGTTATTCTTGTTTATATCTAGACCCATTTCTATTTCAAAATAGATTCTTTCAGACTTGGCAGGGGGTTATGGACACCGATAAATATACAGGTGGAGACTTAAATGGTTTAATTATTCTGTATCCTAAGACAAGAGAAGAGTTTGTTATTCCAGCAGGAACACCTATAGCACAGATAGTTCCATATAGAAGAGAGTCGTGGAAAGCTAGTATCGATTTGATTAGTACCGAACAATATCAAAAAGACCATGATGCATTTCTATATCATAAGTTTGCAACAGATGATTCAACACCCTTTAAGAAAGGTGGTGGAATAGAAAAGAAATGGGTTCCAAAATCACCACTCTTTGAAAAGGATATTTTTGACCCATTCAATATTATTCCGACTGAAGAAGAACTTGAACAAGAAAGAAAAATATCAAAAGAAGTTAGGAATGCAAAATCTCTAAGAGAGAAAATTGAGGATTAAATTATGGCAGTAGAATTACTATTCCCAAACTATGTTTTTCATAGACAACTAACCGCTGAAAACTTACACGACAGACAGGGTGTATCTTTTGACTATCTACAGTCGTTGAAAGATGAAATGGATGGAATGAGAGCTAGAGATGAAGGTAGGTCGGTATCTAACAGAAATGGATGGCAATCTAATGATGGGTGTGAATCAAATCCTAGATTTCAAAAATTGATGAATAGAATTATACGTATGTTTGATGATGAAGTTTTACCCTTCTATGGGTTTAACAAAGGAGATGTCAGTGTACAGATTGGTAATTCTTGGGCAAACATTAATGGTCACATGTGTTGGAACTCTCCTCACTTACATAATGGTTGTTGGTATAGTGGAGTGTTTTATATACATGCAGACGGTGACGAGGGAGATATTGATTTCATAGACACAGATGAAAAAGTGGTACACGACATGCCACCATCACCCATGATACAGATGTCATCACATCAACAACCGACTACAGGTAAATTGATATTGTTCCCAAGTGGTTTGATGCATATGGTAGAACCCAACATGACACAGAAAGAGAGATACAGTATATCCTTTAACATCAATTATCAGATGAACAATCAAATAAAGATTGGTGAGTCATTATCAAATAGATATTATCCATGGATATTTGAATTAGACCAAGAGGGGTATCCCTTAAATTATCAAGATATAACTGGAAATATGCCACCACTCGAACCCCTTGAGGACGATACGATTACCTAAATAATCGTATGGAACAAGGAATATTCATCGACCCCCATCTTATATGGAATCTTTTTTTAACAATGGTGTTACTACCAGTGGGTTTTTTCGTGCGTAGTGCTTTGAACGAACAAAAAAGAATCGATATACTTCTAAACAAAACAAGAGAAGAGTTAGCAAAGGAATACGTATCTAAAGATGAATTCCAACAATCTATGGATAGATTAATAGATTCTATGGAAAGAATTGACGAAAAACTCGACAGACTCCAATCTCGCACTTACTTCCAAGAATAATTGTTATAAATAGTATTGAACATTTAAAAAAATGGAAATAGTACTATGGCAATACCAAACTCAAGGGCATCATTTAAAGAATATATTCTAAGAAGTCTTGGAGCTCCAGTGATTGAAATCAACGTGGATGATGACCAAGTAGATGATAGAATAGATGAAGCCTTGCAATACTACAACGAATACCATTACGATGGTTCTATTCGTACCTATCTAAAACATCAATTGACTCAAAGTCAAATTGATACCATGAAGACTAACGAAACACATACTGGTGTTAATAGTTCCAGTAATGCATATCAAAGTCAAGAGTTCAAAGAAGAACAATCATATGTAGTGTTACCCGAATCAGTATTATCAGTAGTACGAATATTTCCTTTCAACGATAAACACAACCTCAATATGTTTGACCTTAGATATCAACTAAGATTGAATGATGTATATGACCTAACTGCAACTAATGTATTGTACTACGAACAAGTGCAACAACACATCAGTCTATTAGACCATATGTTAGTGGGTGAAATACCTATAAGATATAAACAAGTTACTAACAGGTTATACCTAGATATGGATAAAGATTCTGTTACTGCTGGTGAGTTTATCTTGATTGAGTGTTTTAGAAAACTAGACCCTACGACTTATACAGACATATACAATGACATGTGGTTAAAAAGATATACAACTGCATTAGTTAAATATCAATGGGGTTCAAACCTTTCCAAATTCGGTGGGATGCAATTGCCTGGCGGAGTTGAGTTAAACGGAAATGAAATAATGACACAAGCACAGGAGGAGATTCGAAGACTAGAAGAGGAATCAAGATTGAACTATGAATTACCTCCTATAGATATGATAGGTTAATTATGCCAACAAATGTATTTTTCAATCATGCAGTATCGTCTGAACAACACCTGTATGAAGACTTAGTTGTTGAGTCACTTAGAATGTATGGTCACAACATCTACTATCTTCCTAGGGAGATAATAGAAGAAGACACCATTTTAGGAGAAGATGTTGCATCAAAATTTGGAGATGCATATGAGATTGAAGCATATCTAGAAAACGTAGAAGGATTTGAAGGAGAAGGAGACTTATATTCTAAGTTTGGTGTAGAGATAAGAGACCAAGCAACCTTTGTGATTGCACTTAGAACATGGGAAAGATTCGTATCTCTAGATAATAACCTCACCTCATCATTCAGACCAAACGAAGGTGATGTAATACACTTCCCTCTCAGTGGTTCTTTATTTGAAATTAAGTTTGTTGAACATGAAGACCCATTCTATCAAGTCGGTAAGCTCTTTGTATTCAAGTGTAGATGTGAATTATTTGAATATAGAGGAGAAGATTTTGACACTGGTACTAATGCAGACTTGGTTGAAGCAGAAAGAACATACACTATAAGTGCAACAATGACTGCTGGTTCAGGAGACTCAGGTAATTACACAGAAAATGAAGAACTTAAGATTGGTGATAATGTTATTGGTGAAGTGTCTACATATAAAAGGTCTAACAGAACTCTTACAATCATACACAACAATACACCACTTGCAGTGGGTGACAGATTAGTAGGTGCAGTGTCAGGTGCAACTAGACAGATACAAACAATTACCGATGCACTTGATATGCCAAATGACCCGAATGCACAAAATAAAGAATTCGAAGATGCAGCTGATAATTACATAGACTTCAGTGAAACAAACCCTTTCGGTGAGATAGGAAATAATAGTTAATCATGTTTACATATTTTTACAATGAAACAATAAGACGTTCAGTATCTGTGTTTGGTACCATGTTTAATAATATCACAGTTAAACAGACTAAATCAGATGGGACAGTTGTAAACAGTATTAAAGTTCCTTTGTCGTATGGTCAAAGACAGAAGTTCTTACAGAGATTAAAAGAAGAACCCGATTTGAATGACAACTTAAGAAGTGCAATATCACTTCCTAGAATGGGATTTGAAGTCAGTGGTTTCACCTACGACCAAAATAGACAACAAAATAAACTTATCCGTTCCACTAAAACTACTATGGAGTCAGATAATGTTAGTAGAAAGTTTCAATATCAACCCACACCATATGATATAAACTTTACACTATCCATCTATGCAAAGAACATGACAGATGGTTTACAAATAGTAGAACAAATACTACCGTATTTTCAACCCGAATATACGGTTGCAATGAAAATGATTGATGATATGTCAGAAGTAAGAGACGTACCTATCATTTTAACAGGTGTAAATATGGACGACCAATTCGAAGGGTCGTTTGAAGACAAGAGAGTAATTAACTTTACTCTAGATTTTACAATGAAAACTTATTTCTTTGGCCCAGTATATAAAGGTAAAGTTATTACTAAGGTTAGAGAGAAAACATTTATAAATGATGGAAGACATGGTTTCACATCATCAGAACTTACTACATCAGGCATCGTAAAGGACGTTAAGTTTTACGAACCAGCATTTGAAGGAACAGTTGCAAGTGCAGTGTCTAATAACACTACAGTGACTTTCTCAGCTGCAATAGATAGTAATGTATCTGTAAATGATACTATGGAAGGTTCATCTACTAATCCCGACCCAACAGTCTCTTCTATAGCAGGAGACAGACTGTCTGTAGTGGTTTCTAGTAACGTTACTTTGTCCCAAGGTGATAAAGTATACTTCACAGGAAGTGCATCTGCAGAGGACAATTATGTTATATCAGAAGATGTATCATTCTTTGATGAGGGATATGGTGGTAATGAAGCTTCAACCACAGACTAGTGAAAAATTATGACAGACAATGTTGACGATAAATTAAATCAAGTATTAGATATAAACACGGACATGAAGAAGGACTTAAAGAAAGTCCCTACAGTCCGTACAGACCTCTCTAAGGAGTCTTTAGAGACAGACTATAGATATGCAAGGGAAAATCTTTACGACCTTGTAGAGAGGGGACAGGATGCATTAGACGGTATCCTAGACCTATCTAAAGAGATGGAGAATCCTCGTGCATATGAAGTGGCAGGACAGATACTTAAAACCACCTCAGAGATTGCAGAAAAACTTTTAGACCTTCAGGTCAAAATGAAAAGTATCAACAAAGAAGAAATTGCAAAAGAAGGTGATACTCATAATCACTTATACGTTGGGTCAACATCAGACTTACAAAAATATTTGAAGAAAAACAAACATGGTAAATCCGAAGAATGAAGGTTATCTAGGTAACACTCAAATCAAACGTGCAAACGTTGAGACGAAGTATACCAAAGAAGAACTAGACGAATATCTCAAGTGTCAACAAGACCCTTGTTATTTTATTGAATCTTATACACAGATTATCTCTCTTGATGAGGGTATGGTTCCTTTTAAGTTACGTGGATATCAAGAAAGTTTAATAACACATTATAATGAAGAAAGATTCAGTATAGTACTTGCATCGAGACAAAGTGGTAAGTCTATTACGTCTTGTGCATATTTACTATGGTATCTATTGTTTACACCCGAAGTTACAGTAGCTGTTCTTGCAAACAAAGGTGCAATTGCAAGAGAGATGGTTGCAAGGATAACTACTATGTTAGAATCTGTTCCTTTCTTTTTACAGCCTGGGGTTAAGATTCTAAACAAAGGTAATATAGAATTTGGTAATGATAGTAAACTAGTTGCAGCTGCAACATCATCATCATCAATTCGTGGACTTTCTATTAATATGTTGTACCTAGATGAGTTTGCATTCGTTGAAAATGCAGAAGAGTTCTACACTGCAACATATCCCGTGGTTACTTCAGGTAGAGATTCTAAGGTAATTATCACTTCTACTGCAAACGGTGTGGGTAATATGTTCCACAAAATATATGAAAGTGCAACTGTAGGTGAATCAGAATACAAATCGTTTCTGATAAACTGGTATGATGTTCCAGGCCGTGATGAAGAATGGAAGAAACAAACTATTGCAAACACTTCTGAGTTACAGTTTCAACAAGAGTATGGTAATAGTTTCTTAGGAACGGGTAATACACTTATTGCATCTGATACACTGTTAGGATTACGTTCATCAAATCCTATCTGGCACAAGGAAGGTTTTAGTGTTTATAAAAAGCCAGAGAAGACTCACACCTATATATGTACTGTAGATGTATCGAAAGGGAGAGGTTTTGACTATTCAACCTTTACAATTTTCGATGTATCCACTGAACCATTTGAACAGGTTGCAGTATATAGAGACAATATGATATCTCCATTACTGTATCCCGATGTAATTGCAAAATATTGTTCACACTATAACACTGCATTAGTAATTATAGAAAACAATGCAGAGGGAGCTGTGGTTGCACAACAGATGCATTATGATTTAGAATATGATAATGTATTCGTTCAGGGTGGTTTAAGATTAGAAGACATCGGGGTAACAATGACCCGAAAGATTAAAAGAATAGGAACTTCTACACTTAAGGAAGTGTTAGAAGAAAATAAATTGAAAATTTGTGATAGGGAGTTGATAAAAGAACTCTTAACTTATGTGAATAAAGGAATGTCTTTTGAAGCAGATAGAGGTTATCATGATGATTTAGTTATGAATTGTGTGGTGTTTAGTTGGTTTTTAACAACTCAATTTTTTGAACACCTAACAAACAATAAAGTTAAAGACTTACTATACGCAGGACAACAACAGGAAATATATGACGATGTCTTACCAGTAGGAGTTTTTGGAGAACTGGATAAAGAGTCTCACTCATTTGTAGACACGAGTGGAGACCGATGGTATTTACAAGAGAACGACTAAGTTCAAAAAAATATAAATACATTAAAAGAATTGACTAAGGTCGCAAAAAGGAGAAAAATATGGCATTTCAAGTATCACCAGGCGTACAGGTTAAAGAAGTTGACCTTACAAATGTAGTACCTGCAGTAGCAGGGACAAGTGGTGCATTTGCTGGAACTTTTTCATGGGGCCCAGTTGATGAGGTTGTAACCGTATCAGGTCAACAAGAGTTAGTAGAGGTTTTTAATTCACCAGCAAATAATAACGCAGGTGCAGAAGATTTCTTTACTGCAGAGGGTTTCCTAAGATATGGTTCATCATTAAGAGTAGTTAGAGTTAACTCAACAAACCTTGCAAACGCAAACGCTTCTTCAACCGCTTCACAAATTATTAAGAACGGTTCAGAATACATAGAGTCTTACAGAGACTTGAGTAATTCAGGAAGTGTTGGAGCATATGTTGCTAAGTTCGCAGGTGCATTGGGTAATTCATTAAGTGTTCATGTTTGTGCATCTTCAAATGCATGGCAGGAAGCTTCAGCAGGTAACACAACTGCAGACAACGCTCTAAATGCAACGTCTATCACTGGTGTCACAAACGCATCAACACTATTTGTTGTTGGTGACGTTATCGTGTTTGACAATCACACTCAAGAGTATAAAGTAACTGCAGTAGCAGGAACTTCACTAACTATTGAAGCACTTAACCAACCAGCTGGAACAGGTTTAACATCTGCAGTTGATGGTTCAGGTTCAGGTGCAGCAGTAGGTATTACTCGTAAGTGGGAATGGCAATCATATTTTGAAAAAGCACCTGGCACATCTGCACTAGCAGCTGCTAATGGTTCATCTAACGATGAAATTCATATAGTAATCGTAGACGAAGACGGAGATATATCAGGAACTAAAAATACAGTTCTTGAATCATATGGATTTGTTTCATTAGCATCAGACGCAAAAAATTTAAACGGAGATTCAAACTTTTACAGAGATGTATTAGAGAGAGACTCACAATGGGTATATGTTACTTCACACTTGGCAGCAATTGTGTCAAACACAAGTACTATATACACATCTTCATCTTTAGGTTCAAATAACCTAACACCCGACTTACCACAGAAAACAGCATTCGGTGCTGGTAATGATGGTAACCTTCCTACAGCAGGACAAAAGTACGGTGCATGGCAAGACCATTTCGAAGATGGAGAAACATCAGACATTTCATTCCTTATCGTAGGTTCAACAAGAACTGATAACGGAAGTGGAACAGAACAAGATACCCTTGCAGATTGGACAACAATCGTTAATCAGGGTATATTGGTTTGTGAAAAACGTAAGGATTGTCTATTATTAGCATCACCAAGAAGAGCATCAGTTGTTAACGTTTCATCAGAAGCGACCCAATTGTCAAACGTACTAGCAGACGTTAATACTGCATCAAGTTCTTCATTCTGTGTCTTTGACTCAGGTTGGTTATATGTCTATGATAAGTACAATGATAGATACGTTTATGTTCCTGCTAACGGACACACAGGTGGAATTATGGCAAGGTCAGACTTATTGAATGACCCATGGTTCTCACCAGCAGGTTTCAACAGAGGACAATACCTAGGAGTAACCAAACTTGCATTTAATCCTAAGAAGGCATCAAGAGATGACTTGTATAGAGCAAGAGTTAATCCAGTGGTAACATTCCCTGGCCAAGGAACCGTGTTGTTTGGAGATAAAACAGGACTAACACAACCATCAGCGTTCGATAGAATTAACGTACGAAGACTATTCATCGTATTAGAGAAAGCAATTTCAGCAGCAGCTAAAGGTAGACTCTTTGAATTCAATGACGGATTCACAAGAGCTCAGTTTAGAAGTGCAATTGAACCTTTCCTAAGAGATGTTAAAAATAGAAAAGGTATTTACGACTTCTCAGTAGTATGTGATGAGTCTAACAATACTGATTCGGTGGTAGATAGAAATGAGTTTGTCGCATCTATCTTCATTAAACCAGCTAAATCTATTAATTTCATCACTCTTAACTTCGTGGCTGCAAGGTCAGGTGTTGAGTTTGAAGAACTTTATGGTGCAATCTAAGGAGTAAACAATGGCAAGTATAGACAGTTTTAAAGCACAATTACTCGGTGGAGGCCCAAGAGCAAATAGATTTAAGGTTTTCCTACCTAGGTCAGGTGGTAAGATTGAGTTCCTTTGTAAGGCAGCTCAGATACCAGCATCAACTATCCCAGCATTTGAGGTGAACTTTAGAGGTTCAAAACTTAAAATCGCAGGTGATAGAACATTTGAAGATTGGACTGTTTCAATCATCAATGATGTGGAGTTCTCTGCAAGAACAGCTCTAGAAGCATGGCAGAGAGATATCCAAGAACTAGATTCAGGAGAAGGTTTAACATCACTAGATTATCTATTAGATAGGGCTTTCGTTGAACAATTAAACAAAGACGATACTGTGTTGGCAAGATATGAGTTCTTCAACATGTTCCCTAACAATATTGGTGAAATCGCATTAGATTACGATACAACCGACCAGTTGGAGACATTTGATGTCACATTCTCATATTCACACTGGCAGAGAGTCGTTTAATTTAGAAGGATTATACTCCCCTAGACACATGTTTCGGGGAGTATAAATATATATATTATGGAATTATTTGGATTCGAGATAACTCGTAAAACAGAAACACAACAGGGGAAAGAGAAAATCTCAGCCCCTTCATTCGTACCACCAGTTGAGGATGACGGAACACCCGTTATTCAACAACAAGCAGGGTATGTCTCAGGTGCAGCTTATGGTGCATATGTGGACATGGAAGGTGGTATCAAAAATGAGGTTGACCTCATTAGAAGGTATCGTGAAGTATCATTGATACCCGAATGTGACTCTGCTATTGAAGACATTGTCAACGAGTGTATCACTTCTGATGTCAAGGATAATATAGTATCACTTGATTTGGGTAAAGTAAAGTTGACTGCAAGTATAAAGTCAAAGATACAAGAAGAATTTGATTATCTTCTACACCTAATGAAGTTCCCTCAGAACTCTCATGAACTATTCAGAAAATGGTACGTTGATGGAAGAATATACTTCCATAAAGTCGTGGACAAAAATAATGTCAAGAAAGGTATTGTGGACTTGAGAAACATCGACCCTCTCAAAATTAAGAAGGTCAGAAACGTTGAGAAAGAAAAAGACGCAAAAACCAAAATCGAAAAGATTAAGAAAGTTGAAGAGTTCTTTATGTTCAATGATAAAGGATTCAACAAGACAGGTACCAGTGATGGTACAACTATGAGGATTGCACCCGAGGCAGTAACATATACAACATCGGGACTATTAGACTATAGTAAAAATGTAGTGATAGGATATCTTCATAAAGCATTGAAGACTGCAAATCAGTTATCAATGATGGAGGATGCACTTGTAATATACAGAATCACAAGAGCTCCTGAGAGAAGAATTTATTACATTGATGTAGGTAACCTTCCGAAAGCAAAAGCAGAACAGTACCTTGCAGATGTGATGAACAAGTATAGAAATAAACTTGTTTACAATGCAGCTACAGGGGAAATCAAAGACGACAGAAAACATATGTCGATGATGGAAGATTACTGGTTACCACGTAGAGAAGGTGGTAGAGGTACAGAGATAACAACTTTGCCTGGCGGTCAGAACCTTGCAGAGATTGAAGATGTTGAATACTTTAAGAAGAAGTTATACAAGTCTTTAAGTGTACCAATATCTAGATTAGAATCCGATGCTGGTTTCTCTCTAGGAAGAGCATCAGAGATTAATAGGGATGAACTTAAATTTAACAAGTTCACCAACAGACTTCAAATGAAGTTTTCTAGATGTTTCACTGATATCCTAAGGACTCAGTTGATACTAAAGAACATAATGAAACCCGATGAATTTGACGGTGTTTCAGATTTTATTAAGTATGATTTTGCATCAGACAACCACTTTACAGAGTTGAAAGATTCAGAAATCATAAGAGAGAGGATTGACACTATGCAGAATATGTCAGAACTCGTAGGTAAATATTACTCTATCGATTATGTTAGAAAGAATATTCTCATGCAATCAGAACAAGAAATTGAGAAAATTAATAAACAGATAGAGTCAGAAAAAGAATTAGGTCTTTACGGAGATGACGAGGAGTACTAATGAGTAATGTAAAAGAAATTGTTAATGGAATAGAACGTGGTGAATTAAATGATGCAAGAGAACTCATCAATCAGACACTTAGTCAGAAAGCTGCAGAAGTGGTTGATATGAAAAGAGTCGAACAATCTATGGATTGGATGAATGCATCTGAAAATCAAGAAGTACCATTAGAGTCAGAAGACTAATGAAAACGTTCTCTCAACTTACAAGAGACTTATATGAGGTAAAGATGTCTTTACCCACAGGTCATAAAGAAGTTAAAGTAGAGAAGATGAGAGTTGGTGGTAAGAATTATGATATCACCTATTCACAAAAGGGTCGTGAGGTATTTGCATACGTCAACGATAACGAAACAGGCCCCTATAGGAACATGAAAGAAGCAGAGAAGTCAGTAAAAGAAATGTCTAAACTGTTCAAACAAATGAACTTTGAGGGAGTAAAAATAGAGGAGATTTTCAATGAAATTAATTTCAGAGTTTAACGATATAGTTACACCTATCTGTGAATCAAAAGAAGATGGGAGTAAGGATTACTTCATTGAAGGGATTTTTATTCAGTCAGAGATTAAAAACAGAAATGGAAGAGTATATCCAAAAGAAGTAATCAAAGAAGAAGTTGCACGTTACAATAAAGAGTTCGTACAGAAACAACGTGCATTCGGAGAGTTAGGTCATCCCGATGGCCCAACAATCAATTTGGACAAAGTGTCCCACTTAATTCAATCATTAGAAGAAGATGGTAACAATTATGTAGGACGTGCAAAAGTTTTATCTACACCAAACGGGCAAATCGTCAGAAACCTCATTGATGACGGTGCTAAACTTGGTGTTTCATCTCGTGGTCTAGGTTCCCTAGAACAAAAGAATGGAGCTCAATACGTTAAAGATGACTTTCAATTAGCAACAGCTGGAGACATTGTTGCTGACCCATCCGCTCCCGAGGCATTTGTCGAAGGGATAATGGAAGGTGTTGAATGGATTTTCGAAAACGGTGTACTAAAAGCAGTGGAAGCAGAAAAGATGAGAGACCAACTTATGTCTGCAAAACTGAATAAATTAGAGGAAACAAAGTTAATTATATGGAAAAAGTTTGTTGAAAGTTTGTAAGATATAAATAATATAAATACAATAAACAGACCATAACAGGAGAAATTATGTCTAACTTAGAAAAAATGATAGCAGAGGAGATGAAAAAAGACAGTTCTGCACCTGTGGCGAAAGCCGAGAAGGGTGATGCAAAACCAGTCAAACAAGGTTCATCAGACGCTGCTGTAATTGGTTCAGGTAAGGGCGAGATTGTTAAGCCTGAAGAAAATCCTGTTGACAAAGCTGTTAAATCCGTAAAAGGTGCTGAGGCTGGGTCAAAGGAAATTTCAGGAGACCCACAACAGAAGGGTGAAGCACCTGCCGAAAAACCAGTTCAATTAAAGAAAGTAAAAGAAGAAGAAGATTCTGAAGAGTCAAAACCTTCAAAAATGGAAATGATTAAGTCTATGGTTTCATCAATGAAATCAATGGATAAAGAAAAACTCATGGCAATGTATATGAAGTCATCTAAAGATATGGAAGAAGAAGTCGAAGTATCTGAAGATTCTACTAAAGCAGAAATTGCTAGAGCATTCGTTGAAATGATGAAGAAGAAAGACGAAGATGACGTAGAAGAGTCATTCAACTCTTTATTTGTCGAAGAAGAAGACAAAGAAGAAGAGGACGAAGACGAAGATGAAGATGAGAAAAAAGAATCAACTAAGAAAGAAGAAGTCGAAGTTGAATCATCTCTCGTAGACATCGAAGTCGATGAAGACCTAGCTGCAATATCTGAATCTCTAGAACTTTCTGAAGAGAATACAGAAAAAGCAAAAACAATTTTCAAAGCTGCAATCAACTCGAAGGCAGCAGAAATCAACGAACAACTCAAGTCTCAATACGAGCAAGAGTTGAAAACCACGGTTGATTCCGTCAAATCTGATTTGACTGAAGCAGTTGATAAGTACCTTTCATATGTCGCTGAAGAGTGGGCATCTGAAAATGAACTTGCAATTGAACGTGGACTAAGAGCGGAAATGACTGAAAACTTTATCGAAGGTCTGAAAACATTGTTCACTGAACATTATGTTGACGTACCTGAAGACAAGTATAACGTTATTGACGAACTTGCAAATAAACTCGATGACATGGAACTAAAACTCGATGCAGAAGTATCTAAGAATATGGATATTTCAGAAGAGATGGATTCATTAAAACGAGCTAACGTGGTCAGAGAAACTAGTGATAGTCTATCCGATTCACAAGCTGAAAAACTATCTGCATTAGCAGAAGGTGTAGACTTCAAAAGCATCGAAGACTTTAGTGATAAAGTTAACGAGTTGAAAGAAGCTTACTTCCCTGCTACTGAAACAGAAAGTATTTCAGAAGAAACCCTAGAAGTAGAAGGTATGGGTACTCTTGAAGAGGAATCTTCAGAACCAGTACTTGACCCTTCAATGTCTAGATATGCTAGCGCATTAAGTAAACTAAAACCATTAGGTTAATTTCAAGGAGAAATAAAAAATGTTCTTATCAGAAGATTTACAAAAGAAATGGGAACCTATCTTAGAGCATTCCGATTTACCAAAAATCGAGGATAACTACAAGAGAGCAGTCACAGCTGTTATCTTGGAGAACCAAGAGAATGCACTTAACGAAGATAGAGCAACCTTATCAGAAGCAGCTCCATTGAATGCAACTGGTTCAAGTGCAATTAGCAACTGGGAGCCAATCCTTATATCATTGGTTAGAAGAGCAATGCCAAATCTCGTAGCTTACGACATTTGCGGTGTTCAACCAATGACTGGCCCGACAGGTCTTATCTTCGCTATGAAAGCAAGATATAACGACTATCCATCAGTGGGTAGAGAGGGTAAATCAGAAGCATTAGGAATCAACGAACCCGTTTCATCATATTCAAGTGCAGCACAATCATCAGCAGCAGGCGCACAGCAAGCTGCAATCGGTGACCCATTTGATACATCATCACCATCATACGAATCAACAACTGGTTCAGGAATGTCTACAGCAACAGCTGAAGCATTAGGTGATAGTTCATCAAATAGTTTTGCAGAAATGTCTTTCACAATTGAGAAAGCAACTGTTACTGCGAAATCAAGAGCACTTAAAGCTGAATACACATTAGAATTAGCACAAGACCTTAAAGCAATTCATGGTCTTGACGCTGAGTCAGAACTTGCTAACATTCTTTCATCAGAAATTTTAGCAGAAATTAATAGAGAAGTTGTAAGAAGTGTTAACCTTCAAGCAAAAACTGGAGCAGAAGATACTGCATCAGCCGGTACATTCAACCTAGACGTTGATGCTAACGGAAGATGGTCAGTAGAGAAGTTCAAAGGTCTATTATTCCAAATCGAAAGAGAATCAAACAAGATTGCTAAAGAATCAAGAAGAGGTAAAGGTAACTTTATCCTATGTTCTTCAGACGTAGCATCTGCTCTTTCTATGGCAGGAGTATTAGATTATGCACCAGCTTTAGCAACTAACTTAAACGTAGACGACACAGGTAATACATTTGCTGGTGTTCTTAACGGAAGAGTAAAGGTCTATATAGACCCTTATGCATCTGTTAACTACCTAACAGTTGGTTACAGAGGTTCAAACCCATACGACGCAGGTATGTTCTATTGCCCTTACGTTCCATTACAAATGGTACGTGCAGTTGGTGAGAACACATTCCAACCAAAAATCGGTTTCAAAACTAGATATGGAATGATTTCAAATCCATTCGTAGGTGATACACCTTCAAGTGGTCTTGCATCAAATGGTTCTAACTTCTACTATAGAAAAATGGCTGTAAGCAATATTCTATAATTAAAAGTTTAGACTTTTTAAAAGGACTCTTCGGAGTCCTTTTTTTTTGTTTAGTGACTCTAATCGTTCAATGTCTTGGGGATTAACCCAATTCTTTACACCGTGTCCTTCTAGTGAGGCCTTACCCCAATTTTATCTAGGTCAATAGGTAGTGACCATAAAGAAATTCGTTTACCATACTTTCCCAATTCGTCAAAAATTTCAAGTACTTCTCTGTTCGGATTCTATCCACACCTCACGATTATATGCCACGTCTTAATTGACTTTAACAGTGTGAACACCTTTTCTATACGGAACAACCTCTCACAACCAACTTACTTCCGTCTCGATTTCCTACTTTACTAGTATACCAAAAAGTTAGGTACATTGTCAACCTAAATACAAGGTAAGGAATAATCTTTACATTACACATACACACACAGGAGAAAAATATGAGTAATTCAGGAAAATCGGGGTTCGAAATCAGAGCCGACTTATTATCACAAGCAGAAGGACTATTGTCTCTTAATTATCAGAGGGAGGTTGACGCTATCTATATGCATAACGAAAACAATCCTAATAATAAGAAACCTTTACCACTAAGAGAAATCACTGGTGAAGAAGTTATACAAACTGCAAGAATGTTAAATGAGTTTGTAACCGAGAAGTAACTATAAATACTACTATGGACAAATACAAAAAACAAGTTACTATTAGTGAAGGGCCGTTCGAAAGAATTGGATTTCCTAATGGAGTTGAAACCAAAAATGTTTTATCTAGACAGATGAAAACAATCTATGTTCAAGATGGATATTTGTGTGAGTCTATAGTAGACCGTGAATACAGAGATGGTGACTATCATGACACCACAAAGAACATTAGGGTAATCAAACTAAATGACAATAAACACATCAGTTCTTAATCGAAATAATTTTCGATTTCTAATCGACAGAATTCCAAACGTGGAATACTTTTGTAGGACTGTACAATTACCAGGCTTGTCATTCACAGAAACAATACAAGCTGCTGGGGTTGGATTAGATGCATATTTTCCAGGCGACAAGTTAGAATTCGAAACACTTCAAGTGCAATTCTTAGTCGATGAGGATATGGCAAACTTCACTGAGTTGTATAACTGGATGACATCTATCGTCCCGTTAGACCCAAAGAACTATAACCCAGCAAAATCTGCTGAGACCGATACACTTAATCGTTACACTTCAAATGAATTCTTAAATGAAATATCGGATGCATCATTAGTTGTAAACACAAACAAAAATGTTGCAAATAAGTTTATCAGATTTCATGACATATTCCCTACATCTTTAAGTGGTGTAGAGTTCCAATCAGGTGCAGATGGTGAAGCTGTAGTATGTGATGTAACCTTTAGAATAGGTAGATATACCATAGAAACAAAGTCATAAATACCTATACAAAATACACCTTTTAGGGTATAATTATATTATGAATCTAGAACAATTAAAAGAAGAATGGAACAAAGATACTCAGATTGATGACATCGAATTAGATAAATCAAGTCTTGAGATTCCCAAACTTCATGCAAAATACTCAAGTCTGTTATCAGACAAACTAATTACACTTAAGAAAATACAATTCGAATTATCCAAAATTACCAAACTGAAATGGTTATGGTACAGTGGTAAACTTTCACAAGAAGAAATAAAAACATTGGGATGGGAAAATGACCCATTCGATGGTCTTAAAGTAATGAAGTCAGACTACAACTATTACTTCAATGCAGATGAGGATATTCAAAACTTGAATGGTAAAATCGAATACCTAAACGTCTGTATACAATTCTTACAAAAGTGTATGGAGAACATCACTTGGAGACACCAAACAATCAAGAACACGATTGATTGGAGAAAATTTATGGCAGGTCAATAAAATGATTTTAGAAAACAATTGTATCATCTTAAATGAATACTTAACACCCGAAGAAGTTGCAAGAATACATGCATCTTCTGATACTATTCCATGGGATGAGGGAAGAACAGGTGGTAATCAAGATGACCCCGATGCATCAGGAGAAACAGAAGATGAACATGGGTTAAACGAAGACTTGAGAGTATCTCAAATTAAGTGGTTCGACAGAGACCACTTCATTCCACAGGACATTAACAACAAAATTATTGAAGGATTACAGATTGCAAATCAAAATGCAGATTGGAATGTGAATATAGATTATTTCGAAAACTTCCAATACACATCGTACACTGCAGATAGAGGTAAGCCTGGATTCTACACATGGCACACAGACCATGGTGGAATGAAAAATCAAGATGGTACTATAAGAAAATTATCAATTACCATACAACTAACAGAACCCGATGAATATAACGGTGGTCATTTTCAATGGTTAGAACCTGTGAATGAATTCAATCAGTTGACAAATGAGAGGGTAGTTGATGTACATAAGATGATACATACTGCACCTTTCAGTGCAAAGGCAATAGGTACTATGATTGTATTTCCATCATTTGTATACCACCAAGTAACACCAGTAACCATGGGGACAAGAACTTCTTTAGTAGGGTGGGCATGTGGACAACCATATGTGTAATTCATGGTCGTATCAGCAAAACTAGACGAAGTATATCTACAAGTATCTTGTGAACCATCCATTGCAAAGGAACTTCATCAGTTCTTTTCATTCAACGTCCCTAATGCAAAGTTCATGCCATCATATAAAAACAAATGGTGGGATGGGAAGATATACTTATTTTCAATCAAGACAGGTAAACTCTACCTAGGACTTCATAAATACTTAGAATTATTCTGTGAGGAGAGAGGGTATGCTTACAAAACTGATATTCGAAAGTCTAAGGAGACGACAAAGGAGGTTCTTGAGAAACACATCAGTTCTCTTAACGTTCCTTTTAGTCCTCGTGATTATCAATTCGATTCTGTTCTAGACTGTATAAACTCAGAACGTAAACTACTAGTATCACCAACTGCAAGTGGTAAGTCATTCATCATCTATCTATTACATAGATGGTATCAAAAAAAATCATTAATCATAGTACCAACAACATCTCTAGTAGAACAGATGACTAAAGATTTTGCAGACTATGGTTTCAAAGAAAAAATTTGTAAGGTCTATAGTGGTCAAGATATTTTTGAATCAAATGTAACTATTACTACATGGCAGTCATTGAGTAGATTACCAAAAGAATATTACAATACATTTGATGTGGTTTTCGGAGATGAAGCTCATTTATTTAAAGCTAATGTTCTGAAGGGTATCCTTGAAAAGATGAAAAATGTAAAGTACAGATTCGGTACTACAGGTACACTTGATGGTTCAGAGGTACATAAGTTACAACTAGAAGGATTGTTTGGTGAAGCAAAGAAGGTTATCAGTACTGATGAATTAATGCAGAAAGGTACCGTTGCAAAGTTAGAGATAGATTGTCTGATACTTAAACATCCAAAACAAAAGAAGATGAAGTATCAAGACGAAATGGATTACATTGTTTCCAATCAGAAGAGAAATGAGTTCTTATGTAATTTAGTGTTCAGTCTGAAAGGGAACACACTAGTGTTATTTCAATATGTAGAAAAACACGGACAAGTTTTATATCCTATGTTAGATAAACGGGTGAAGAACTTACACTATGTTTACGGTGGTACAGATGCAGTAGACCGTGAAGAAGTCAGAGAGAAAGTAGAGAAAAGTAATAACAGTGTAATACTTGCATCATACGGTGTCTTCTCTACAGGGGTCAATATTAAAAAGATAAATAATATTGTATTTGCAAGTCCTACTAAATCAAGGATTAGAAATCTACAGTCTATAGGACGTGGTCTTAGAGTGTCAGATGATAAGAAGGACTTGAAACTTTTTGACATTGCAGATGATTTACAATGTGAGAATTATACACTTAACCACTTGAAAGAAAGAATAAATATCTATAACGAGGAGAAATTTGTATACAACATGCATACAATTAACTTAAAGTAATGGTATCACCAAAAGACTTAATTAAAACACCCGAAAAATATCAAGTTGTAAAACTTAAAAACGGACTAGAAATAGTAGGTATGACTGTGGATAAGGGAGACAGTATTAGTGTTACACTTCCTATGCATTGTTCACTGTTACCTTCTAAGTATCAACAGGGTCATACGGTGTGTCAATTTTATCCTTACATCCCTATGACTGATGAACCAGTCGTATCAATTGAAAAAGAAACAATCATGGCAACGGTATCTCTTGCAAAACAATACATTCCTATGTATGACCAAGCATGTGTGAGATGGAGTAATTGGGTAGAGACCGAAACTATTCCAGTCATCGATAGAGAACCCGTGGACAGTAGAAGTATTCATGACCGCGTCTCATCACTCATGGAAGAAATGCAAGCTAGTGGTGAATACGATGACATATTAGATGAAGAGTTCGATGATTTCGATGTCGAAGATGTGTCCAAAAAAATAATACATTAATTTAATAAAATCAATATCTTAGGTTTTCTATTTGTCTAAATATGGGTGTAATAACCCTACCCTATATTAAATTATCACTGGAACCTATATTATAATGACTGAATTAATTAAAAGAAAAATCCGTAAAATCGATACGCAAGACGTAGATAACTTCTTTGAGATGCTTTTGCTCTCTGTTATCTTTGCAGTTTGTGTATTAGCTATTGCACCCATCGTATAAATGCAACTTCCCCTACCCCTAAATAAATGTAGAGATGCTACTCCTAAGGAAGTAGAGGAATGGAGAGAAAAGGATTTCTTTTCCAAAGGTGATTTCGATGTGATGAAAGTTTTCGTATTATTCCCTTCCCTCATCCAACTTTTTATGTTAGGATTAATGTTAGTTATCTTCTTTATAAATGGTAAAACTTTTTAAAACAACAATTCGATTATTGATGGGTCTTGGAAAAGAGACAGAATATGAATTCACACCCAATGAAGTATTTCTATTCAGTTTATTTTTGGGAACATCATTTATGAGTATAATTGTATGTCTAATTCTTCTAGTAAATAATCTCTTTTTATAATACTAAGAGTCTCCTTGTGGGACATAATTATGATATCATGAGATTTTGATACTGTCAATAGACTTTTTAAAATAAATTAAATTAAAAAAACTTCAAAAACCTCTAGACACAGAGACAAATATACAGTATTATAGTTACATGACTACTAAAACTAAAGCACAACAACAAGAACACTATGTGAATAACAAAGAGTTCACAGCAGCTGTTACTGAGTACAATCAACAAGTTAAAGAAGCTCTAGACAGAGAAGAAGAAAAACCTCAAATGTCAGAATACATTGGTGAATGCATCTATAAGATTGCAACCCGTCTATCGACACGTCCAAACTTTATCAACTATACCTATAGAGATGAAATGATTTGTGATGCAATTGAGAACTGTCTACAGTACATCAACAATTTCAATCCCGAAAAATCCAGTAATGCATTTGCATACATTACACAGATATGTTACTATGCATTCTTAAGAAGTATACAAAAAGAAAAGAAACAAGTATACATCAAACAGAAAACAATTGAGAAAGTAGGAATCGAGGGGAGTGGATTTACCACAATCGATGGTCAACACGACCCTTCACTCGTCAATACTAATATCGAATGGATGCAAGAAAATATGAATCCAGTCGACTACAAACCTAGAAAAGACAAAAAAACAACAACAACCAAAAAGAAAACTAAAAACAACCTAGATAAATTTACAGAATGAAAATAGCTCTATTGAATGACACCCATGCTGGTGTCCGTGGAGATATGGTTGCAATGTCCGAGTACCAAGGACGTTTCTATGAAGAGGTATTCTTCCCATATCTAGATGAACATAATATCAAAAACATAATTCACTTAGGTGATTATTTTGATAGACGTAAGTACGTAAACTTTGCAAGTCTCAAAGCAAACAAAGAACACTTCATTGAACCTATGATTGAACGTGGTATTACTATGGATTTAATCTTAGGTAACCATGACACTTACTATAAGAATACCAATGATGTAAATGCACCCGAGTTGTTATTGTTCCAAGAGAGTAATATAAACATCATCAGTGAACCCACTACTAAAGAGTATGATGGGTTTGAGTTATCATTAGTTCCGTGGATTAATCCCGAAAATTTTGCAGACACAATTGATTACTTACGAAACTGTACTGCAACATGGTGTATGGGTCACTTTGAAATCGAAGGTGCATTGATGATGCCTGGCGTTGCATGTACTCATGGTTTTGACCATGTACATTTGAAAAGGTTTGAAAAGGTTTTGAGTGGTCACTTCCATCAGAAATCAGAAGTTCAGAATATCAAATACTTGGGTTCACAGATGCAGTTCACGTGGTCAGATTTTGGGGACAACAAATACTTCCACATATTTGATACGGATACACAAGAGTTATCTCCTATATTAAATCCACTTACAATGTTTGAAAAGATATTCTATGATGACACAGATGAAACATTCGACACTATCAAAGACAAAGACTATTCACACTTAAAAGAAAAGTTTGTAAAAATTATTGTTGTCAATAAAGACAACCCGTATTGGTTCGATGTATTCTTAGATGAAGTACACAAACAAGAACCATTGCACTTATCAGTAGTCGATGACCACAAGAACATCGACTTACTGGACGATGATGAAATCGAGAACGTAGAGGATACTCTCACAATACTAAACAAATATGTTGACAGTATGGACATCCAAGGAAAGAAGAGACCTCTAAACGATTTAATGAAAACATTATATAATGAAGCTTTGGATGAACACAACTATCTATGATAAAATTTGAAAAGGTAAGATACAAGAATTTACTATCTTCGGGAAACACATTTACAGAAATTAATTTAGACACACATCAAACCACATTGGTTATTGGTGAGAATGGTGCTGGTAAATCCACCATGTTAGATGCATTATGCTTTGGACTCTATGGTAAAGGGTTCAGGAATCTAAAAAAAGATTTACTTATCAACTCTATCAATCAGAGAGAATTACTTGTAGAGGTAGAATTCTCGGTTGGTAGAAAAAAGTATAAGGTAGTGAGGGGTGCAAAACCAAATCGATTTGAATTGTATCTGAATGACACACTCATCAACCAAGAGGCAAACCAAAGAGACTACCAAGAGATGTTAGAGAAGAACATCTTGAAGATGAGTTACAGGTCTTTTACACAGGTTGCAATTCTAGGTTCTGCAAACTTCACACCTTTTATGCAATTGAAAGCAAGAGACAGACGTAAGTTAGTAGAAGACTTATTAGACATTTCTATATTCAGTACCATGAGAGATATACTTAGAAAGAAGATATCGAATCATACAGTTGAACTAAGAGACACAGACTATGAGGTAAAGATTCTAGAGGAAAGACTTCATGGTCTTAACGAACAACTAGAAGCATTGAGAGTCAATCGAGAATCTAAAATCACTAGATATGAGAGTACAGTAAAAGAAACACAAGACAACATCGAAGACTTGATGACAAAGATTGGGTCTAACAATGACCACATCACATCTCTAAGAAAAACAATTAGTGATGTCGACCCACAGAAAGACAGATTAAAACAAGCAGAAGACGTTACAAGACAACTAGAAGCTGCAAGAAAGAAAGCACTTCAAGAAGTAAAATTCTATGAAGACCATGACAATTGTCCAACATGTAAACAGGGGTTAGATGAGGAACACAAGAAGAAACACATTGAAGAGAAATCAGCAAAGGTTACAGAGGTCAAGGAGGCAGTGGTTTCACTCGACAAAACTATTAAAGAAACAAGAGAACGACTCGAAGAAATCGGAATAGTACAAGATGAGATAAACCAAGTCCAAAAAGAAATTGGTGTTACTCAAACAGAAGTCGTATCCAATCAAAAATACATTACGAAGATACAAAAAGAAATTGATTTATTGAAAAGTGAAGTCAGTGCATCTTCTGATACAGAAACAAAGATATCAGACAGTGAGGATAAACTAGAAATCCTAGAAGGTAAAAAGAAGACACTTGTTGAACAAGGTCATTACTTTGACATAGCTGGTCTACTTCTTAAAGACCAAGGTGTGAAAGAAAAGATTATCAAACAGTATATTCCAATCATGAACAAACTAATCAATAAGTATCTTGCACAAATGGAATTCTATGTCGGGTTTGAAATAGACGAAGGTTTCGAAGAGACTATCAAGTCAAGACACAGAGACGAATTCAAATACGATAACTTCTCTCAAGGTGAGAAGATGAGAATCGACCTTGCACTTTTGTTTACTTGGAGAGGTATTGCAAGAATGAAGAACAGTGTAAACACCAACCTTCTTGTTCTTGATGAAGTGTTTGACAGTTCCCTTGATGTCAATGGTACAGATGAATTTCTAAAACTTCTTACAACACTTACAGAGAAAACAAATGCATTTATCATTTCACATAAAGGTGATGCACTCTATGATAAGTTTGAGAACGTACTACGATTTGAGAAACATAAAAACTTCAGTCGTATAGCAGAATAGTATAAATAGTACTATGAAGAGTTTTAACGAATACCTAACAGAGACACCACTCAATTCAAACTTTGAAGATATCTATAAGAGAAAAAACAAAGATAACTTTAATAAGAAAGCATTGTCGGGTGAACTAGAACTAGAGAATGGTGGTAAAATGTTACCCCTAGGTAAAGATGATTATGCTCTAGAAAAAATCATGAGTGTAAGTGATGTTGGTGATTTAAAACCTGAGATAGGAAATATCAGAAAACACATCAAATCAAATTGGGGTGTTGATAAGATATCAGATATCAGTAAAGACCTCAATGGTTTTTCTCCAGGCGAGTCGGGTAACCCAAGTGGTGAAGACTGGGAAGCTCTAATTGCAGTTGCAGTTAAAAAAGAAAGTGGAAGAACATTCGTAGAGACAGATGAGTGGAATAGAATTTCAAAGTATTGGGGAGACTGGGGTGACAGTGCAATCAAAATTGGTAATGAGTTCATCAAGAGATTTAAAATCAATGACCTAAATCAATTAGGTTCATCTACACTTCCAACATCAACACACTGGACTAAGTATGGTGCAACAAATAAGACACCAAAGACAGACTTACTACAAGACAAACATAAGATATCATTAAAGAAAGCAGGTGGTTCACAGTTGATGTCTGCTGGTAAAGAAGAAGCAATTGCAACCGTCAATGCAGCTATGATGACATTTGGTCAGACCAAAGCAGGTAAGGTTAAAATTTCATCAGTCATCGATACCCTAGAAGAAAAAATGGTTAAACTTTCTGAGAAAGGTACCGTAGGAAGTATTGAAGCCTTGAAAGGTAAGAGTAATCTAACACAAAGAGAACTAGATAGAATTGCAGAACTAGAAGACGGACACCTTAAAGCAAACGATATCAATAATAAATTAGATGATATTTTTACTGATTTAAAATTCAAATCACATTTCTGTTTCGAAGCTGCAACTGGTAACATTAAGTTTATGGATTCACCTGAGGGTGCATCGAACATGATGGTAGTATTTAAAGATACTGGTAAAGTGTCTGATACACTTACACTTGACAATGCAGATAAAGCAGGAATGGTTCTTGCAAAGGGAAACAAGTTTTATGTTTCATTTAAATCTAGTAGTGGGTCTAAACCATATCTTGCACTAAGGACTTCTAAGATGACTAAGAAAGACCTTGCAAGAATGAATGAAGAAACTAAGTCATTCAAACAGATTATAAATGAAGAGATAAATAATAGTGGTATCTTCTTAACAGAAGAACTACAGCAACTAGACGAGTTTGCAATCTTTTCGAAACTTGCAAACAAAGTCAAAAACGTTGCATCCAATGTACTTAATAAAATTAAAAAAGTATGGGAAGCTATCATGGCAAGAGTCAAGATGGCATTCAACTATATTAAGAAACTTGGAAAGATGGCAATCCGAGGATTAATGAATTTCTTTGGATTAGATATTAAAACAGTAAAAGTGAATGGGGGAGGAAAATATCCCCTAATGTAAATTATGTATGAATTAGTAGAAGAAGCTAGTAAAGTTTTACGAACCCCACCACCACAATTTGATTTCGACAATCCGTCTCATGACCCAAAGGAAATATCAGACAAACTGATTGAGTTATGTACACAGTATAACGGTATAGGATTATCTGCAAATCAAGTGGGATTACCCGTGAAGTGTTGTGTCATGATGACAACAGAAGGTGCAAAGATATTCTTTAACCCCGAGTTGAAAGCAGTGTCACAAGAAACAGAGTTAGAGAAAGAAGGATGTCTATCATTTCCCGACATCTATGTCTCTATCAAAAGACCAAAAATAGTCGAAGTAGAATATCAAGATGTGAATGGTGAAACACAAAGTGAACAACTACAAGGACTTGCATCAAGATGTATACAGCATGAGATTGACCATTTGAATGGAATAGTATTTCTCCAACGTGCATCAAGATTAAAACTAGAACGTGCATTGAAAGCTCGTCCTAAAGAACAAAGAAAGAGATTAGAATATGAAGCCAGACTTAAAGTTGTTGAAGAAATCAGAAGAAGAGCCGAAGAAGCTAAAGTTCATCAAGAAAGTGAACGTACTGAGTTACACTCAGAGGAAGAACCTAATACACTTCCACAAGACTCATCCGAATCTTCTAAGTAATTACGACACTGCAGAACATTACAATAATCGTAAGATAGATTTATGTAATGTCAGAACACACATGGTTCGTGATTGTATGAGATATGTGGAAATGGTTGCACTCAATGAAGTTGCAAAACACGCAAAGAATATCATGTATCCCGAACAGACGGAACTGATGAGATTCCCATTAGGAAGTCACCAACCTACCCACATTGATACCTACTCTGATTTAAGTTCAGACGACCCCGATGCACCACCCGTATATCCACAAACAGAATGGGCTGCAATATGTTATCTCAATGATAACTATGGTGGTGGTGAACTGTGGTTTCCAAAACAAGAAGGTATTGAAGAAGAATTTGTATATACACCTGTAGCAGGAGAGATGGTAATCTTTGAAGGATTAACTTTTGAACATGGTGTAAAGAAAGTTTATAAGGCAGATAGGTACACTATACCTATGTGGTTCACGTCCAACCCTATGGACATGAGACCCGACCAACCCATGGATGTGGGTGATGATGATTACACATCATTTAATAGAATAACTTAGGGGCTATAGCTCAGTTGGGAGAGCGACTGGTTTGCAATCAGTAGGTCGTGGGTTCGATTCCCTCTAGCTCCACCACTTAAGGAAGATTGGCAGAGTGGTTGAATGCACTGGTCTTGAAAACCAGCATACCTTTATCGGTATCGAAGGTTCGAATCCTTCATCTTCCGCCACTTTCGTGTTGACAGTGGGTCACACTTTTTGTTAATATACAAACCATGAAGGACTTTAAAAAGAACATATTGATTGATTTTCATGGGAGAATTGCACAAAAATCTCGTATTGAAAAATATGTCAAGAATGTAATACATCATTATTGTCCTAGAATGAGAAGAATAGTCGATGTGGATATCTATATTCACAACCTATTAGATAATGAATGTTATGGATTCTGTAGTGGTGGTAAGAACCACATTGATATAGAACTTGCAAGAGGTACATCTGAGATTGATTTTGACTTAGATTATATGATGCTCAACCTTGCACATGAGTTGATACATGCAAAACAATTTCTGTTAGGACAACTCAGTCCTACAAACTTTAGATGGAAGACCAAAGATTATGAGGGTGTACCATATTCAAGAACCCCATGGGAACGAGAAGCATACCGAAAAGAAGATTGGGTGTATGAAACTTTTTGGCATAACTAAAACTTGACAATGGGTCTCACTTTTTTGTATACTATAAGAGTAATAAAGAAAGGAGATAAAATGTCAAACATTCACAACGACAACATTAAAGAAGAGATTCTTTCAGATATCTATGATATGGCAGATAAAGATATTTGGAATGTAATCTTTGCAATTCAAAACGAATTTGGTATTGAGAAATTACCAAACCCTGAGGGTGGTGAACACGGGTTCATTGCAAAACTTTTTGAACTTAGATATGAAGCGAGGTGCATTTAATGTTAGATATGGATTACATTGAAACTGGGTTAGATACCTGTCAATATACTTTAAATGGTGTAACAACTACTGCAATAATCACAGAGGTTACACCCCATGAAATCTCAGTAAAACCCATCAGTAGAATGGGTAAGAATGTCTATGAGACTAATTTAGACACTACGTTTATAGGACAGACATTCTCTTCAGAATGTTATGAATATATCAACCTAGAGATATGGATGGACGGTAGAGGATGTGATAACTCTGCAATTGGTGTCAGTGGTTGTTATGAACCATACACTAGGTTGGTTGCATAATGAATACTTATCTTAAAGAAATAACAGAATGGGATAGTAATGTTTCTAACCACACCTACATTGTAAATAAAAAAACTGAACTTGTAGGGTACATCAAGAGTGGAACTAAAGAAGAGATAATTTTTAAATCCCCTATGAAACAATTTTCAAAAGCAAGGAGGAAGTTCGTACAAATAAAAAGTTGACAATGGGTCTCACTTTTTTGTATACTATAAACATGACAAATTTACTAAGAAACCAAAAAGACTCTCTTGCAAAACTAATGGCATCAGAGAACATATCAATCCAACACAAGAAGGTACCTACTGCATCATTCGATGTTAAGAACAGGGTACTTACTTGTCCTATATTTAAAGAGGATATATCTGCAGAGTTGTATGATTTATTCATGGGTCACGAAGTGTCTCATGCATTGCACACTCCATATGAGGGGTTACACTCTACACTTATTGACAATAGAGTTCTTAAAGACTATCTCAATGTGATTGAGGATATCAGAATTGAGAAGATGATTAAGAGTAAGTTCCCAGGCTTGAGGAAGTCTTTCTTCAAAGCATACGATGAGTTGATGCAGAAAGATTTCTTTGGTATCAGTGGTAAGAATCTAGAAGAACTATCTGCAATTGATAGAATCAATCTCTATTCTAAAGTAGGTATGAGTTCAAACGTTGTTCTAAATGATATAGAACAAGACTTCTATGACAGGTCTTTCAATGCAAAAACCTTCGAAGAGGTTGTATCAATTGCACAAGAACTATATGACTGGTCTGCAGAAAACGAGAAGGGTGATGAAGAAGAAATTGTTAATATCACTGATTTAGACGACTTCGATTGGGAAGAAAACGAAGACGGAGACTATGAAAACAATGCACCTAGTGGTGGTGGAGATGGTGACGAAGTAGAAGAAGAGAGTGACTCAGAAACCCCCTCTAGAGGGAACGGAGAGACCTCTGAAGAGACTTCAGAAGATACCCTACCCGATATATCAAACAATGATAATGATGGACAGGAACCCCTGTTTGAAGATGCAGATGATGGTAATGAGGGTGGTAAAGCATCCCCGACTGCAAGGAAGTCTATTACTGAAAGAAATGCACACAATAACGAACAAATATTCCAAGTTGACAAAGAGAACTGGAAAGTCAACGACAGACTCTATACTAACATGGATGTCAAGACTGATGAACAACTACAATACTTTTTAAAGAATGCAATCGTCAGTGTAGATGATATGGAAAAAGATATCCAAAAGTCAATTGATGAAAGTCTTAAAGATTATCAAGACAAATCTAAATCTGATTCATACTGGAATTTTGCATCATCATCTTTCAAGAAGTTAGAAGCAAAGAACAAAAAGATTGTCAATCACATGGCAAAAGAATTTGAGATGAAGAAGTCTGCATATCTTTCTAAGAGAGCAATGTCTTCTAAGACTGGAAGAATTGACCTAACAAAACTTTCTAAGTATCAAATCTCAGAAGACATCTTCAAGAGAATGACTTACTTACCTCAAGGTAAGAATCACGGTCTCGTTGTCTTCATTGACCACAGTGGTTCAATTGCAGATACACTATGTGACTTACTAGAACAGGCATTCATTCTAATGATGTTCTGTAAAAAAGTTAACATCCCATTCAAGATTCTATCATTCTCAGATGTTTACGGTGACGACAATAACGAAACTGATGAAGAGAGAAGTTGGTTTAGAACTGATACTGTCAGACTACTTGAGTGGTTCTCAAGTGACATGTCCAAATCACAATACCTAAAAGCAGGTAAAGTATTCGGTGCAATTTACAATGCAAAGAAAGCTGACTCTGCATACGGTTGGTTAAACGAAAAGAAATACAATGAAATCATTGATTGGTTTGATATTGACCATGAAGGGTTTGAGTACTATGACCCATACAGCAGTGACCTAGGTCTAAAAGAATTAGACTGGTGGACTCCAAGAAAACTTGGACTAGGTGGAACACCTCTAGATGCAAGTATTGTTTGGGCAAGATACACATTACCCAAGTTACAAAAAGCATGGGGTGTTGACCTCATGAATGCAACGTTCATTACGGATGGTTATTCACATGTCTACGATGGATTCAAGTTCGAAGGTGGTTATGGTAGAGACAAATATATCACTGATACAGTTTCAAGAAGAACCTACAAGTATGATATCAGTAATGAAAGTAACTTCTTAAGAACATGTAATCTAATTGACTGGATGAAATCAGAGACAGGTACAAAAGTAAATGGGTACTTCATTCTAGGTAAGAAGCAAGAATTCAACAACCTAAAAAGTTGTATCAATGATGGTTACTATTCTTACACACAGTGTGACGAAGAGTGGAAAGATATCAAAAAAACAGGTTCGGTTATACCATGTCACGGATATGGTAAACTGTTCGTTGCACAATCAAAAGTTTTAGAAGTCACTGGGGATGATGAACTCTCAGATGAAATGGTAGGTGAGTCAAGAGCAAAATTGACCACTGCATTCAAAAGAAATCAGATGAACAAGTCGACTTCTAGATACTTAATGAATCAATTTATACAGGAGATAGCATGAGAATTAACACAATAGATTTAACACCAGTGTATTACACTTCAACACCCACAATGAGTTTTGCAGATGCAATTCAAAACGTGGGCCCATCTCCCTGTGAGAAGTTCAAGTGTGACAAAGTAAGTACATGTGCAACCAAAGCTGAAGAGTGTTTTGCATTTAGGATTTGGGTGAACACTGGAAAGTTTAAAGAAGATAAATTACAAAGAATAATGAAACCTGTGAAATAGGGTTGACAATGGGTCACACTTTTTTGTATACTAATAACTGATGAGAAAAACCAAAGGAGACTATATTATGGATAAAAGAAGTTACGATAGAAATGAGTCGATTGACATCAATGGGAAGATGTTTCATTTCACCCCCGACAGGAAGGAGTTCTTAGCAACCCTTACTGGCACATACCCCAACAAGACCTCGTTTACTGCAGAGGACTTGAAGAACCTTGGACATGTACCTTACTGGGTAAAGTCTGCAAGGTACAACTTTAGAGACAATGGTGTCTTTAATTTACAGGCAGTAGTTGGTGGTTACACAGGAAGTTCTATTCCAGTGTCCACAGTCAAAATGACTAAACCTAGTCAGACTAACGTAGGATTTAATTCACCAGTTGCAGTTGCAACTGAAGCATCTTCAATGAATATCATTGAGGATAGTGTAAAAGTTATCCCCGAGAAGATGAGCAACTATGTTCCTTTTGGCCATTTCAAAGATGTCAAAAGTATCATCAAGTCTAAAATCTTCTTCCCTGTCTTTGTCACTGGTCTAAGTGGTAACGGGAAGACACTGATGGTCGAACAAGTTTGTGCTCAACTCAAGAGAGAGTGTTACAGAGTCAACGTCACCATCGAGACTGATGAAGATGATTTGATGGGTGGACACACTCTCAAAGGTGGGGACTTAATGTTCAGAGAAGGCCCTGTCCTCAAAGCAATGAGAAAAGGTGCAGTCCTTCTTCTAGACGAAGTTGATTTGGGTTCTAACAAGTTGATGTGTCTACAGTCAGTTCTTGAAGGTAAAGGATACCTTATCAAGAAGACTGGTGAGTACGTGACACCTAAAGAAGGGTTCACTATCATCGGTACTGCAAACACTAAAGGTCAAGGGTCAGACGATGGTAAATTCATCGGGACTCAGTTGATGAACGAAGCAATGTTGGAAAGGTTTGCAATTACTATGCAACAGGAATACCCACCATTAGTTACTGAGAGAAAAATCGTTGAGAAAGAAATGGCTCTCAATGGTCATGAGGTTGACAAGGAGTTCGTTGAGAATCTTGTTGACTGGGCATCAGTTATCAGAAAGACTTTCTATGAAGGTGCAATCGATGATGTCATTACTACAAGAAGGTTGGTTCACATTGTCAATGCATGGAAAATGTTTGGTGACAGAATGAAGTCAATCCAACTATGTATTTCAAGGTTCGATGAAGAAACTAGAGATAGTTTCCTTGACCTCTACACTAAGGTTGACGCAGGTGTCAGCATGGGTGATGATGATTACGAAAACCCTATTGACTCAAATGAAGTTTAATAGTACAATGTCAGTACCTATGAAAAATATAGACTACAAGTACAATGAGGGAGAACTCTTAAATGAGTTCTCCAAGTACATTGACAAAACTTATGACCAACACTATAGTTTGAACAAGTATCAATCTACTGAGTTTATTATAGACAGTGGTCATGGTGAAGGATTCTGTGTCGGAAACATACTCAAGTATGCACAAAGATACGGTAAGAAAAACGGAAAAAACAGAGCAGACATTTTAAAGGTTATGCACTATGCTTTGTTTATGTTGCATGTGCATGACCGTGAAATTATAATGGAGAAAGTGAAAAATGAAGTTATCTAATCAAACGAAAGATATACTCAAAAACTTTGCAACCATCAACAGTGGTATCAAAGTGTCAGAAGGTAATGAGATTAAAACAATCTCTGCAATGAAAAATGTTCTTGCAAGAGCATCAATAAGTGAAGAGTTCCCACAAGGGTTTTCTATCTATAACCTACAAGAATTCTTGGGTGCAACTTCCTTACTGGAAGACCCCGATTTTCAATTTAACGAAACTAATTTGAGTGTGTCAGATACAGACTCATCTATGTCTTACTTCTATGCTTGTTAAGAAGAGACTACCACCCCCGAGAAGATGGTGACTATGCCCGAGACTGAAATTAGTCTTAGTATCAATGTAGACTTACTACAGGATTTGCAGAAAGCTGCAAGTGTATTGGGTGTAACAGATTTAATCCTAGAATCAGATGGAACTAATCTTACACTTACAGTGAGAGACAAAAAGAATTCAACATCGAATGCATTTTCTAGAATCGTTGGACAAGGAAACGGTAAAAGATTTGAGATGTATTTCAAAATTGAGAATCTGAAAATACTACAAGGTAACTATGATGTTCAAGTATCATCTAAAGGTGTATCACACTTTAAGAACAAAGACATCGACCTTGAATATTTTATTGCATTGGAACCCGATTCAAAATATGACATCTAATATAAATAGTATTAAGATGAAAATAAGTGTGAGTGTTATGCCAGTCTCTGTAATACCCACGGGAGTCACTATATCTCATCAAACCTCTAGGGTTAGTGGCACAGTAAATTCGGTGGGGAGTTTACACCTATTATGAATACAGAATTTCTATGGGTAGAAAAGTATAGACCTCAAAATATTGAGGAATGTATTTTACCCGAATCAATCAAAAAAAGTTTCCAAGAGTTCGTTGGACAGAATCAGATACCTAATCTTTTATTGAGTGGTACAGCAGGAGTCGGTAAGACAACAGTTGCAAAAGCTTTATGTAATGAACTAGGTGCAGATTTTATCGTAATAAATGGTTCAGATGAGGGAAGACTTATCGAAACCTTACGAGTTAAAATCAAGAACTTTGCATCAACAGTGTCTTTATCCAATTCCCCAAAGGTAGTAATACTGGACGAAGCAGACTACATCAATGCAGATTCTGTTCAACCCGCTCTTCGAAATTTTATTGAAGAATTTAGTAATAACTGTAGATTCATTTTCACTTGTAATTACAAGAACAGAATCATTGCACCACTACACTCAAGATGTGTAAACATTGATTTCAAAATTACAAACGATGATAAACCAGTTCTTGCATCACAGTTTATGAAACGTGTGGAGAATATACTAGGTAACGAACAGATTAAGTTTGAAACACCAGTAGTTGCAGAATTGATATTCAAGTTCTTCCCCGATTTCCGAAGAGTGTTGAATGAACTACAAAGATACAGTGTGGCAGGTGTAATTGACAGTGGAGTATTGTCTACACTTGCAGATGAAAAATTAACACCACTAATCTCATGCATCAAAGAAAAACGATGGGGTGACATGAGGAAGTGGGTAGGACAAAATTCAAATCAAGACTTCTCAGTGTTATTCAGAAAAGTATTCGATGCACTTGAGAAAAGAATAGTACCCGAATCGATACCAGCAGCAGTGTTAGTGATTGCAGACTATCAATATAAGAATGCTTTCTCTGCAGATGCAGAGATTAACTTTGTTGCATGTATGACAGAACTCATGACAGAGTGTAAATTTAAGGAGTAGATATGGGACAATATGATGAAGTAGTTGAAAGACAACGGCATTTACTGATAGCTGAAGAAATGAGAGATACAGTTATGCAGATACATGTCCATAGTCTAAACTCAATGTGGTATGACGACAGACCCGAAGACACTGAAGGTGGCAAGGGTGTGAGTGATGTTCAATATATGGACGGTAGAGTCATTAGAGAAATCTTATCCACTAGAGAAAAAATTACTATGGTCGAAGGACTATTCGGAGATGATTTGATTCATCATGTAGCAAGACAACTACATGATAGAGGAGAAACACTTGAAGATAAATCCGTTTGATTATGTAAAAGCAGTATCATCTACCAAGAAAGACATCATGGTAGATGACATATCTGAGAAACAATACGCACCCTTTTTAACAAACAAATCTCTATCGTACCATAGAGATTCTATATATTTTGTACAGGAGATGAACACCTATCACCACCTAGATAATCGTCTACAGTTCTCTTTTTTCCTAAATACTCTTCGTAGTAAACAAAGGTTCTCCAAATGGAGTAAACCCTACATAAGTAAAAAAATAGAGGTAGTTAAAGAATACTATAAGTGTAATGACAACAAAGCACACGAATACGTAAATATTTTGACTGACTCTCAAATAAAAGAATTGAAGAAAAGAATGAATAAAGGTGGTACAAATAATGGATAGTTTTGAAGATATTTCCAATCTAGTCGAGATAACTTTCCCCGAAAAAGATGACTTCTTAAAGATAAGGGAGACACTCACCCGTATAGGTGTAGCTTCTCGGAGAGAAAAGGAACTCTTCCAAAGCTGTCACATACTACACAAAAGAGGTAAGTATTATATCGTACACTTCAAAGAGTTGTTTAAACTAGACGGAAAACCTAGTACAATTGATGAGACAGATGTCGGTAGAAGAAACAGTATCGTAATTCTCCTTGAACAATGGAAATTATTATCAATAGTAGATAAAGATAAGGTAAAAGAACCCCTTACACCTTTGTCTCAGATAAAAATTATCCCGTTCAAACAGAAGAGAGAATGGAAACTCACCTCCAAGTATAGTATTGGAAACAAGGAATAGGAGGAAATATGTTTCAAGGTATAATAGATTTTGTTATGGGTATATGGAATTTGTTGATGATAGTCCCAGTGGTTATCTCAATTTGTTCAGTGGTCGTAGCAATAACACCAACCCCACACGATGATAAGGTATGGGCAAAGGTGTATAAATACTTAGAGATTTTAGCACTTGCCGTAGGTAAAGCTAAAGATAAGAATCCATTATTGGATAAATAAATATAACTAACGTTAGGAGTATATTATGGAATATTTAATTGGAGCAATAGTATTGGGTGTCTTAGGATACGCAGTCTATGAATCATTAAGTAAAAGTGATACCAGTTCTAGTGTAGTACCAGTATCAAAACCAACACCTGTAAAAAGGAAAGTTGCAGTTAAGAAAACGGTACCACCAGTTGCAGATTTGAAAACAATGACAAAGCAACAGTTAGTCGAGTTTGCAGACAAGAACAACATTAAAGTTGTGAAGTCTAAAACAAAAGCTGACATCATTAGAACTATTTCTTCAGTAAAATAAGAAGAACACACTTGAAGAGAGGGACTCACATGAGTCCCTTTTTTTTATCCCGAAGAAACGAGTATTCTTATAAATAACAGTATGGACTTTGTTTTTGAATTGATAAGTGAATTGGGATTTCCTATAGCAGGTGGAATTGTTATGGGCATTTTTATATTCGTTATCATCAAACAAATACTACAAGGCATTGTAGACCAAATTAAAACACTAACAATGTTCTGTACGTCATTAGAAAATCGTGCAAGAACCATGTCAAATGAAATGACAAAGATAGACATGTTAGTCTCGTCAGCTCTCCAACTAAGACCCGACATTGAAAGGGTTGCTAGGGCAGAGAACTTTATAGAAGATGGGAAACTAGATGTAAGGAGAGACTAGTGGAAGAAGTAAACATAGTCGAACTTATATCACAGTATGGATTTCCTATCGTCATGGCAGTTGGTTTAGGTTACTTTATATATTATGTGTGGTGGTTTATTGGTGAACACATAGAACCCGAAATTGAAAAGATGCATATAGCATTGATTCGTGTAATCGACCAAACAAGGATGTTAGACCAAGACCTTATACGACTGAAAACAAAAGTGGACGTTGTGTTAGAATATAAAGAAAATGAGAAAAAAAAGGGAAAAGGTAAAACGAATGAAAAACATAATTCTAATTAGTGGACTTCTTTTATTCAGTATAAGTGCAAGTTCTGATATAGTTCACAAATTCAAGAACCCCAGTTTCAGTGGGGTAGGTACTGGAGCTCATTATCTCACAATTGAGAATCAAGAAAGCTCAAGAAAAAAAACAATTAAAGATGCTCTTGAAGCTGCAAGGAAAGCTGCATTAAGAGAAGAAGAAAATTCTACACTTGCAAAATTTATTAGAAATTTAGAATCAAGAATTTACTCACAGTTATCAAAACAATTAGTAGAATCAATGTTCAGTAATGATAATGCATCAAACTTTGGTTCATTTGTTTTGGAAGGAAGCACTATAACATGGGAAGTTATCACTGGTGCAGATGGAACAGATTTTATTAAAATGACCATTGTTGATAGTGACGGAACAACAACAGTTATAGAAATACCTGTAGGAACAGGTAACTTTGGTCAAGACCCCGATGGAGGGTAAAGTGGTACGATGTTTGCATGTATTACTAAGTGTCATTTTAATGACGGGGTGTGCATCATTTCCACAATGGAGTGAGAACCCCCAAGACTGTAATGACACAGCAGGGAAGTACACTGAAGGTTTTAATAGACACTTGCAAATGGGTATACAGAAATCCATGGCACGAAAGTATATTTGTGTCGACAACCCTGAGGTAGTAAGTCTACCATCGTATATAGAACTTTTAGAACTACCACCAGCAAAAGACAAACCAGTCGTTGCAGTATATAATTTTTTAGATAAGACTGGTCAAAGAAAAGCAAGAGAAGGTATTGCAGACTTTTCAACTGCAGTCACACAGGGTGCAACCGAAATGGTTATTGATGCACTCAAGACAGCAGGTGGTGGAACATGGTTTCGTGTTGTGGAAAGAAATGGTATAGATAATCTCGTAAGAGAAAGACAAATCATTCGTTCTGCAAGACAGGATTATGCAACAGCAACTGAGACATCAGCAAAGGGTGTACAACCCTTATTATTCGCAGGAATAATTATTGAAGGTGGTGTTATAGGTTATGATACAAATCTTATGTCAGGTGGACGAGGCGCACGAACACTAGGCATAGGATATGCAAAACAATATCGTAAAGATGTTGTTACTATAAGCATGAGAGCAGTATCTGTTCTCACGGGTGAAGTATTATTAAACGTTCAAACACGTAAGTCTGTATTGTCTTACGGTTCTTCAGGTGACATTTTTAGATTCATCGAACAGGGAACACAACTTGTTGAATATGAGGACGGAGTGGGAAATAATGAATCAGTGACGTATGCAGTACGTACAGCTATTGAAGCTGCAGTACTGGAATTAATATACCAAGGACACGATAGAGGTTTTTGGAAAATAGAGGATGGACATCGTCATCCCCACCAATCTAATGGGACTAACGATTTACATTCAACAAAAGAGGTAAACGAAAATGAATAAACTAATTAGTTTAGTATTATTAATGTCGACAACATTCGTATTCGCACAAGCCACTGATGATAATGAAATTAAAATCACACAATCAGGTGATACGTTGAAACTTTACATCGACCAAATCGGTTTTGGTAACAAAATCGGTGGAGACAATGGTTCTTCAGGTAGTGTATCAAGTGCAATGGCAATTACTGGTAGTTCTTTAGAATTTGATTTAGATTTCAACGGTAACAATAATGTCCTATTCGGGCCTGTTACTGCAGACAGTTCTATTTACAAGTTAGATTTCACAGGAGATTCTAACGTAATAGACTGGAAAATTGGTGATACAGGTAGTGCAGATTCATCGGACATCAACTTTGATGTAACAGGAAGTAGTAATACTTTTGATATAGACCAAGGTAGTGTAGCGAGTTCCGAATCTTTAGATGCAGACTTAATATTAATCGGTAGTTCAAATATTTTTGATATAGATTGGGAAGCAGATAACTTGACATGGAATTTTGATGTCACTGGTTCTTCTAATAACATAAACACTTTACAGAATGATGCTAGTGACTCTTCACTAACATTCACTCACGATGGTGATAGTGCAGATGTAGACATCAATCAGATGACAGGAACTTGTCCGACTGGTGTTACAGGGTGTTCTTCACCAACTAGTATTATAACACTAGATGTTACAAGTGATAATGCAGTTATTCAAATCAATCAAAAAGATTCAGCTAACGATTCTTAACATTTTATTATTCAGTGGGGTTGCATTAAGTAACCCCATTGGTGATGTTAAAGAATTGACAGGATTCGCAACACTCCTACGCGAAGATAATCCACAAGATATAAACGAAGGGTACGAAGTAGTCTTATACGATGAGGCACGTACTGGAGATGGTAGAATGTTAATAGAGTTCTTAGACGAAGAAGAACTTGCACTTACTGAACACTCCATAGTGTATATCGATGAAGCATACTATGACCCCGACCCATCAAAATCTAAGATGGCAATCAATATGGTTCAGGGTACAGCTCGATTTGCATCAGGAACTGGAAGTAGAATACGTAAATCAAACATAAGTGTAACAACACCTACAGCACAAATTGCCATTAGAGGCACAAATTTTACAACAACAATAGATGAATTAGGTAGAACACTTGTGATATTACTACCTGATGAAGATGGTGTGACACCTTCAGGTGAGATAGATGTATCAAACGAAGGTGGAACAATTACACTTAGTAAAGCTTTTGAAGCAACAATGGTTTCAACAGTTGAGTCACCTCCAAGTAGAAGTGTCGTTATAAATAATATCACCACATCATTAATCGACAATATGTTTATTGTAAATCCCCCCGAGGAAGTACAAAAGGTTGTCGAAGAAGAAGCAATCAGTGACTTGGAAGAAGACCAAGGAATATTAGACATAGACTTTCTAGAGTTTGATGACCTTGAGAGTGATTCTCTTGCAGACACAACAGTTGATTTAGAATACTCAGAATTAGATATCGACATGTTAGATGTTGATTTCTTAACCGACCTACTAGATGTGGTCGAAGAATTAGAAAGGACTACACTCAGTCTTAGAGACACACAAACACAAACAGGAAGTGGTGCATTCAACATACAGGGTGCAACAACAGGATTTAACAAAGATTCACAATATAATGTTTTTGTTCAAGATGGAGATTTATATCTCTTCAGAAACGTAAACGGAGTGATTGAGATAATCATTGCACAAGGTGGAAGCGGTTACGTTGAAACGATTGTTGATGGATATGAGGGAGTTATTCAATTTGGTAACGGTGACCCTAGTATTGAAATATTTATCAATCAGTCAAACTAAATATAGGAGAATATATGTTAAGTAAGATAAAGGAATGGCACGAGAACTCTTTATACAGTTTTCAAAAAGGGTTACGACTAGATGACTATCACATGATGTGGTTAGCATTTGGTAAAGGTGTCCTTTTGGTATTATTATTACAATGGATATTTTAACTAAATTGAAGTCAGTATTTGTGGGGATGTTAATCATCCCCATGATTACTATAGCTGACGATAATGAAATCAATATCACACAGACAGGTGATAACTTTCAGTTGGGTATTGACCAAATTGGATATGATAATAAGATACAAATGTTAGATATCAATTCATTCATTACTGCATCAAGTTTAGATATGTATTTGGTACAAGTAAATACGAATGCAAATGCTAATCCTAATACAATTACTTTTGACGAAATCAGTGGTTCGAATAATCAAATGAAACTTGCACAAGGAGTTGCATGGACTACACTTGATTCTGATACTGATTTAACTTGGTATGGTGATAGTTATGAGTCAGGTGGACATGAGATAGATATTACTCTTTATGGTGACTACAACAAGTTAGCAGTCCAACAAACTAATCAGACAGGTGCAACAGATGGACATGATTTTGATTTACACTTAGCTGGGGATTATAACGAAGTTAAAATTAAACAACAAAGTAATGGTGCAAAAAATATAGGTCTTACAATTTACAATGACTATAACGATGTATTCATTCGTCAAAAAGGTAATGGTGCTACTCATAATGCAAACATAACTCTTGACGGATTATACGGTACCGATTTAATCCTAAAACAAATGAGTACTACAAATCAAACATACAATCTAAGTCTTGATTGTATGACAGTTGGTGGTTGTGGAGTGACAGTTACACAGGAATAATTATGAATTTAGATATGTTCGGAAATCCTATAGGAACTAAATACCCAGGCGAGGAGGGTTGTCCTGAAGGTATGATGTGTATTCCTGAGAATGAATTCCACTTGATGCTTACAGATAATAATATGCAATATACTGTGGAAGGAAATATTGAACCTGCTCAAGGTGATGCTGAAGCGATTATTGATTTTACAAAGGATTTACTCTTTTTAGATATTAGTGTAATCCTGAATATGGCAGTTCCCTTAACGATATTTGCAATATATGGTTTAACAATTTACGCTGCAGTAAAATACATTCAAAAGAGATTAAGTTAATGGCATATTCACAGAAAGTTATAGACAGATTCGAGGGTGTTCTCAATGCACCCGAACAATTTTCAGTTGGTAGATTCGACCCCAACGACCCAAACGTTGCAACAGGAATGACAGGAGCCCCAGCATGTGGTGATGTCATGAAACTGCAACTCAAACTTGACGAAAAAGAGATGATAATAGATGTCAAATTCAAAACCTATGGATGTGGAAGTGCAATTGCAAGCAGTTCGTTGTTCGTTGATTTACTCAAAGGTAAAACGATTGCAGAAGCAAAACAGATTAAAGATAAAGAGATTGCAGAAATCCTTGAATTACCTCCAATCAAATTACACTGTTCAGTCCTTGCAGAAGACTCAATCAAAAAAGCAATAGAGGATTGGGAATCTAAGAACGAGAATGTATAGTTGGAAAACTGTATTAGTAACGATAAGTTTACTAGTCGGTATTAAAGTATGGAACCCATACATCGTAGAGAATATACAATGGTCATGGTTTGATTTTTTACATCAACAACACAAAGAAGTACAAGTAGACGACATTGTTCTAGTCAACATAGATGAGAAATCTATAGAGAAGTATGGTCAATACCCGTTTCCTAGAAACGTTTATGGTGATACACTATGGGACACTCATCACACTAACACCCATGTTTTTTCAATTATTTTTTCAGAACCTGATAGGTTCTCAGGAGATGAAGTATTTGCAAATGGATTAGTCAATCGATTATCTATTTTAGGAGCTGCACCCACTACACAAAAAGATACAGGTTCTGCACCATATGTTAGAACAAGTGTGTTTGGTGGTGGAGATATTACACTTCATGCATGGAATTACGATGGAATTTTAAATCCCGTCTCTACGCTAATGGATAACACATATGGTGTGGGGGTAACGGTTGCAACTCCATCAATCTCAGGAACACCAAATTTTGACGGTACAGTACGTTCTGCACCACTCCTAGTCACTGCAAATGACGTAGTGTATCCGAGTGTAGTTTTAGAGACTCTCAGAGCATTTTATGACCAACCCAACTACCAAACTAGAGTTACACCCGAGACAGGTATTGAGTGGATTAGAATGGGTAGAGAGAAACCTATTGAGACAACATCCACTGCAGATGTAATGATATCTTACTGGAATAAGTTTCCCTCTATTTCTTTTGCAGACTTACCTAGTTCTGATGTTCAGAATAAGATTCTAATCTATGGTCTAACTGCAGAGGGTCTGAATAATCCAGTTTCAACCCCAGTGGGTGTAATGTATCCCCACGAAGTTCAAGCCTCTCTTTTACAAACCGTTTTGACAGGAGTTCAAATACAACAATCCTACTATCTTGAATTCTTAGAGATTGTTCTTTTAATGACAGTCCTTCTAATGACTCTTCTTGTGGTCTACAACGTTCCCACAACTCTTGCGGCTCTAGTCTCTTTAGGAATAGTAGGTCTTCAGGTGTATGGGGGATATTGGTTATGGACTTCAAGTTACGTTCTTTTCGATACCTTCTTTTCATCGGTAGCCTCCTTGATAGTTTTTGGACATGCATCTTTCAACAAATACTATAAAACATTTCAACTCAAAGAACAAATTAAGAAACAGTTCCAAAAGTATTTATCCCCCGACATGGTTGACCAACTTGCAAAAGACCCATCAAAATTAAAGTTAGGTGGAGAGAGAAAAGAAATGACTTTCATGTTCATGGACATCTGTGGATTTACTCCAATCAGTGAACACTACAAGAACAATGATGACCCCGAAGGATTAGTTGAATTGGTAAATAAGTTTTTGGACATGCAAACTAAGATAATCCTAAATAACAATGGAACCATTGACAAGTATATGGGCGACTGCATCATGGCATTTTGGAATGCACCTTTGGATTGTCCCGACCATTCAGAACTTGCAGTCAAATCGTCAATAGAAATACTCGAAGCAACCAAGGAACTTAATGAAGAACTTTCTCCTCTCAATCTACCTCCTATTAATGTCGGCATCGGCATTTCCACAGGAACCTGTATTGTCGGGAACATGGGTTCAGAACTTAGATTTGACTATTCCGTCATTGGAGATGCCGTCAACCTTGGGGCTAGACTCGAAGGCCAAACGAGAAATTATGATGGGGTTGACGTGTTGTTATCAGAAGAAACATATAGACAGTGTACATCAAGAGCATTTTCTGAAGTCGATAGAATACTCGTTAAAGGTAAATCCGAAAAAGTTCGTATCTTCACTCCACTGGAACTTTCAAGAAAGACCATCTAGAGCTTTGATGGCAGTGTATTACACACTGCAGATTGCAGACATTTGGACGACACAACGGGGAATGGATTATGAATGTGTGTACGAACAGAATCCTTTACTACCTAGAGTCCCAAGTACAGAAAGACTAATACTACACAAAGTTGTATTCACATCACCTGTGTGGATACTAGACAAAGAAAATCTTCTCAAAAAAGGAGATGTTATATTCCCTACCATGTTAATGACATATGTTATACACCATAATTTAAAAGTTATAGATAGAGCATCTAAAAGATGTAACAAAAGGTAACACTAAATAATATACAAATTATGGAGATATATTATGCCAGTGAAATTCGGTAAAACTTCTGTACAGATTGACAGAAATACAAAAAAGAAAACCATAGTTCATGATTACATGAAAACTAAAACTAATCAAGAACTCATGGATGCATACAATAAACCAGTAATTCCTAAACTTCGTCAGAAGGTAAAGAATGAAATAGTGAGAAGAAGTAAAAAAGGTCTTGCAAATATAGTATTCAGTTGATATAATGTCTAAATACTAATGTGACACACAATTGTCACATAATAGAAACAATTACGACACAAAGAGTAAGTAACGAAAGTGAAGTCCATGTGTCAGATAGTTTCAACATAACAGGAGATAACAATGCGACATTATGCATCATTGTCTGCCGAGTATCTAAGGACGCAAGCAGACCGACTACACAACCTCATGAAATGTGGTAGATTACAGAATGTAATCAGAGAAATTTATTAGGTTTTTTTCAAAAAACCCCTTGACTTTTATGTAAAAGTCCCTATATAATATAGTATGAGAACTTCAAAAGAGCTCGGGTATTGACCTTCGGGAAGATATATCTTCAAAAGAGCTCGGTTCTCTACACCTAATGCCCAGTAGGGGTTAGGTATTAACATTAACTTGCTTTTAAAAAGGAGAAAATTATGACAAGTATAGACGCTTTCGGTCGCTTCAGACCACTAACCATCGGATTTGATAGACTCTTCGAAGACCTCGACAGAGTAACAACTCAATCAGATAATTACCCACCATACAACTTAATCAAAGTAGATGAAGATTCATTCTTTATTGAACTTGCAGTAGCAGGATTTGCTAAAGACGAGATATCGATTGAGTTTAAAGATAGAGTTTTAACTATCACAGGTGATTCATCCCCAAGAGTCGATGGTGTCGATTTTGTTCATAAGGGAATCTCAGAAAGAAACTTCATTAGAAAATTCACACTTGCAGAACATATTGTTATCAAGAGTGCAAAAGTAACCAATGGTTTACTAGTGATTTCACTGGACAGAGAAATTCCCGAAGAAGAAAAACCTCAAGTAATTAAAATTAAATAAGAAAACGTATTGACTAAATACACGGATAGTAGTATACTAGAGTATATTAACGTATATATTATGGAGACTTAATTATGAGTTTTGTTACAGCAGGAGAAACTAGAATACCGAAGACCCATCTCACACAGAGAGTTGAAGATAACTTTGATGTTATCAACACTCAGAAAATGTTTGAGACAGGTAAGAATGTATTCTTCACTTTGCCAGGCGCATACACACCAACTTGTTCGACTAGACAACTTCCTCGTTATGAAGAATTATTCGAAGAGTTCCAAGGTAAGGGTGTTGACAACATTTACTGTTTTTCAGTGAATGATGGTTTCGTTATGAACGCATGGTCAAACGACCTAAATATAACAAAGGTCAAGATGATTGCAGATGGAAATGGTTCCTTTGCAAATAAACTTGGTATTTTGGTTGATAAATTAAACTTAGGATTTGGTAAACGTGCATGGAGATGTGCAGCTGTCGTTGAAGACGGACTAATCACTCAATGGTATGAAGAGCCTGGTATCTCTCAAGATGCTAGTAATGACCCATACAAGGTTACTAACCCTGAAAACATCCTTTCAAACTTGGAGTAAAAAATGGCATTTAGAGCAACAATCGAAAGAGCAGCAAATGGTTATGCAGTTGTTATTGAACATGATGATAAAGAGGCAACTCCTAATCATTTATCAGTACACGGTCTATTAGACGACGCAGTAAACTTTGTATCAGAATTCTTTACAGACGTAGAGGGTAACGAAGGCAAAGAAGAGTCAAAAGACGGTGAAGCAGAAGTTCTAACAGAAGCAGAAGCACCTGTTCAATCTTAATCTAAAAGAGTTCTCGGGGGTTCTCTTACCAACCCCCATTTTTATTTTAAAAAACATCTAGACAACACGTCTAGATTATTATATAATGAATCTATGTATCGAGTAATCAAAACTTACGGAAATGACAGAGGTCTATCTTGTGCATTCAGACAATGGAAAGCAGATAGTCACTGTAATTTAATTCACGGGTATTCCCTTGGTTTTAAAATCACTTTCGAAGCAGACACACTAGACTCTAGAAATTGGGTAATTGACTTTGGAGATTTCTCTAAACTTAAGAACTTCCTAGAGGATACATTTGACCACACAACTGCAGTCGCAGAAGACGACCCTCATATCTACACTTTCAGAAAGTTATCACATGACGGTTTAATCAGATTGGTGATGATGGAAAATGTAGGATGTGAAATGTTTGCTAAATATGTTTACGATTACTGTGTACAAGAGTACAACGATGACAGAGTAAAAGTACACTCAGTAGAGTGTTTTGAACATGGAGCAAACAGTGCTATATTCGGAAATTTTTAAAAGTATTCAAGGAGAAGGACATTACACTGGAGTCCCAACTGCATGGTTGAGATTCTTTGGATGTAATCTTGAGTGCAATGGTTTCGGTCAGAATGACCCAACAGACCCATCCACATACGAATTACCTTTCGAAAAGATAAGCTTAACAGACATTACACAAGTAGAAGAGTTACCTGTATTTAAGTATGGGTGTGACTCATCTTACTCTTGGTCAAAGAAGTTTGCACATCTACAACACAAAGAGACACCCGAAGAAGTTGCAGATAGATTAGATGACTTGTTAAAAGACAACTGGCATCTTGCATTTACTGGTGGAGAACCATTACTTAGAGCTGCACAGAAGAACATGGTAAAGATACTCAACAGAATACCAAAACAGAATTACATTACCATAGAAACAAATGGTACACAAATCATACGTGAAGAACTAGAAACGTATATCAGTCACTACCCACATAAAGAATTTTTCTTTTCTATCAGTCCCAAAATCTTCAATACTAGTGGAGAAAAGGATGCAGTCAAACCCGAAGTTGTAAAACAATACCATGACCTATCACGACATGGTCAACTTAAGTTTGTATGTAATGGAACAGATGAATCATGGGAAGAGATTGAAAATGCAATCCAATCCTTCCGTGACGTTGGTGTCAGATATCCTATATGGATTATGCCTGTAGGTGCATTAGAAGAAACACAACAAGAGAATGCAGCTATGATTGCAGAACAAACAATGGATAGAGGATATAATGTATCTGCAAGAGTTCACTGTTACATATGGGGTAACCAAATCGGAACATGAGTGTAAATATGATAACAAATAATAGAGAGAAAGTCAGAGGTAAGACTGTTCTTCTCTATAGTGGTGGACAAGACTCAATAATCATTGACCACCTTTTACAACCCGATGTCTTACTGAACATTAGTATGAAATCTAATTATGACCATAGAGAAAGAATGTCTATGAGTGGATTGGATGAGAGGATGATATTTCTTGATGATGTGTTAAACCTAGGACAATTTGAAAGAGACGATGCAATAGTTCCAAACAGAAATGCACACTTGGTTTTGATTGCATCTTACTATGGTGAACATATCATGATGGGTTCAGTCAGTGGTGACAGGTCATATGATAAAGATGAGGTATTCTATCTAAGGATGATGGACTTACTTAATCACATGTGGCAAGAACAACACTGGACTGAGGAAAGAAGATTTACAATTGAATCACCATACAAAGACAAAACAAAAACAGAATTAGTAAAAGAGTTTATCGAAGTAAAAGGTATAGACTTTGCAACGAAAGAACTATTCCAATCCTATTCATGTTATGAAGGTAGATTGAAACACTGTGGTCAGTGTAAAGCATGTTTTAGAAAATGGGTATCACTAGTGAACAACGATATATTTTTTGATGAAGACTACTGGGAAAATAATCCAATTAAAGCAAAATGGCTTGACGATATAAAAGACTCAGTGTATAATAGAACATACCGTGGTAAAGAAGACAGTGACATACAGAGAGCATTGGTTCTTAATGGAGACTGGAAGATATAAATATATGTGTTACACAAAGGTAACAACATATCACAAAACATAACCGAGTAAGGAAGGTAAAAATGGCATATAACAAAACCAAAACAGACCCAGCATTGGGTTTGGAAATTCACAACCATCTAGATAAAGTTGGTGTAGAAACACCAGTGAAACAGAATGGTCTAAGTCGTACAGACAAAATAGAAAACATAGAAAGACACATGGAACAAATCATGAAGACCCTTGGTCTAGATTTATCCGATGACAGTCTAATTGATACACCAAAAAGAGTTGCAAAGATGTATGTCAATGAAATCTTTTGGGGTCTTGACTATGAAGCATTCCCTAAGTGTACTGCAGTAGATAACAAGATGAAGTATGAGAACATGATTGTTGAAACAAACATAAGTGTTCAATCAAACTGTGAACATCACTTCGTAGTAATTGATGGTACTGCAACAGTAGCTTACATACCAAAACAAAAAGTCTTAGGTCTTAGTAAGATGAATCGTATCGTAGAATACTTTTCTAAGAGACCACAAATACAAGAGAGACTAACAGAACAAATCTATCATGCATTATCATACATTCTTGATACAGAAGATGTTGCAGTCGTAGTTGATGCACAACACTACTGTGTAAAGAGTAGAGGTGTAGAAGATACAGGGTCATCAACAATCACATCTAGATTAGGTGGTGCATTTTTTGATGATGATAAAACAAGAACAGAGTTCATGCAAATAGTTTGGGGGAAAAGATGTCAGTAACAATACCCGATATTATTGGTTTTGTAGGAGTAGGATTACTGATAGTAACCTATGCACTACTACAGTTAGACCGTATTGACCCGAAAGGTTTTTGGTACAGTTTCAACAATATGATGGTTGCAATACTTGTGACTGTGAGTTTAGTTTACACACCTAACCTTGCAAGTCTAGTGATTGAATTCTTTTGGTTTTTTATTAGTGTGTTTGGATTATGGAAGTTTTACACTAGATGAATTTTGAATATGTAATATCGGGAATGACAATGGGTACAGGGGACTTGTACTATAAACCAAGTTCACTTCAACCTTATGTATCTGTGTTCAATGATAAGATATCATACATGGATGACAAGTACAAGAATCAGAATATATCAATGTTATTCAACTCACACTGTGAACCAAAACATGGAGAATGTATTCATGACTTGATGCCTTCATGGTGTAATCTTTTTGCAGATAGTGGTGGTCTACAATTGTCAAGGACAAAGAAAGGACTCACTGGTGAAATTAAAGATAAGATATACAGACACCAAGCTCAGTACTCAGATGTGGGTATGATATTTGATGATATCCCTACAGAATTTGATGGTAGTAATACAGGTTGGTCAATGAAAACTTCTACAACAGGTAGAAGATTTGCAAAAGAATTGATACAACAGAAAGCAAACTCTACACTTGCAAATGTTAGGAGACAGATAAGTGTGTTCGATGCAATGGAGTCAGACACTAAAGTGTCACTGATTGTACAGGGTCAAGATGTAGATTCATACAGACAATACATTGAAACTATCGTCAATGGTTTAACGGATGAAGAACTACAACGATGTGCATCAATATCATTATCATCTGCATGTTCAGGTACTGGATTTGTAAACAGAATGGAGATGTGTTATGCAGTATCAGAGTTTCAGATACCTATGGAACTTAAAAAGAATATACACTTACTAGGTGTAGGGTCACATGAGATGATGACTGCATTCTTTGTATCACCCGAATACTTTTCATTTGTAGAGAATCTATCATATGATTCATCGACACAAGCAAACTCTTGGTTCTTCTCTAGATACAGAACACAAGATTGGGTGAACATCGATATCGATTCACCATCAAGAAACTACAACAGTGAACAGATTTATAACGAACAGTTGATTCCGTCTATTGGAGATATCTACAATAAGAATAAGGATGCATTCCTAACATTCGGAATCAACTCCTTTGATACACTTATCGAGGAGTCAACCAAGTGGTCTAGTAAGAACACTGAAAGAGAAAGACTGTACAACAGTCCCGAAGGAGAAGATGGTGCAAAACTTTTACCATTCTTCAATCAGATGCAAGTAGTTGAACACTTCATGGATAGAGTTGATACACTATCAAACAAACCATCAAGTGTAAATGACAGAGGTCTAAGACAAATTAAAGATTGGGATATGTTTAAAAACTGGTTAGGATATCAAGGTACACAAGATAAACTACCAACAGAATTTGGAGGAAATTTAGATGAGTTCTTCGGTTAGTCCACTATTTGATGGGGGATTCTACAGAGTTGTAGAAAGTCCATATGAGAAAGAAGCTGGTATAGAAATTATGCATGGTGAGTTTACAGGTGTCATTTATCAATATGGTAATGTAGATTTTGTAGATGGTAAACCCGAACTAAACTTTCAGAGAACTATTAGAAAATGGGATGATGAAAGGTGGGATTTAGAGTCACTTGAACAGAACGAAGAACTAAATAATACCATGGGTGATATACTGGTAGAGCTCATCCAAACACAAATTAAGAAGGACACAGAAAATGAACCAAGAATTATTGAAGGAACAGATAAAGAGACATGAGGGTGAAGTCCTCGAAATATATGAAGACTCATTAGGGTATCTAACATTTGGAGTAGGTCACCTAGTAAAAGATGACGACCCCGAACACGGTCAACCAGTTGGTACACCAGTATCACAAGAAAGAGTTGATGATGTTTATGCAATTGACTTTGTAAAACATGTTAACGAAACTGTTCATTTATTTGAATCAAAAG